TGTCCAAGAAGGTGCTTGCTGCACCACTGTTGGAGGTTTCAATGGAGTCCCCACCTGAAAAGTCGGTGATTCCGGGGATGGAGACATCGGACATTCCAAGATCGTTACTTGCATTATCCGATTCCATTATATCGAAGTCCTTGAACTTTGGGTCCCTTTTCTTAAAGAGATTGGAGAATATCCCGTCACCAAAAGCTGACTCCCCCTCTTTTCCAAAGAACATGTCCACCATCTGTTGTACGGCAAGATCCGACTCTTCCTCGTTCCCCATATTGGCCACTGTCCTCTCGTAGGACTTTTTAAGGGCGGGATCCGTAGGATTCTTTTCCATGAGCTTTTCCATTTTGGAGAGCTTTCTGTTCCTTGCCTTTTTTCTGTCGGCCATGGTCTTCCCGTCCACCATTATCCTATCGGAGAACACTGTGGTGCCCTCTGGCATGTCCACATCGATGCCCCCCTGTTCGTGTGCAGGTCCCATGAACTCAAAGAGGTCCCCATAAGGGGTCTCGGCAACCTCGTTGCCCTCTACCTCTGTTGTACCCTTTCCAGTTGTTGTCCCACCATTTGCCATAAACTCTTCACTGTTGCCAAAAATGCCTGCCTCACCCCCTGCCATTGCAATGTTCTTTCCGTTTGACATTATAAATCCCCCCAATAGTCCAAGGGCGTTTGCAAAGTCATTCGATGCCCCTGCCTCCAATGCCTTTCCGACATTTATGGAGTTCTCCGAAAGTACTTCCGAAGGGGTCTTCATATAATCGTTGACAACTCCCGAACTGCCTGTCCCTAAGGAATACTTTTTCTTTTTCATTTTTTTCTTAACGATTCTTAAATTATTTCTTTAATGCTCTGAGATACTTTCATTTTCCATTGAAAAATTTGTAATTAATCGTATGTTATCAAAAGTATCGAATATTAACCTAACTACCAAGAATTTATCCCGAAAGCTTTCCATTTGTGTCCAATGCTTTGCAGTGTCCAGACATGCCGGGTTCACTGTCTTGTCAATGAAATACTCTGTGGAAATCGAGGAAGGGTCCCTATTGAACATGGGGACGGAAGTGTCCACCCTTATGTCCCTGAGTTCATTTATGTTCCAGTCCCTTTCCGTTCTGTCAATGGTTATCTGACCTACGGTGTTCTGTATCTGCTGTCTTATATAAGAAGTCTCGTTTGGTCTGGTGTTCTTTACCACCATATCCAATATTCCACTGATCTGATGTGAGTTGTATACCAAGAGTTTATTGAAGGTCACGCCCCTCTGGTCCAAAAACTCCATGGATACGGGGCTATAGCTCCTTGCCTCTGTCTGCAATGTGATAAAATCCCAAATCTTTGTCCTTATAGGTGCGTCCACTGACACGTATTCCACTATGTGGGGCCAGTATTGTCCATAAAAGGTCTGATAGTTTCCGATCTTATTGTGTTTCCACAAATAGTTGTCACCGTTTTTCCAAGAATAGAACCTCTCCGGTACATACATATAAAAATCGGGGATATAGGAATGGAAGCTTGTCCAAGAACTGTTCTTCAAGGAATAACTGATTGTCCAAGACCTGTTATACTCGATAAAATCTGTCAATACCTCTCCATCCACATATTGTACATCGGTGGAGGGAACCTGTACGATCACCTGTGTCTCGGTCTGTTCCAGTTCATAGAAACCCTGTAATAGCCCCTCTATGTCCTGCCCGAACTGTGTAGGTTCTATTACGGTCCCTGAATCATTGTACCTATCTTCCTTGATCAACCACCCATATTGATCAAGCCCGGTATCTGGGTAAGGGTTTGTTCCCTGTAGTGCCGTGGTCAGTGTTGTCCATTCCCCTGCTGTCATTCCGGGATTAGGGGCAAGGGCATCTGTCTCGGCACCTGAATATGAGACCCCTTTCAGTGCTGCCAATGAATGCAACAGAAAGTTTTTTGACGGCCCTGACCAAGACCCATCAGGGAACACTACAGGGTAATGTATCCCCACAAATGAATTGTAAGCAGGATATATGGTATTTACAAAATCCGAATAATCCTGATCAAAACTAACAGTAGTGGTAGGTATCGTGGCATCAAGGTCCCCATCATGGTATGGAGTAGACTCGTTACAAAAGGATATGATTATGACATCCTTGTCATTTGTGACCCCACCATAGGTCTCGGTAGCTATCCTGTCGGCATAGGCCAACCACCTCTCACTTGAATCGTTATACTTGTACAGGGTACCTGTCCAATCAGGGTTGTTTGTCTGGAACCCTGCTATCCAAGTGTCAACTGCTGCATCTATCTGGGCAAGTGCACCGGAATCAAATGAACCCGAGGTATCAAAGAATATATGTATATCGGCAGTATTGGGAATGATGGTCTCCTCATATTCATATCTTGTCTGTGTCTGGGAAACATATTCCGTCTTAGTGAATTTCATCCTACAACCTTCCACTCCACTGAACTCATATCCATTTCCGGCATAATCACTGATAATCTGTTGGTATCCCCTGAATATGGTAATGGAGCTGCCATTTGTACAAAGTTCATAATCACTTTCCCCTACAATATCAGGGGCAAGTTGTATATCTTTTTTGGTAATGATGAGCCTCTCCTTCCTTGTATCATAAGTGGAGAGGAACCCTACACCATAGGGATTGGAAGGATTGTTGAGAAAAGGGTAGTCCCTTTTGTTGTTCTTGTAGTAGTCCCGATTACTGATAAGTGGGATATTGTCCCTGAACCAGTTTGACATTCCATGTTCACTTATCGGGGTCAACTTCTTTCCATCGAACATATATATCTTACCTTCTGCCTCGGAAGGGAACACTATTCCGTGCTTTGTCTTTGTCACCCCCCATTTGAACCTTGTACCGGCAGAAGATTCCTCCCCATCCAACATTTTTTTTGGGGGGACCTCAAAATATGATCCTGTACCTATAAAAGAAACAATCTCATCCGTTACCCTTTCCTGATAGTTCTTTGGTTGGAGCCAAAGGGCCTCTTCGGTGTGGATATAAAGGTTATCATAAAATCGATAAAGATTGGTGATATCCCCACTACTTCCTTCTATGTCCCTGTAATTGTTGGGCAGGAACACTCTATAGTTGTCCGTAAGCTCTTCATCGAATGACTGCTCCGAATAGTGGTACCTGTGGGTAAAGGTCTCTATACAATCGGAACAACAATCATATTCTATTCCCAAATGGGAAAAAAGCTTTTCCCTGTTCCTTCTCAGGTAATCTGGATTTATTTCATAGAGTTCGGCATTTGCAAAACCTTGGTACAACCTGCCATCTCCGTTGTCGGGATCGAGGTTGGTAATCTTGTCCAGTATATAAGAGTCCACTTCATTTTGTGGAGTATCCACCCTGCCCGTATTGCTTATGGTGCTCTTATTGGCAGGGGCATTGAGAAAATCGGGTATCCCGACTGTGGCCCCCTGTCTAAGTGCGGCATTTGCAGTACTTTCAAACCAAAGGTTGGTAATGGTATCGGAAAACCACTGTATCTCATCATCGGGAACATTGTACTCAAGTTTTGTAAGAGTATCATCATCCTGTACAGTGTCCCTAAGACCTGCTTCATAGAGTTCTCCCCATACCTTTCCTATCTGTTCTTTCTTTATGCCAGTGGCCACCTGTGCTATTCCAAGTCCTATTGCACTTATCCCAACCGCCACCAGACCAGTAGAGGCCCCGGCAGTGAAAACGGAAGCCACTACGCCCACTACTATGGCAATCGCACCCAAGATAAAGTTGAAGAGTCCGGATTTTGTCTTTCTGTTCCTTATTCTTATATCATAATATGAAGATGTGGTGTATCTTATAGGGGTCACAACTGCATCTCCATTGAACACATTTATCTGATCCCCGAAAGTAACATTTCCACTGCCATCAAAAAGGTATGTTTGTGGGTCGTTTGTTTCCTTATAGTAAGGACTTACCCTAAAATTCTGATAAGGGTTGGTAAGTGTCCTTCCCAATATCACATAGGGCAGTTTTCCATTGACTTCCGACACATCAAGCTCCTTATCAAGTTTTACTATCCCCACCTTGTTATCGGCAGAGACATTGAACACTTCTTTCTTCACATCGGAAACATCTGTTATCACCCTGCTGTTCAGTGCACTTAAATAGAAGGTCTCCTCTATCTCGTTTCCACTGGCAAGTGTAACCGGGGCAACTTTTGAATATGTCACTTCATTGTCCCTTGCCATTATATGCAGATCAAACCCATCACTGTCACTTTCCCTTCTCTTGTGTACATCAGGATCAAAAGAACTTCCTGCCATGGTATCCTGTATCAAAAGATCCGATATGGAAGCAGAGCCACTCTTCGTGAATTGGCCTTCCTTGATTATGGAATCTATGTTTCTATATTCATTGGAAAAGAAACTGAATTCTGGATGTATCAGGGCAAAGGTGTCGGTCTTTATCCTAGAGGTGTCGGAGAGATTTGGGAATATGTGGGCATGGCCTACAAAGAATTCCTCATCCAATAAGGGAGCAAGCACTGCACTGTCCAAAACTGTCCTGTTGTCTTGGTCCCTCTCATTCCTGACTATGTAATATCCCACTATCCTTTCCCCGTTTGTATCCTCCAAAGAAGGTATGTCGATTCCCGAGAACCTTATGCCAAAGGACTCGGAGGTGAACACCTTGTCCCCCACTGTAAGGTTTCCGGAATCTATCGAAGTGGTATAGGACAGTCCGGAAGGGGCAGGATTGGAAGTGACTGCCCCATTTTCATATATGTTGTCCACCGTGATGGCCTTTGTACTGTTGGTGATGGACACCTGTACCCCGACAGAACTGTCATAGGAGGCAACGGTAATGCTTTTTGTGGAGATGAAAGTGTTTCCATCTATGGTATATTCCACTGAATATTCAATGATGGGATCAGTATATCCTCCATCGATTGTGCCCTGTATATCAAGGTTCAACTGGTTCACTGCCGTATTGCCCTGATTACTGGTGTCCTCTGAAAAAAGTGGAAGATTGGCCTCTGCCCTAGTGGGGAACCTATGGTGCCTTACCCTTTGGTTGAGCAAGGGGGCACCCTCTGAATCGTTTCCCCAATAGTCCTGTACCCCACAATCATTGGTATCGGTATAATAGGTATCCGTAAGCTCGTTGTCGGTGGACATGGGCAACCCTGTCTGGGTAAAGGATATGTTATCCGTTGTCGGGTTCTTTCCGGGAATATGGTAGACAGGGGACAATGTCCCATCCTCGAACACCCACACAAGCCCAAAGGAATATATCTCCCCGGGCATATACCCTGCCCCATCGAAATAGACAGTACCGGTCTTTGGGTTTCCATCCGATATGGCATTCAATACCACTGTCTTGGTCACCATATCGGCCTTTATTCTGCTTGCATATTTTTGCAGCTTACAAAAGTTCAACTGTTTCCCCCTTACATTTGCAGGGATCAACCTGTTCTCCAACTGCTCAATATGCTCTGCAAACTCTATCACGGTATTAAATGCCTGTATCTCTTCCACTGTTGTGGTACCTGCTCCTGAACCGGTATAGGTATATGTGGTTATGTCCGAAGGGATTTCCTGTGACAGTACCACATTGCTCACTTTTCCAGTACCTGTAGTAGCCTCTACCACAGCTATTCTATAAAAGGGATAGGAACTGTCAAGATTCCCAAACTTTATTCTTATTGCCTTGTTGGTGGCACCGAACTCCTGATATGAATTGACAAGGTTCGTACTCCCCCTTATGTCCTCATAGGCCTTGTTGACACTGTCATTGTATATCATCAAGGTCTGTGAGGTGGTGACCCATTCCGTGGGATTCAGATCGGAATCAAGATACTGTATGGAAATATTGTATGAACCGGGAAGAAGGTTTCCTCCCTCCACTATATCGACCTCCTCGAATATGGGAATATCGGAATATGTCTTGAACAACCTGAACTTCGAGGGATCCCAGTCCCCATTCGAGTCCTTGAACTCCTCAAGTTTGTCAAGGTTCAATGTCCTCAATCTTGGATCTACCCAATATACACTTCTTTCACAGCCCCTTCTCAGCCTGAACACTGCATCTATCTGTTGACTTATCCTGAACCCAAGGTTATGGTTTACCACAGTGGTATAGTTGCAGTCCCTGTCGGCAATGCCTATCTCGGAGAGGGTCTCATCATCCTTTACGGAAAAGACCAGTATATTGCCATCACCTATATAGACATCCCCCAAAGGGATGTAACCAAATGGTAATTGATAACACTGTTCGTTGCTCTCCTCATTTGCAATGAATCCCCTATCCCCTTGGTTGGTCTCATTGATACCGTTCAATACAAATCTTGTGGTACCCTTTGGTTGATCCACATGGGAATTGTCCGTCTGCATGCCCTTTGAGGGCCTATTAGGGCTATTGTCCATTATTGTCCCAACTTCCGTTGCTATTGGTATTTGTGTTCACACCTGTATCGGCATCTATCCTTTGGCCATAAGAACCTCCATAGAACTGTCTTGGTTGATTGAATGGCCTGTTTTCCTTTGTCCCCAGTTTTCCAAAGAATCCATAGTAACGTTTCAATCTTGGCAACATGTACCTTGATTGTTCCATCAGATTCTGGTGTTGGTCCACACCCTTTGGCATCTTTGCATGGTTCTTGAACTTCTTGATATAGTCCTCCCACTTTTTCTCTGCCTTTTCCGCTAGTTGACAGGAACCCTCACGATGTGACCAACATTCTCTTTCCTTCATTTTCCAGATCACATAATAATTGATCGCAGACCTTGCATAGATATTGTCCGGTACCATTGGAAACCCAGTGGTACTGTCGATCTTCTGTCTTACATAGGGAATGGCCACGAAACCGTCCTTGAAGGAAAACCTCAACCTGTCCCCGACAATGGTATATTCATCCTCACCTGTCATCCTTGTATGGCTCTGGTCAATATCACTGCACACAATGGTATTGAACAATGTATGGTTGGCCAACCTTACAGGTGCAAACCTTTGATTGAAGAAACCATTGTTGTACCAGAGTCCGTAATTGTACTTTATATCGAAGTAGGGTGTCCGTGAGGATAGGCTGTAACCTTCCACAATGTTTCCCTCACAGTCCCTCACAATGGGTATCTCCTCTTCTATGTCCGAGTTCAACAGTAGTTCGGCAGGAGTGACACAATTGTCACTGGACCATTCAAGGTCCCTTCCTATCTGTATGATATAATGAAGATTGTTAGGAATATCAGTGTGATAGTCCCTTACCCTAGCAAGTGCAAGGGCCTCTTCCGAAGCAGAGGGGAGCTTCATAAAATCAAGGGCCTCTCCTGCCCATTCAATAAGGTCTGTCTCGTTGAGGTTGTTTCCCCTTGCATCCCTATAGAATTTGGAAAGGACGGAATCTATCGATATGAACCTATAATTTTCCATTAAAATTCGTCTGCCAGATATTTTTGTTCTGCCTCGTCATCTATGTCGATCTTCAAGGGATTTGTCTCACTGTACCATTTTTTGTGATAATACCCATAATCCTTGTTATCCCCCACCTGATATTGGATATCATAGGACTTGATGACTATAAAGCCATTCTCTATTTCCTCTACCCTAATGTTGTAGTCCTTTTTCAACACCTTTGCCCCTTCGGGCAATGTGAAGGTCTCCTTACTGTTATAAGAAGCATTTTTTATCTTGTCCTCCATCATAATTTTACTGCGTATTGCATCCCCTCTTTTTTTACGAGCCTACTCACCTCCCTTTTATTGTCCCTAGTCATTATAAGGCTATAGAACTCCTTATTGTTTACAAATATACTTTTCTTTGACCAAAAGAAACTATAGGTCACTTCATCGGTGTGTTCATTGGTATGGTATACCTTTTGTTTTTTCTGCTCACATTCCGGACATTCCTTCCAAAGTTTCTTTGTGGCTGCATAGTCCACTGGAAGGATGGGAGTCCCATCTTCCCGGAACCTCAGCTTTATCTTTTTTCCCCTTATGGACAGTGTGCCCATCCTCAATGGTAAGGTGACCTCGTGTCCACTGAACACCTTTGACATAAGGAACTTTAAATATTTCAGGTTGAGACCTATATAGGTCTTGATATCACAAGGATTCTCGGAATTTGCCCTGTAATGTCTAAAACTTTCCCTTATGTTCCCTTCCGTTCTTCTCATTTCGATGTCTGTGTATCACTATCGGCAGTGTTGGAGGTCCTGTCCTCCCTCATCTGTACAAACGGAGATATAAGCTCCTGTTGCAATAATCTTATCATGGTATCCACATTGTTCTCATCCAATGGAAACTCCCTTTCCAGATATGATAGGCAATCATCACAGTCCGTACATCCCTCATTACAGGAGTCCATAAAATCCCATGCCTCCACTGGATCGTTGAACAGTCCCGTAACAGGTATGACCTTGTTGAACATCTTGTCAGCAGTTATGTACAGGTATGAATTCCTTATAAAATAATCCGGCATGTGTGAGGTATACCTATTTCCTGCCTTGTACTTTTTCTCTTCCCAACTGGTTTCCGAATATATAGTGGTGCCATCCAAAGAGGTCACGGACTGTATCAAGTGGTTGTTTATTCCCGTCACCGGTTCTGGCAGGGGGTACTTACTCCTATAGATCCCACATCCCACGGGAGGGACACATGGACATTCATAGGGCTGTGCCTTTATCATTTCCACACAGGGCAATGTCTGATAGCTCCATTGGGATATCTTCTGTCTCTTGTTCGCCTGTTGTACCAACAGCCTTCCCCTTGTGGGCACCATTCTATTGAATATCTGTCTCTGTGACAATCTGCTGTCATCAGAGGCAATGCCCTTGTCATAGATGGAGGAGATTGCCTGTATGATCTTTTCCGTTACCATATTGTCTTATATGCTTGAGCCTGTGGAATCCACCCATTCAGTACCATCCCACCATATAGGTCTCCCTAAAGTGGTGTCAAAATACTGTTGTCCGATTATCACGGTTGTTGGTCTCTCTGCCGTGGTGCCGTTGTTAAGAGTCCTGTTCCCAAGAGTTCTTATTGCATTCCAAAGATCCTTCAATTCTTTTGGCATCGTGTTCTTTCTTATAGGTCCTCCCATGGTATCAATTTCTTTTTAACAGCTCTGCTGTGAGTACATTTGTATAATCGTTGAGGTCATATATGCCGTAGCCCCCATCCATGTCCAGATAGATGAGCTTCCTATGACTTACCTTGAAACCTGTCTGCTCGAACAATATTTGGTAATACGAGAGCTGTAGGGCATATTTTGAATAGGGTGTGGCCAACATATTGTTAAAGGGGAACAACAACCTCTGTTTATTGAAGTTCTTAAAGAGATCTTTGTTCGTCTTATAATCGGCAAGTATGAACATCCCGGTGTTCCTGTCGAACAGCACAAGGTCAGTTGTGCCGGCATACCTGAACAATTTGTGGTACATCTTGAGTTCCACGAACATCGGGACTATGTGGGCAGGCATTTGGTCCCAGAACTTTTTTGCCGCTTTTTCCTGTGGGCAAGTAGGTTTGAGTTCCCTGTCAAATGCATATTCCTCTGCAAAATTGTGTACCCTTTTCCCCCTATCACAGGCCTCATCCCTGATTTCTTTCCACTCGGTCAGCACCTCTGCCCTTGGCCTGTTGTCACGCAGGGAGACCTTTTTACTGATCTCTTGTTCATCAAATGGGGGAGTGACCTGTTTTATCAAAAATGAGACAGACGGCAATATTTCCCCCTTGACCCTATAGGTGTGGCTGTGTTCTTCAAATTCAAGGTCGTTGAAGAAAACCTCTATCTGTTCGGACAAGTGCATACACAAAGTTACACTTTTTATTGAATTATTTTTCCAAAACTTCTTTAAGTGTCTTTTTAATAGTGCTATTATATATCAGGGAGGCCTTTCTTCTCCCAAGTTTTGTAAAACCCTTTTCATCATGTGTGGCCAATGAACTATACACCAACACATCGTTCCTCTCATCCGCACTTATTCTCAATAAATGTCTGATATCACTGAACTCTATATGTTCTATCTCATAAATGTCCCTCAGAAGACTGGCAGGCATTTTCTTGGTCTGTAGACTCACCATTCCCAATGCCTCGGCCTCTTTCAACATTCCCCTGTACATTTCATCTATTCCCAAACTTCTGTACCTTGCAATGGCATTTACTTGATAATCAGAGGTCTTGTGCTGTTCAAATATAACGGATACTACATTAAAGTCCACCTTTCCATTTATGGCTATCAATATAAGGAATCTTTCTCCCCTTGTTGTTCTGAAAAGTTCATCAACAGCCTCCTTTATAAGATTGAATGCCGAGAAATCAAGTATCCTATCAAGTACATCGGCCTTTATCCTGTGGTCTTCTTTCTCATCCTTGTGTACCTGTATTTCCCGATTTTTCTTTTTTATCTCCCTATAATGCAGCATCAATGCGGGAATCAGGACGGTCATTCCCGATATAAGTGCTGTCAATATGGTTTCGCTCATTTTTCAATCCCCCTGTTTTTTATGTTCACAATAGTTTTCATGTGCACGTGGTGCCATCTTTTTTACCAGTTTGCTCTGTACAACTTTCTCCTGTACAGGTTTGCTTATGTATTTTCTGGCAAGCTTGTAACCAATGGTTGACACTAATATAGGGATAATTATGAATATAAAACCCTTGTTTTTGATTTCTGGAATTCTCAATCTCTCGTCCACCCCTCCCAACCAAGGATTTATAAATGTTATTGTATCCTCTTCAAAGAAAAAGAAGATAGCTGTTATGGACAGGTGTATGACATAGTCCATCCAACTGTCCATAGTGAAGAAAGTAGGTTTAAAGGGCTTTCTGTCCACATCAAACCTATAAAGGATAAGCTTTATTAGTGTAATGAATAAAAATGTGATCAAAAGTCCTGTCCAAATGTCCATAACATTATATAGAAAATAAAATATTTTTGTTTATACCAAGTGTAGTTCCCTCTATGACAACACTATCGACCACATTGATTGTCCTTGTCACCTGTGTTGCAGGATTTCCATTTGTGTCCGTCACATTGTAAGTGACCATGTATACCCCTATGGTATTCGTATCCACTGTATCACCACCAATAACTATGTCTCCGGTAAGATCCCCATCTTCTGTATCAGTAGCAGTGGCACCTTGTTCCACATATGCTCCACTCCCCACTTCCAAAGTGATAAAAGAACTTCCTATCAAGGAAATCACAGGAGCCGAACCTGAGACAACGTTCACTGTCCTTGTGACCTGAACGGCAGCGTTCCCATTAGTATCCGTGTGGTCATAGGTAATGATATAGGTACCTATCGTGTTGGTATCAACAGTGTCCCCTCCTACTGTGGCGGCACCTGTTCCATCTTCCACATCTGTCCATGTGGCCCCCTGTTCGGTGTATGTCCCTCCAATGGTAATATTAATGGTGGCAGCTCCTGTCAAGGTTATTACAGGGGCATTGACCACAGGGGTTCCCAACAATTCCTCTGCCCATACCTCTACCCAAGAATATCCACTTGGGGCAAGGTCTGTTGAAGTGTCCCCTCCCGGGACATTTGCAGCGAACCAAGTGTCATCTATACCATCATTGTTACTATCTGTATATGGTGTACCGGCAGCCAATACCGGATATCCTCCTACCTGTGCCGGAGTGTCTATTATCATGTCTCCCCCTGAGGAATAATTGGTTATTGCCCTAGCATCCACTGAATCCCTGAAAGGGTAGCTTGCCCCTATGTGTGGACTAATGGTGGAAAAAACATTGGCAGCAGGTATAGGAACAATGTTCCCAGACCACACTGCTTCTTCTTTTGTTGCCACTAGGTAGCTTTCCCACCTTGAATCAAGATGTGCGGCACCATAATCATTGATGTTGTCTTCAATATATACATTACCTGTATGTCCTGCGACAGAATCATTTGTATATGCAGTGACCCTATTAGGGTCATATAAGGTGGCATTTCCTTCTTTCCATTCGTTTCCTATGTTGGTCCATGATTGCCCCGATGAGTATCCACTGGATCCTACAAAGGCAAAAAATACAGTGTTTACAATTTCATAAGTGGAACTTGCAGTTCTTAAATTCCTGTCCCTGTTTGCATGATAATAACTATTATATACAGTAATATTATTACTAGCAAGAGAAGCCGAACCTCCAATCAATCCTCCCATGGAATGACAAGACTCAGAGTGGACCGAACAATGAAGAGCTTCCGATACAATATTATTGGATAAAGTAACTGTTTCACAATTGGAAGCCGATAAATTTTCATCGATGCTCCACCTGACGGAACAGTGGTCCACTATGATATTATTACAATTTGTGAGGGAAAGTCCATCAAAGTCCACCCCACTTGGTTTTGTACCTACAATGTTCCCGCTTGCATCCCTATATCCGTTGTCCCCGGGGGCGAATCTTAGATACCTTATTATCCAGTTGTCCCCGTTTATCCTTACGGCCCCTTTTATGGTTATCCCCCCACTGTCCGCAGGGGCAGTATGTCCAAGAATGGTCATGTTGTCCCTAGTGGAGATTATCTGGTCCGTATAGTTCAATTCTATGGTCCCCCCTATCTCAAAGACCACTATTCTGTTCGATGCCCCTGTAATGGCATCCCTAAAAGATCCCGGACCACTATCATTAAGATTGGTGACCTTATATATGGATCCTCCACGTCCCCCTGTAACGTTGGCTGCGAACCCCTTTGCTCCCGGAAATGCTGGCATAGCTTCTTATTTTTTAAATTGTTATTGTGGTGTAAGTGAAATCAAATCTATCTCAAACCAATCCCCACTTGTCTCCCCATTGAAATCAAACCAAAGATTGTATGTTCCCGTGACAGTAGGACTCAATGTCAGGTTATAAGTGGCAAACGATGTTGTCATATAAGGTTGTGAATTTATGGCGGCATATTCCGCACCATCTGTTCTTTGTGGATCGATTATGCGGATCTTGGATGCTGCACTTGCCCTTCCCCTTATTACATAATCATATACCACACCTGCTTCAAGACTGACCACATATTGTGCCCTTGCGGCATTCGCACTCGAAATGATCCCCCTTACCACATATCCATCTGTATCATTTGCAACAGAGGAAAAAGATATGTCCGAACCTGATTGATCCGTCCACCCTGCATCCACTGTGTTTGTCTCGTTGACAGGATCAGCGGCATCCCCGGCCTGATAAAGGTTATTGTTTATCACATAGGCCACAAAGGAACCTGAACTCCCTATATATGCCCAATTGTCCGTGCTCAGTTTAATGACCGAAAAAGGTACGTTTTGGTCCACTGACTCGTTTGTATCAGCAGTTACACCGGATTCTTTGTCGATCTTTATCTTTCCTGTACCGAATTGGATAAATGTAAAGGCAACATTCGGACCATAGGCCACATTCGTGTTGTTCGGGATGGTGAAGGTATAGTCTGTGGAAGAAGTGTTGTAAAAGACCTTTCCTGCATCGGCCAAGACTGCGGTATAATCTGCTGTAAGTTCCTGTAGTTGTGCCTCCCCCCCTACATTAAGGTTACCGGACCCCAATATGGACTGTCCGTTTATACTTTTGATGTTGGTCCCACTGCTCAGGTTGGGCTGTTTCGTGTCCAGAGCTGTCTGTGCCGCAGTGGATATAGGTTTGTTTGCATCAGAGGTGTTGTCCACTTGATCCAACCCTACATCGGATTTTGAAAGGCTCTCTATCTGTTCTATTCTAAAAATAGGTTTTCCCATGATATAAGTTTTTGTAGCTTTTTATATTATTCCATAAAATAATGCCCAGAAAGCACAATATCAGAACTCCCCGAGGCCGTAAAGGCTGTTAAGGAGCTGTTGGCATCATTTGAAGCGGAACCTTTTGTATAAAAAAGAATGGCACCAAATGAACTTGATATGGTAAGTTCTGCATGTAATGAATCATAAGTCCCTGTTCCCCAATCGGTATATCTTGATATTGTAACAGCATATCTTTTCTCCCCTGCACTGGCGGAAGGGTACATTGCACCGGGGAAAACAACTCTTATCGAACCTGTTGCACTTCCACTCAACGAGTCTATCCTACATGTAAAATAGGCCACTTGCCCCTCTCTTCTTATGTCCATTTGGGAAAAAGTGGTATTAAGGGAATATGTGCCGGAGGCAGTACCGCTCACAGAAGGTTCCCCTGTATAGGAGTCACTTGTGGCCCCCGGTATGTCCTGTCTGGTTATGGCTCCGGAAGAATTGGCCACCAACATCTGTGTACCCGATCCTGAAAGTCCCGTTATGACAACTGAACCGCTGCCCAGTCTCATCTCATTGTTTGTAAGACTGTTCCTTACATACATTACATTGCCAGTGTTGAAACCCAAAACGCCCACAACAGAATTATTTGAATCTTCCAACCATATTCTTGGCGTTGCAGAAGAGCCGGAATTACTGGTATCCCTTATCTGTAAAAAGGGATTTACCGATTTTGCGACTATAACAGAACTTTGAAAAGTATTTCCAGAAGTAAAGGTATTTGAGCTTGTAAGATCCGCCTTTTGTTCCAAGGCATCGAACACTCCATTCGATTCCACACCATTGGTAGATCCGTTTGTGGGAGTATTGTCAAGAATAGTGGCAGTGGCCCCATCCTCTATATTAAGGATTGCCCTTACCTGTGCAGCAGTCAGGTCAGTTGGGTCCCCTGTTGAGGTCTGCCTACCTTTAATGGTATTCGCTGCCATATTGGCGAGCTTGGCATTTGTGACAACATCATTTGCAATGGTAAGTGCAGTTGCCCCGGTTACATCTCCCGTATGGGTGGCATTGCCCACTTTTGCCGTATTGGCAGTAACGGCAGGTGTGCCTGCAACTGCTGTGTCAAAGTCCGAGATAGTGGAAGCCAACTGTGTGCCTGTGTGGTTTGTCCTATTGTTCGAGGCCCCGTCCTCCACATTTATGATGGCCCTTACCTGAGTGGCCGTAAGATCTTGTGGATCCCCTGTCGTACTGCTCCTTCCCTTTATGGTGTTTGCAGCCATGTTGGCCAATTTTACATTGGTCACCACATCATTTGCTATTGTGAGTGCAACGGATCCCGTGACCTCCCCTGTATGTGTCTGGTTGGTCACCTTGGCAGTATTTGCAGTGACCGAAGGTGCTGCTGCTACAGCAGTGTCGAAATCAGAGATGGTAGAGGCTGTCTGTGTACCAAAATGATCTGCCCTGTCATTTGATCCCCCTCCCGATGAGGAAGCTTCTTCCCTTGTGATCATTGCACGGAAAATGTCCCCTGATACAACAGGGGCCGATTTTACAAAATATGTTGTGGCAGCATAGGAATAGTCCCCTGCCGTAGTGGAAGAGGTAACGGACTTTATATCCATTGTCTTGGAAATATCCGTCGAACCAATGGCCCTTATCCTTAATCCCTCTATGTTTATATTGTACTGTAATGAACCACTTGCATCATAAAAAATAAGATAGTCATTTGAATCACTTATGTTCCGAAGAAAAGTGAGGGTACTGGATGTTCCCAGAGATGTGAGGTCCGACATATCGACAATGGAAGCCTCGACATATCTTGCATCATATTGTACACCATATAAAGAGGAACTTCCGGAAGAGGCACTTGTCTTGTAATAAACAAATATTCCATCCCCTGCCTCTGGCTCGTCCCCAACTTCAAAATCAAACACCCCGTTCATTGGATCCGTCAACTCTATACCATTGTCCTCCCAATATAGTTGTCCATTTACGAATACAAGGATGTCCTGTAGATATTCCCCCTCGGATACGGTGAAAGTGGTATTGGAGCCATCCTGTGTACCTGTAAGCCCGTTCCCGGTAGAGTCCACGTATGTTATGCCCCCCTGTAGGATAGAGTTCAACTTTGCATCTATACTTATCAAATGCTCCTCCACATTCTGTACAGCGGGAGTGTAATTGGTGGGGGTAAAGGAGACCGGCACTTCATCTGCATCTTGGTCCCCGGTGTTCACACCTATCTGATTGGACAATAATATTTTTTCCGCATCGGTGAACACATTTGTATTTGCGTTACTTTCATATTTTGTCTTGATAGTGGCCGGTGTCTCCGTGCTCGTCCCTCCTGTCTGTTCAACATATTGGTTGTCATTTGAGTCCCATATATAATGGGATACAGGATCCAAGGGGCCGGAATCCACATAGGCATACGAACCAACTGTAGGAGATGGGTGTGCAGCCTGTAGGGCCGAAAGACTGACATAGGTCCCAAGAAACTTTGAGCTTTCAAGACCTGCAAGTTTTGCCCTCTCGGCATTCGTGATTATTGCCCCACTTCCGGCAGAGGTCACATCACTATGGGTCGTCACAGATCCCGTTGCACTCACTTTTGCCGTGTTGGCCACAACGGCAGGGGCATTTGCCACCCTTGTGTTCGTGAAGTAAAGGTTGGTGGAACCTTCCGCAATATCATCGGTATCAAGATTGTCTATCTTGTCGTTGAGCACCTGATAACTGTCCTTCATCACCAATATCAGGTCGTTTACCGTAAATATCGGATTTGATTGCCCATAGGTACCGGCAGGAAGTGCCGAGACATATTTATAGGTTATGCCATCACTTCCCAGATATGTGAATATCACAAGTTTGTTGGGCTGTATGGTAAAGGTTGCGGACTCATTGACCAACTGTGCAATGGTCTTGTTCAACGTGTTGGTCCCAAGATCTATCTCTTCAAAGGAGATTGCAGCGGAACACTGGTTTATGGAGTATACGAGATCCACCAATAATTGCATGTCATCGGATTCCAAGGCAGAACATGCTTGGAACTTCTGTAGCAGGTAATCCCTTGTCTGTATGATTTCACTACAATCTATCATGGTCGTTAAAAAATGTCTTTTTTACGTTGTTCAAATATATGTATAATAATCGTTTATTTGACCAAACGGTTCAAATAATCGTCCTTTCTTATGTTGCTGTTCACCTTTCCAACAGGATGTAGGTTACAGACCCCTTGGTAGTACCTCCTTATATGATAGAGCCTTGCCCTCAATGTTTCCACTTTTTCCTTATACCCTTCATTGCCCTTTTTGTACATGCACTGTGCATAAACAAGGTTCTTCAACACCAGATTATAAAGCTTTATACCATCGGTATCCAACTTTCCTGAAATGGCTGCCCTATCATAGGAGGTCAATGTACTGGATATGAGTGTTCTTTCTTCCATTATATCAAGGTCATGGTACCGTTGAGTACCCCAAAGCCAAGGTTTTTCTTTTGTTCGGGGACCACAAGTTCCCTACAGGTCACACAATCGGTACCACAGTATTCCTCAAGCAGGGCAAGGATACTGATCGCTTCTTCGTACCATCCAAACCTTAGGGAAGTATATACATTGTCCAACAAGAGCTGTGCCTCCAATACTTCGTCATTGTCCCCTCCCAATACCACTTTCATGGTCTGGTTCAGTATACAGTCATGATATTCCGTAAGGTCCACGGTCACTCCCATGGCAACAGCTTCGTCACAATCCGAACAATCATCATCGTTCACGGTATCAGTGGATGTGAACTCCAAGAAATATATTCCCTTGAACTCTTCTTCGGACACTGCGGAAATAGGGATACTCAAGACTTCCCTGTTGTTCAGCCCTGAAATATAGCTGCTCAGGTCAATGGCCTTGGTGACATCCTTATAGGTGTCCTCTTTCCAAAGAAGTATCTTTTCGATGGTATTGCCAGTGGACGTGCTGACATCCAGATATATGAACTGTCTGTCATCGGAGATTCTAAGTGTCTGTATATATACCATTGTTATTTAAGGTTGAGGTCCACCTTTTCCCTTTTTAGTTGGTAATTGGACATTCCAAGCTCGCCTGTTATGAAGAGCACGGCAAGGTCCACAATTTCTTCATGTACATGTTCCGGGAGTTCACAGTCCTGTGTGCCGGTAAGGGAGGTACCGGAAGGAAGGTCATAGCTCCCTGATCTGAAATCCTCCGCATTATGCATGTACTTTATCTTACGGATATAGGTAAGGTGTAGCTTGTTCACAGTAAAGGTACCATCCGTATATACCCTTATCCCGCTACCATCAAAGGTAGCATTCACACTTCTCCATTCAAAGGAAGATCTGTCGGAAGGACTTTCCTCGAACATATCATCATGTTGTCTGATATGTACGGTCCCTATCTTACCTGTACAGGAACCTTTGTCCATTCTTACCCTAGCCCTCACATAGTACCAATAGTCCGATGGAATTGTGGCCACATTGTTTGTCAGATCCAATTGGTTTGCAGGATCTTCCCCACTCTTTACAATGGTCCTTATGTCCTCTATGGTCCTTTGGTTCGATTCAAAACCGAGGACGTCCCTTTCAGGTGTCCTCGGCATTGCTATCATCTTGACAAACAGGTTGCATGCCTCGTTCAAGGCCCAGTCTATTTCAGGCACCAGAAAATTCCGGTTCTGTTGGCTGTCCACCTTGTTGAGCTTCTTCTTGAAGCTGTAGTGCATGTCCTTTATAGTCATGGCGGATCAGAGGGATTATGCAGTGAAAATATCCTCTATATCAGCCGATTCCTGTGAACCTGCAACGGCTCCCAACAAGACCCCGAACAATCTCTTGTCCCCATTGTTGGTCTCCACCTTGTCGGTGTAGAACTCGAATGTAAGGGTATCATAGTTGACACCGTTCTCGAACTGGTACACCAAATTCTTGGCTTGGATACCATCACTCAACTGTGGGTAGTAGTTGAGGTTGGTGTAATAGTTCATGGAATCCCATTCCTCTGCACGTAGGTCATAACCCGATCCAATTTCATAGACCAAGGCCTGATCTTCCACAAATGCAATTGCCTTTGCCCCTTCATTCACCCAAATGGAAGGTGACAACCTTACCCCTCTTGGATAAACATAGTTTACCTCAAGGTCATTGTAGTTGGGTGCAGTCTGTACCTTGCCACTGATTACAAGATCAATGTAGATATCGTTTGCCGTACTCCCATCCGTATTGTAAGTGTTCAAAGCGGTGACAAGGGTATCAAGGTCAGTGATGGCCCCCACATTGGTGCCCACTACTGCCCAAGCTGAACCATCGTATACCTGTAACTGGGTCCCTGCCGTTACAATGACAAGGTCACCTGCTGCGGGAGTGGTCTCACCTGCATCCCTAGCAGTGTTGTCGGCATAGGTCGTAAGGCCTGCCAATGAGGCCGCACTCAACTTGGAGCTTGCGGTATAATATGGGGAATTGATGGCAACAATCTTGTCAACTGCCATTTTGGTCACCACATTGTTGTCCCTAGCACTGAGGACACCATTTGCACACTGGCAATCGATCTCCTCTGCCGTGACACCCACGATGAAGTCACGGTGTGTCCAAGTAAGGCCATCCCGTCTGATAAGGGAATCCTCATCAATTCCAAGATTGATCTGAAACCCGTCCACACACTCACAGTAAGTGATGGTAGTGCTCCACACGTTGGCCACCTCGGCAACATAGTCCTTCTGTTTGATGTTCTTGATCTTTGACTTTTCAATGGTGTCAAAGCTATAATAAACCTTTCCACCCACCTTTGATACAATGTTGAACCTGTCCGGCAATTCGGCAAAGGTGTCAACGGTATTGGCAATACTGGTGGTGCTGCCCTCGGCAAAGATGGCGAAATCCCCTTCTGCCAAGTCCTCTATACTTGTGCTGTATGCAATGTTCTTTACATTGAACATCTGTTTGTTGTCAGCTAATGTACTTTTCATGATTATTCTTGCATTTTAGTTTTAATGTTCAAAAATAGTTCCTGATTTTCAGGTTTGTTCAAAAACTCTTTTACTTCGCTCTCGGCATAGCCAAGATTTGTGTCGAAGTAAAAAATGCCCTTACTGGTCTTCTTGAGAACACCATTATAAAGTGCCGTCTTCACGAATGCCGACATGGCCACATCCTCTTTGTCCGTGGCCAACAAGAGATCAAGCTGTTCGGATTTCTCCTTGTTCGAGGTAATCTCCTCGAACTTGATGGTAAGATAGTTGTCATCCTTTCCGTCCACATCCTCGTTCTCGATCAACATGACAAGGTCACGTTTTCTCTTGAGCGAAAGGTTGGACAGTTTTTGGATCCTTTCGTTCCTATCCTGCAATTTCTTTGCCCTTGCCTCTTCCTCCAAGCTTTCATTATAGATATAATGGGTTGCCTCGGGCTTTGAGCCACTCTCTATCTCCTGTTCGGAAACGTACATGAAGCTGCTCTTCAAGAGGAATTTGTACTTACAAAAGTCTATCAGGTTCCTGCCGGGATACAGAAAACTCGGAGAGTTCCCCAGTTCCACCTTCATCATCTGGCTCTCCCAGAAAGGATGTGGAACACCCCTTGTCCAGTTGTCGGTGATATCGTATGGAAAGTTTTTCTCCTTCAAATACTCCCTGTCCTTCTCGTCCAACCCTGTGGCATATTTCAATGTCACAGGGTCTACGAGACAGGGTATGGTATTTGACTGCGAAAAATATTCCAGATTCTCCGAAAACTTCTTAATGTCCCCCCTGTTCGGGATGGGCCTGATCTCAATCTTTAGATTCTCGCTGTACATACTATATTAATTTACTGATTTGATAAGCTCACCAGTGACGGTTGGATCCTTGATCTCGATCCCGACACTGTCAGAGATGTCCACTCGGTAGTAGTCCCCAGAATGTTTTGGGTTCTTGGAGATTTCCCCACCGGGTCCCACACGTCCCTCGACGATTGTGGTACCATATACCTTGTTCTTACGGACAAGGCAGATGTTGTCCTTCTTGTTGATGGACTGTCCATTTCCACCTGTAACATCCAAAATGGTGATCCTCTGTGACTGCAAAGGATATCCTGTCAATGGATCAATGTCCCTGTGGATGGACTTGTCATCGTTCAAAGGGTTGTGGATCAATTTGAAACTACCACCATTTGGTAGATCGTACATTGTGTACTGGTACCCTGCACGCAAAGAGTTGTTGTGTACACCTGATGGATCCTTTCTATCATAGGTCTGGCTCTCACGTACAATTGCCTTGCCATTCGACCATTTGTCAAGGGCCTTGGCAAACTCCTTCATACCATAGTGTCCTGAAAGGCCCACTACCTCACCTAGATCACCGGGGCTGATACGGGAGTATACAATCTTGTCGAAGAAGGCCTCGATAAGCTCCGCACTCATGGTGGTGAACCTTTCGGTGTTGCCCCCGAACTCGATCTGTTGCTCCATACCTGCACCCGGATTGATTGGGTAGCCGGAATCTGGATCGATCAAAGGCTCATCCCCAAGTCGGGAGTACATGGCATGCATTGCAAGTTCCTTGTTCATGGCCATGTGGTATTCCGCTTCCTGCATATCCATCCAAGAATTGTACACTTTGCCATTACTGTCCATGAAGGCAATGTCCAACACTGCCTGTGCGGCAAAATCCGTCACCTTGTACTCTTTTCTCAACTTCACCAAGGAGTTTTTGTACTCCACATTGGTGAAACCTTCCACGTGGCCACCACTCTCAGCGGCCTCTCCCCTCATGGTGTACATTCTTGTCCACTTGGTGCCGGGAGCAAGATACTTGGTCTTGATGAAGTGGTCCTGCCCTTCGGTGTAGGTCTTCAAGGTATACTCAAAGCCACGGGCACCGTCCTTTTTCTTGGACACCACTGTCACCACCTGTGATTTGTCAGAGGAACCGGGACCCCAAGACTCACCTATCTGGGCAAGATCGACATCCACCAACACTACGATTGGCCTACGGTATTTACCGGGTGTGGAAGTCAGTTCAGTGGTACGGTTCTCCAAAATGGTAATGGGACGGAACCCCTTTACCCTCATCTTCCATGACCAGTTCAGGTCATCGATATATTTTGTCTTGCCAAGTCCGAAGATACCTTCCAAAAGGTTACCACCGGATAGGTTCAGACTGTTGGTCTTGGACGCGAACAAAGCTCTTTGTGGAGCCTCGAACACTGTAGGTTTCAGAGCAAGGTTCTTGCTCCAATGGTTCAGGTCCGTCATTCTCTTTGAATCAAAACGGGCCTGTCTTACTTGCAACTTGTTAATTGTTAGTGCCATTTTTCAAAATTTCTGTTTTTAATGTCACTGGCTAATCAAAAGTAGTCGGCCAGAGCTTTTTGTTCAACTTTCTTTGTTCTTTGGGGAGTTACCTTGCCTTGCAGCCCGTCTTTTATCTCCCCGACTTTCTTGGTCTTCTCGGCCCTGCCGAACTGATCAAGTTTAAAATCGTCCTTTAACAGTTTTGCCAACAGTACGACTTTCTTTTTATCCTTCATGGCCAAGAAGATGTCCCTGTGCAATGGGGAGATCTTTCTTCCGTCCTCAAGCTGTACGCTTGTCTCGGCTATGTAGGCGGGAAGCTCCCTTTGTTCCTGTCTGGTGAGCTTTACCCCTTCAAAATCTTTTTCTTTTCCTATAAAGGTAGAGAGTTCCGATCTGTACTCCCTTTCCCTTTCCTTCTGTTCCCTGACTGCCTGTGCCCTTTTGTCGGCCTCTTTCTTGGCAATCTCCTTGTCGGCCTTTACAAAGGTGCCGTGCAGCTTTTCGGAAACGGACTTCAATTTTCCAGAGTCCTTCAAATATTCAACATAGGTGTTGATCTCCTCCTTTGATTCCCCTTTTTCCATCCTGTCCCTAGTGACGAGCAGGATCTGGTTCTCCTCGGATTCAAGGTCCATGTCCTCTGTTACGGATATTCCCCCCTGTGGGACAAGCTTGGTCAACAGCTCCCTTATGTTCCCACCTTTAAGGTTGTATTTTACTATTTCCTTCACGGAAGGGTCAAGTCCGGAAAACTTTTCCTCGACCATGGTCTCGAACCTTTGCTCAAGGCTGTCCTCTAATATCTCATCGGCAAGCTCATCGGTGAGTTCCTCACCTTCCTCAAGCTCATATTCCACAAGTCCCCTTTCCTTCAAGGTGAGCAAAAGTGAAGAACTGGCAATATCGGATTTCTTCGGTTCCTGTTTTCCTGCCTTGTCACCTTCTTCTCCCTCTTCTTCTTCCGTGGCCGGGGCCTCTTCCGACAATTTGGAGAAAAGGTCATCTTCCTTCTTTGCAGGTTGGGTCTCCTTGCCCTCTTCCTTTTCTTCTTCCTTGGCAGCAGGCTGTTCACCGACCTCGATGTCATCCTTCAATACCGTGGACATCACATCCTCTTCCCCTGTACCCCCTGAAAGGCCATTGAAAAGATCCACTCCCGAGGCATCGTCCCATCCCTCAAAACCTTCTATACTGTTGCCGTTTTTGTTTTCCTCGCTCATTTTGAACAAATTTAAGGTTAAATATTAATAAAATTCAAGTGTTTTACTTAAAAGATCAAAAAATATCATTATAGCGATTATTTTGAACTTTTCTCTTTTTTCTTTTGTTGAAGCTCTTTTTTGTCCATTGTCTTTTGGTGCTCGAACTTCCTTTCCTCAAGGTTCTGCTTTCTGGCCTCTATCTGTGCATTACTGGAATCCCTTGCCAGTTCGACTATGTCAAGTATACCATCGTTGTCGAGGTCCTTGTCCTCATTGAACCCTGCTGACAATATGAGCTGCTTCTTGATCTCACGTTCCGTTTTAAGCTTTTCGGTTAATTTTATCTTATTAAGGTCATGTGCCCACTGTTCCTTCTGGTGGTCACGTTGCTTCTGGGCCTCCTCTGCATCTGCCTTACGTTTTCTTTCCGCCTCACCGAACTCATCCTGTCTTCTCTTCTCCTCTGCTGCCCTAAGGATTTCCTCGGCCTCCTGTGAACCTTCCTGTCTTGCTATGGAAAGTACATCGGAAAGCTCTGCCTTTTGGTTCTGTAATGCGGCATGTGCGAAGGTCTTGAGTGTCTCCTTGATCTCGGAGGCATCGGATGAGTCCTCTACGAACAGACCTATACCGGAAGCTTCCAACATACCTTGGTCTACTTCGAAGGTCCTTATGGACATGTCGTCCCAGATATAGCTCAGTGCCCCCGGGGGGTTTTCCCTATAGGCTACTTTTGCGGCCTCTATCAGGGCCTGCAATACATTTTTCTTTGTGTGGTTGTGCATGTCAAAGTAAGGCTCCAAGATATAGGAGGTCTGTACTATCTGCTGTTTGGTGTTGCCCACCTCCGCACTTGGGGCTATCTGCCCAAGCACCGCATCATTGAGCCCCACTGATTTTCCACATGCCTCATCAAGTGATAGGATGAGGTCTATATATTTTCCTATATCGGATACCAAGGAAAGGTCAAGCTCCTTTGCAAGTGTGTTGACGTCCGAATATCCCACTCCCTCCTCATTTGGGTTGTACCACATAAAGGGGGTGCTCTCAAAGAAATATTGCCACTTCTCTATGTCCATACCGGAGCTTTCCGGAATGGCATTGATGTTCATCAATATCTTCTTTCCCTTGTCCGATGCCAAGAGCATCTCCAACCTATAGGAGAAAATGTTCACCCAATATTGATAGGGCACCATCCTGTCAACGGGGCATGTTACCTCCGAGTTCATATTGTCCATCCTGTGCCCATAGTAGGGAAGGTTGCACTCATATAGGTTGTCAAGGTCATAGTACCTTCCGGGAACTGCCTGCATGTTCTTATAGATATCACTGGATATCTTATAGGTCTCATAGGTCTCGGGTATCCATTCCCATTCCAAGTTTACATCCCCATTATCGGGATCGAACACATAACTTTCGTCCACTATGTCCATCTGTAGGGTCTCGGTCTCATCATAATAGGTGAGGAACCCCATCTTTCTGAGATCCTTCCAGACAGTGTGCAATACCCTTACAAGTCCCGGATTCTTTATATTGATGTCGTTATTGTCAATGTACCTGAACAGATCCTCGTTTGATTGGTCCGAGGCAAATCTTCCATATCTGCTGTAAATCTTGTCTATCTCATCATCATCCAGATCGAATGACCTTATCACTTCGGAAGGGTACATCCAATTCTCGTATGTGGCCCATTCCCCTTGTTGTACAAAATCATGATCGGGTGCAGGATCACTCCTGAAATACATGGGATTGATGTTCTTTACCCTTGGTTTCCCCTTCAATATCCCTACCCAATATAGGTCATATCCAGAACCCATACTGTATTTCCAACCCTTGTTGAACTTTCTCTTGAGATCTTCCTTTTTTATAAGATATTGGGAAAGTTGGTGGTGCATCACCTCGGCAGGATCTTGATGCTTCCTTTCCATATACCTCCTGACCCTGTCGGGTGTGGCAGCTTGGACCTCCTGTTCTATGGCATCGTTGATTTCCTGTTGTTCCCTTTCCGAGAGTTGCCTCCCCCTTGTCTGCTCGGCATACTTGAGTTCCTTTTCCTTTCTGATGGGACCCACTATCTCACTGATGACGTATTCCCTTATCCTGTTGGTCTCCTCCTCTTCCTTCCTTGTGGTGGCATCCCGATTGGTGGCAAGTACCTTGAAATTGAAGGGCCTTTTCATTTCCATCCCCTCCATGGCCTTTGTCCTACTGGATATGATGTCCCTGTTCATCATGGTGGCAGGGAGTTCCCCCACTTCGGACCCAAAGGGCCTGCACACATATTCAAGGTCCTCGATGTTGAGCTTGTTGTTCATCAGGTCAAAGTTGACCTGCATCCTCTTTCTGTCACTGGGCTTTCCGTTTTCGGCATGTACCGTCTGTGGACCAATATCGAACTGTTCCACCTTTTCTTTGTACCAAGCAAAATTGTTGGCCTCTTTCTGGGTTCTGGTCAGCCTCTTTTTCTCGGAGACATTTGATTTTTTGTTGTCCATAGGTCAATTACCGGTATATACCATTTACCAAAAGTATAAATTTATGCCGGACTTTTCATCAAAGTCCCCTTCTTTTTGTACATTTTATCTATCATTGCAACCATCTTTTCCACTTTTTTGTTGCCCCTCCCACTCTCGTACTCTTTTCCAAGCTCCTCTTCCTGTACTTGGAAAAGGCACATGAACAGGGCCGATACAAGGTCAAAGTTGCCCTTTCTGAAATAGGCTATAAGCTCTTCCAACAACCTGATGGAATATATCTTGTCCAATACCCTTATGGGATCCCCGTTCTCATCATAGTCAAGTATCTGTAATAGCCACTCCTTTGCATACCTCTCCCCTGCATCCTTCAACTGCGGGGTCATGTGGCACCCCAACACCCTTGCCACTGTTGAGTTCTTTATATTCTTGCTTATGACGGTATCGGGCTGTGCCGCCAAAAGGCCCAATCTTTTTATCCTCCTGAAATAGTTCTTCACCCCCGTGACCTCGTTCTCGTGCATGATGGTGGTGTTGTACCAATCCGCCAACATCTCGGCAATCTTGTCCATGTCCTCGGGGACCTCCATCCTACCAATGTATTCTGCCACTGGGATATTATAGTGCCGTGTCCCCACATGTACCCCTTTGTAGACTATTATCCCTGCAAGGGAGGTACCCTCGTCCTGTCTCACAGGGTCATATCCTATCTTGTACAGTCCCTTTGGGGCATTGGGAACAGGTTCCTCATATACCATGACACAGCCCCTCTTGTCAACTGGAAGGTTCTTATAACTGGTGATCGGGGAAACGGAACCATCAAGTATCCTTTTTGCCCTTACCTCTCCCCCCTCATAATAGAGCTTCACAGGGGTCCCCTTTGACCATTGCCATTTCTTTGCCTTGACCTTGTCAAGCTGTGCCTTGAGTTCCACAACCGGAAAATTGTTCATGGAGATAAGTCCAAATGCCTCGGCAGAGTTCTTCGGATACTCCTGCATCCTCCTCTGTATCTCATCGGAAGTGGCCCCACTGTCGATGAGGTCCTGTCTTATCTTGTCCTCTGCCTGTTTGGCAGATTCAAGATTGGAGTTCCCGTTCTCGTCATAGTGCCCCTCCATATTCCACTGTACGGGATGGAAGAACCCTTCCACCTTTTCCTCAAACTCCCCCCACACATCATAAAAGGGAAGGAATCCAAAGGCAAGGGGCCTTTCGTGCATGTCGGCAAAATCCACGGTACCTGCCTCCATATCCCCGGAAGTACCAAAATATGTCTGCATACCTGTCTTTATGCTACCTGCCCTAGTAGAAGGTTCCATTGCAGTGTGACTGGCCTTGAGTCCCCCGGGTGTGCCCCAAGCCCCGACCTCTTCACCTATGATGTCGATGGCATCCTTTCCCCTACCCGCATTGGGATTGTCCTTGAAGGTGATGGCCTGTATCTCGGACATGAACCCCTTCTCCATCTTTATCCCGTTCTGGTACTCTATATAGGAGGCCCGTATATGGTCCTGTTTGTTGATGACATCACTGGGCATCGACCATGCAGTGTGCTCGTTGGCAAAATTGATGTTGGCAAGGGCCATATTGAAGATTCCCTTTGGGTACAGGTACTTCTTCTCATAGGCCATGAACATGGTATAGCTATCGGGCCTGTGGAGAAAATTACAGGATGCTATACTGGCATTCTTATAGGAATACCCCTTCCTCCGTGACTTCCCGACTATGAGGTCATACCCCCCCAATAAATGATTGGGCAACACCTTGACCTCAAGGTGCAGGCTATCAAGATATTCCTTCAATTTGTTGACCTGCTCGATCTCCGGGAGGTTCAGGGTAAAGGTCTCCTCATCATCCGAGACCATCAGGGCACCCAGTATCCCTTTTCGGGCAATCTCCCGTACCCAAAAGTAATTGTAGTCCCCGTCCCAGAAATCAGGAAAGCCCTTTATCTTTTTGGACACCTTTGCATTGGCATCCTCCACCCTCTGGATGGGACAGTAGTTGAGGTAGTAATAGTGGTTCCCCGTTATCTTGGCCCCACCGGAAGAGTATCCATGGAGGCACCTTCTTCTTTCAGTTGTCCAATAGTCGAACCAATCCGGACTGCCCACGGGATCCGAACAGTAGTGGCCATATTTCATGAAATGCCTTGCGGCATCCCTGAAACTGTTGGTGTTTATCCAAATCCCCTCACTGTTCCTTACCGAATCCATATCAACTCTCTATGCTTGCCCTCTGTGCAAAATGTCCGACTTCCTTGTCCCCTTTTCTCCTTGTGCTCTCAAAGAGTTCCTGTTCTACCTTTTCCTTGAGTTCGTTGAGGTTCTGCAATACCTTTGATGTATCGTTGAGTGCCGATGTGATGTCCCTTGGTTTGTATATTGGGGCCAAGGTCTTCAAGTTCACTGTATTCATATCGAATTCCTCAAAGAAGTCCATCATTTTTTCGGCACCTGTCTTTGCGGACATATAGTACCTATAGGTCACAGAGGCCTCCTCTTGGAACTCCCTTATCTTTTCAATTCCCTCCAATACAAGCTCATCGGCCTCCCAGTTCTCTATTCTGATAATGTCCTCCCTCACCTTATCGGGCTTTTGCTCCTCCGGATACCCCCGATAGGGGTTGGTCTTTTTCATGGAGGTCACAAATTCCATATAGGTGAACTCCTGTTTTGCCACCTCTTTGTTGGGATGCCCGTCCCTCTCCCATATCTGTTTGAAGGGTGGGATCATAAGGGTCTCCACATGTGGCACCACAGCTTTTCCCTCTACCGTGAACAGCATGCTCATAATATCGTCTGTGAAAATTTGATGGTCTCGACAATTACCTGTGCATATCCATCCATATTGTTCTTTATCCTCTCGACATCCTCTTGGTTCGTACCAAAGAAGGGTTCCAATATAATGGTAGTGGGCCTTCTGTAGTACACTGCACCATATCCCCTTTGGTCCGGTCTGTACAATGCCTTTGCACCACGGTTCTTCCCACCTATACAGTCAACATACAGTTCGCAGAACCTTTCTGCAATCTTTGCCCCCCTTTGGTTCTTGAAATAGTAAAGTGCCTCGCACCCGTTTGCAGACGGGGAGGCGGCATTATAGTGGAGTTCGAGCACCAACTTATAATCCAGTGGGTCCGTTTCCTTTGCACTGGTCCTCACCATCTGGGTATAACCATAGTTATAACTGCTGTAATGGTGTACTCCCACATCCACCAGTGCCCTTACATGCTCGGCCACCATATTGTTGAAGTCCCATTCACAGGGAAGGCCATGTGGTGAACATGCCCCTTTTCTAAGTTCCGTGTGTCCCACGATCAAAGCTGTCTTTATCATGATCTTGTCTTTTTTCCAGTGAATATCAACACTTCATAGGTACCATCCGAGTACTCTATCTTGAAGTTCTTTGAGATTGTCTGTTCGGCCCCCTGTAGATGGTAGGGCAACCTTCCTACGTTGAAAGTGATGTGCAACCTCCCCGTATCCTTGTCATACCTGTAGTTGCTACATCCACATCCCGGGATTATACGGGTAATGGCAGGAATGGAATCCAGTGCCTGAAAGTAGAATTTTTTCTCTGTACGTTGTGGCACCCTTCCAATGTTGATCTCCACATTTTCCCAATGACTCTTCATTTTCTAAAAATTTAATTGATAATGTTCCTTATAGTCCTGCCATTGCCGTTTTTCCATCATCTTTGGATAGCATGGCTTGGGGCAGGCCTTGTTGGCCATCTGTAGGGCAGTGGTCTCACAACCACATATCTTGCAGGCCCCATCGGCAAGACATTTTGGGTCCATGACGGAGATCCTCCACATTATCTGTTCGACAATGTGCTTCCTCAGCAACCACTTGAAGTTCTTGGAATAGTATGCCCGATACCTGTACCTGCCCTGCAAAAATGCCCACCAGTTGGCAGGCCGGCATTTGGGGTTGTTCCTACAAGGGAACCTATATTTATCAAGAATCACCTGCATTGTCCAAAAACTCTTTTATCATACTTTCCTTTTTCAAAAACCTTTCGGGGGCATCCTTCTGCTGCTTGTACCTGTCCCGTAACTTCTTCAACAACATGATGGCCCTCTTGGGGTATACCACAAATGTACCAAAATATTTGAACCTTATGGTAGGAAGATGTCCATTTTCCATTTGCTGCTTGAGATATGCCCACGGCCCGGAACAGACCTCCCTGCACCTTTCCCTACCAATATCACCATCCGTGCCCTCGACCTGTTGGGCATAGAATTCGTCCATCAACTGTTGGTTGGTATACTTCATTTCAACTTTTTTCTGTACCCGTTCAACTTCTTCATGTTCTCCTGTAGGGACAGGTCCGTGCACACAACTTCAAAGTCCATTGCATCCATTATGATTGGTTTTTGTGTTCTTATCCCTTCCGGAGTCTCCCCAACATAGAGCAATACTCCTTCCTTTCTGAAAAATTTCACAATATCTTCAAATGTCAGTCCGATTTCCGGATCCGGCAGGCTGTTGATATCGTATATTATCACCGGTTGTTGCTTCATCTCCATCTGTTTTAAATTGTTCAAGATATATCTTTGGTCCGATGAACCTGTACCTAAGCTTGTTGCAAATGTAGACCTTTGATCCATCGGGGACCATCTCCACATCATGTGCATCCAACCAGTCCAAGACATCCTGTGATATCTCTATTTTATGTCGAAAATCTGTTCTTTGGTTCTCGAGGTCATAGTATTCCGACCCCTCTACGGCCAATATGTAAGTCATTCCATCTCTATTAAGAATTGATATCCCTGCCTCTGTGGGTCAGGTACTATGAAAGGGTTTACCTCGAACTGCTTTCCCTTTTTCGAGATATACCCCTTTTCCTCCAAGGCCCTCAAGTAGTTGCCCAGTCCCCCGGGCTTGAGTCCAAGCTTTGCCATCACCATTTTCCGGCACTGTGTCCCGAACCTGTCCTGATCGGCAATGTCCCCCTTCAACGACATGAAGAGTGCGAGCACCTCTATCTCCTTGTTGGTCAACTGTGCAGGCAGGAACTGGTGCACAATATGCAGGTGCTTCTCATAATATCTTTCCGGTGCAAGTCCCCTCAACACCTTTACAATAGGTCTCATATCTCCCTGTGGTTAAAAACTTTTTTCCCTGTTGCAAGCTCGAACAATTTCTTGAAATCCTGATAGGACATCAACAGGTTCTGTGACCAGTAGTATCCTTCATCGATTGCCGACTTCACATAGACACAGTCCCTCGGCTCCCCGTTGAACCATACCTTGCCGCCCTTGAAGTCGATCACATTCGACATCTCTATGGTTATATTGGTGATATAATCATTTTCATGGGCAAACGGCACGTGGGCAATTCCCTGTAGCTCTTCCGTGACACCCCTTTGGTAGCTCTCCTCAAGATCTGAATGCACGGTCTCGAACTCCACTATCATTTGACCTTCAATTTTATCTGTTTAAAGGTTCCTAACGGATGTCGGGCCATTATCGACATCACCTTTGCCATGGCCGTTTCCATATTCCCCTGTACATGGAACGTAAAGGTACCGAACACCTTTTCCAATACCAGTTTCCTCTCTGGTTCGAACCAAACGTAAAATCCCCCTGTTGCTTCATTCCTGTTGGCAGTATCATAGAAGACCATTTCAACATCTATTACATCCATCTTATTACATTTTGAATTGAAACAAAGTTAAAAATAAAATGAACACGGAAAAGAAAAAAGAGCTTAAAATTATTTAAGTCCCAATATTAAAAGAAGAAAGGGACACCTTGTCGCCAGAGAGGATGTCCCTTATTGTGTAGTAATAACCATTAATTGAAGAGCTTCAAATATAGACAAAAAACCTATACCAACAACAGAAAAAGATTTTAATCACAATTTTTCTCAAGTTTCTCCAATCTCTTGTTCTGTTCCAACCTGTCCCTTTCCCAGTCAGCTCTCAGACCAAGTATCTCCTGCTCGGAAAATTCCCTCACTGCCTGTTCCACATGATGTATCTGTTCCTTGTTCTGTTGGCTCACCAACTGTTGGTACCTTGTCTCATCATAAAACTTAGTGGCCCCGAATGTCAGGGTCACTATGGCCACCACGAATGTAATGGCAGTCCTGTTGGTCAGGATTATCTTCCTATTGTCAGTTGTCTCCATTGTGCAACAGAAAAAAATTTTTTTAAAATTTTCTGGACACCAAGGTAAAAAATTTTTTGGAATTTTTGAGAGTGTGAACCTCCTTGAGACAAACCCCCCACTAATTCCAAGGAAAGGGGATACCCCCCGTACCTTCAAATCCATAACCTAAAATCCTGCGGCATGAAAACATTAGCTATCATCCTCATCTCCATCTTGGCCTTCTTCTCAGTGACCTACACTGTGTTCAGGGACACGTTCAGCCTTGCCTTCCTACTGTACTTTGCAGTGTTCAACATCATACTGTTCATCCACTCAGTGGTAGTGCCAGAGGTGAAGAGAATATTGGGGAAGGCAAACAATACCGGGCAGTAATGTCCGGTAAACTGCTTGGAATACCGCAGCTCAAAACCCACACTTATTACGAGTATTAACCTTAAAATTGTACAATTATGAGACTTTCGAACATCAAGGAACAACTTGGGATCCCCGTGTTCAACCTGAACTACTCGACAGACGAGACAGGTGCACGTGCCATTGACAGCACCACCAACCAACCCACCAAGTGGATGCGGCACTGGGACAATGACAACCGTGTTGCCGTGAGCATCCACGAGGACACTGTCAAGGCCATCAAGGAAAACCCCGAGACACCCGACCTTGGATTGCAGACCGAGAAAAGGGAGGGCAGCAAAGGGGAGTACACATCCCACAGGATAGTGAAGTACACACCTGCGGAGATGACACTCTAACAGACGGGAGGGCAGCAATGCCCTCTCCTTTTGTTCTCTGGCCTCCACTCAAAACCCGCACTAAGTTCCAGTAGTAATAACCCTAAAACCACCACAGTGATGAAAAACACGTTCTACATCCTCAGAAACGGTCTCGTGGTCTCCAATCTACAGGATTGGCAGGACTATGACAGAGACTAAGACCGATGCCTGCTCCCCACGGCAGGTATCTTCTTTCAACCATGTAGAGGTTGGGCAAACCTGTAGGGGAATGGACATTGGTTCGGTGATTGCAAGACTTGAGGATGAGATTGCAAGGAAGACGGTGTACCTGTCACAGCTAAAAGAGCTGAGGGGAAATCAGGTTGGTGAACCGAACAGCAAAGATGACTCGGAATACGGCATTTTAAGGGAAATAGTGGAATGATGGAGAGTGTCGGTCAGAACCCACACCACCCAAAACACCACTTTTTCTTTTTGCTCTTGACCACATACTATGCATATTAATAGCCGAAACTTAAAATTGCCCATGTTGGACATATCCAAGATATGGACCATTATCGTAGCCGATAGTGAAACTCTAGTAGATGCAGTACTGTGGGCAATTTAACTTTAAAATCACTTGTAATGGACATTATAAGAAAGAAATGTAAAGTAGTTGCCATACCAAAAGAGGATGGCATCTTTATAAATACCAACATTGATCCAAACGGAAAAGGGCATCTCTATGTTATTTCCGAGGACAGGATAGAAAAAGGGGATTGGTGTCTGTACCTTAACTATGATCCAAAAGTGGATAAGAACCAAATATGGCAGGTCAAGGGAAGTCTGGCAAATGAACATTTGTTCAGAAAGATAGTGGCCACTACCGACACTTCATTGAAGATTGAGGTAAAGATGGAGCTATATGATAACCAAGGAATATCATGGGGGGAAGAAAAGAAACTTGTTGGCCTTCCAAGAATCTCTGAGGATTTACTTAACCTGTACAGGAAGGGAAAATATGATGAAATAAGTGTGAAGTATGTCACCTATTCAAATTCCCAAACCTTTTACACTGTTCCAAAGGTCAATGTGGACAATACACTGGACATGTCGTTGATAAAAAAGAGTTGGGACAGAAATGAAGTAAAGGGGCTACTCAATGATTTTGCAGCATCATTGGTAGGTATGGATGCTAGAAGTTCATCTTATCTATTGGGACTGTCAAGTAAATTTATTGAAGAGCACCTATAAATAAAAACTCCAAAATATGAAAAGATATTTGGCATTTGCAGGGAACATCTATTACCCAATAGGGGGAATAAGGGATTTTCTTGGTAGTTCTGATACCATAGAAGAAGCAAAGCAATTGATTGAAGATCGTTTTCAACAAGAGGGGTATGCAAAATCAGAGAGAAAAGAATATTTCTGGTCACATGTATATGACTCTGTTGAAGGTGAAATAATCGAATCAGAATAAAAACTCCCGGGGACACTTAAAGCTGTGGAACGTGAGATGTGAAAATGGACTGAAAAAGCCTACCCTTATGGGGACTGTCCACACACCTCGGGAGTTTAATTTTAACCTTTAAATACTAGATTATGGGACATACATTCAAAAAAGCACCAAAGATAAAAAGACTTAAAAATGGCCAATATCCCATGACAATGGAACAGAGGATAAGAAATGCCATACCACTTATCGGTGGTAGTTTTATGATTGCCACTGTTGCACATCATAACATTGGTGATGTCAGTAGGGAATTTATTGATGGTGACATAGACAATCTATGTTATATAACAAAGAAAGATCCAAAGGGAGAGTTCTATGTCGGTAATTGGATTACGGGCCATGGGCTTATCAATGTAAGGTTTCCAGTGGACACCACGAGGGAACTTACAAATGATGAGGTCAATAAATTTCATGGCAAGAGGTTGTCAATGGGAGGAATGGCACTTGCACCACTTAAAATAAAATAACCATGGATGTATCAAAAGTAAATAAGTTATTATCCAAATCAGGTGCCTATTATATGGCAGCAGTTACTTGGAAGGATGGAGAGGCACATGTCACGATAATCCAAGATGGTCCATTGCATGGTGTGGAACACTGTGCAAGAGCAGTGTATGAAGATACTAGAGAAACATTTAAAGATGAATAAACGTTATGCAATACCGTTGATATGCACACTGTTGGGTGTGGCAATGCTCATCATGTTCTACATATCCTATGAAAACATCACAGCCGAGAGGTTCTGGTGGATGTGGGGTACGGGCATGCTGCTGTTGATCATTTTACTGGTCATATCGTTCTATCAGATGAAAACCTAAAAAACAACCGTTATGAGAACACTATTGTTGATAGCATTGTTCTCCCTGTTGACCTCCTGTACATTCTTTACCACTACGCACACAAATGAGTTCAAAGTGGTAAGGATAGAGGGGACCGAGAGGGGGTCACAATGGTACACTGTCGAGGCAGTGAAGAACACCGACTGTACATTCCGTTTCAAATCCTCCGAGAGATTTGCAATAGGGGATGTACTTGAATTGACCATTAAACAATCGTTATGAGCTTGATAAAATTTGGCCCGAATATGGGCGAGCAGCACCCAACAATAGGTTCAGTCGAGAACTTTATCTATGATGGGTTCGGATGCGAGACAAAGAAAGGTTTCGCACCATTTGAGGTGAAAGAGTTCATTGAATGGACAGATGATCCGGGAATCGTACATGTGCTGTGCACTGACAATGTTCCCAGACGTATCCCATCATGTCAACTTTCACGTGAACTGTTGGACACATTCCCGGAACCTCCCAAACTTGATCCCTTCAATGGTAAGGGTGTATTGTTTGGACTGCCCTCGACATCATGAAAAGAAAAGATTTTATAATGATGGTAATTTGGCTTATATGTTTACTGTCCATTGTTGCCATAATAGATGGAATGGTGGAAATTATAGCAGAAGAGACCTCAAAAAGGACAATTGAACTTTTAAAAAAAGAAAAGCCATGTCAAGCAGAATAACGGGAGGACCTGTCTGTATGGACTGTGGAGGAAGGTACAATGGATCACACCCACAGGGTATGTGCTCTGATTGTGGGGCCGATAATTGGTTGGATGAACAAGATGTTATGGAACGGAATGAATATTTTGGGGAAATGGTGAAAAGAGTCCAATGTACGCCAAGAGACCTTGAAGAACTGTTCTTAATGACAAATTATAGTCTACAGGTGACAACTCAAAACAGAAAAACGAACAAAAGACTGTTATTGATATCATGAGTACAAGGATATTATTATGGGCACTCTTCATCGTAGGGGTGTTCTTTACCGTTATTGCCACTGTACTTGCGAACAATGGTGCAACATTTATGTTGGTGCTCACATCATTTGTGTCCGGTGCATTCTATGGTATGTCGATACCCGCACTGGTCAACAGCTATCTTACCAAAAAAGAGGACGAATATTATGATGTACCATAACTTTGTGAACGACCTCAACGATATACTGTTCATAAACGGTGTCGTTGAGGTGGAAAGGATGACAAGCTCAAATGTGGAGCATGAAAGAAATGTTGAACTTGCTTTGATATTGTCAGGGCAAGGTATAAATTTGTCAAAACCATAAAAAAGCTATTATTATGAAGACCATAAAAAAGCTTCTCAAAAAGTGGGACAGTTTCAAAAGGATTGAACAATGGAAGATATGGGATGCTCTTGGAGAGTGTGGCAGATCTGCAAGTTGGGCAATCCATAGATAAAAAATACAATGGAAAAAACAACAATAGTATTGGGTAATGGAGGAATTGCTGCACACAGTGCTGCAATAAGCTCTTTAATGAAAACTAATCCTGATCTCATCATTGTTGATGACCTTGAACAATCTCAAAAAGAAAATATCATGACATTGAACAGTATTAGGGATTTTATCCCAGATTTAACACCAAGTGGTTATATGATAGCCCCGGGGAGTCCATTTTATTCTCCTACAAAGAGCCAAAAAATCAAAAGGAAACGTCTGTTGGCACACAACCAACGATGCAAAAGAAAAAAGAGATGAGAACATTGTTCTTATTTCTTTTGTTACTACCCAGTATGATGAGTGCCCAAATCCACATGGAGGTGGGCACTTTGAATGTGTGGGACAGAGAGGATGGTGATCCTGTTACTTGGAGCATTGGCTATGGACAGGAGATTGTCCATGGATTTATATTGGATGCACAGATAAGGTATACCGGCATCCTTTGGGACACATATTATTCCCCTGAACTATATCTCAAGCAGAGAATGGACATAGGGGATTTTATGGTTGAACCCGGAGTAGGTATGGGATACAATCTTGATGATTGGGACATTTACCCTATAATCGATACTAGATTGGGTGTGGACATTGATGATGGTATCTATATAATCGGCACTGTTGTACAAACCTTTAGAGACAAGAAAGAGACTTATTTCACAGTGGGCATCATGTTCAGAAGGCCGTTCATGAAAGGAAAGCGACAACCAAAAAGATTCTTCTGATGAGAAAGTTCATATTCCTTGACATTGATGGTGTACTGAACCATCAAATTTGGTATCACATAAGAAAGAACATGCCCGAATGGTTGAACCTTGAAAAGAAAGGACAGGATTATGACCATCATTTTTGGGAGATATGCCCAAAGACAATTGGAAATCTGAATGAACTTATATTCAATACAGGTGCAGAGGTCATTGTGTCATCGACTTGGAGACTTGGCAGAACTGCTGATGATATCCAGAAAATCCTTGATAAGAGAGGGTTTGAGGGCAATATTATAGATGTGACCCCAAGATTGAGCTTTAACGGTGTTGGAGGAAGTGTGCCAAGGGGTTCCGAAATAGACCAATGGCTCAGAAACAACAATTTTGGTTGGCCGTTCAATAGATATGTCATATTGGACGACGATTCCGATATGCTCTTGAACCAAAGGGAAAACTTCTTTTGGTGTGATCCCTATTCAGGATTGACCCCCAATATAGCATATAAGGCAACTCATTTTCTAAATCGACCATAATGAAACTTGTAAGCAAAAAATTGGCCATCTTGGCAAAGAGTGTTGGATACAATGAAGTGACCGATATGTTCTTCAATTCCTATTATCCAAATGGTACCGATAATATCAATGGTCTCAGAAACCATGACGATGCCCTTGGTACAAGGCCTGATTTTGTGTCATGGCCCTATCAATATGAACTGTTGGACTGGTTACGTGAAAAGCATTATATGTACATAGTGTTGATGCCAAAGATAACTCCACAGAACAGTGTTATATGGTATAGGTTCACAGGAAAGTTGAAGAGGGATTGGAAAGGGTGTGAACCGGATTATAATATTCTGTTGGAGAAATGTCTGGAAAATGATCTTGAAGTTTTAAAATCAATGAAAAAACAGCAAAATGTACATACTCAACAGAAAGGGTAATTTTAAGACAACCGAGTCACTCAACCAATGTAAGGATGTTGGCCATAATAATTATTTCTACCATCTACAGATTGTCACGAAAGGTCTTGATAAGGATGGGTTTGTCATTGAGCACCAAGAGGTTCAGGATGCAATCGAAGCAGCCCAACTCTATGGCAGTTGTGAGGAACTTTCAAAAAAGATCTTCAAAATTGTCAAAAGGCTCATGAAAGGACAGAAGTTCTATGCCTATAGGTCAACGATTGCCCCAAAGAGAGAGTTCGGGGCACTTGATTCCTATATGGAGTTCAAATGGTACAACAAAAAGATAGGGCCTGCTGCCCTATTGTACCTATCATAAGAATATAGGGGATAAAGCATACTTGGATGGATACAAGTAAAATATTTCCGTGCCTTAGGGTTTGAGGTGTCGCTGAGGTCTTTGACCAACTGGTGCGAATAAATTTGATGTACAAAAACCCATTCCTCTATTTTAGGACAAAGGTTAAACCTTGAAACCTTATAGTATACGAAGCCGTGGAAACGGGGCACAGTATACTATGAAAGAAAGATAGATGAAAAATGTAAAGTTCGAGCATAGATAATATGTCATGAGGGTGCAACAACAGACAAGGTCTTCTATGACCGTGTCTAGGGCCTCGATGTATTACATATAAATCTATTCAGTGTACCCCTGATATGCCATTTGAGGGGGAATAAGATAAGCCAGTAGCCATTGAGGATACTAGCCTATACGACTACAGGAACCTGCTATTCAGGTAAATGGTATCCAATATCATGGTTGTACGGATTGTAGTTGGTCCAGTACAATGACCCTGTCTTTGATACACTGAGGAGTTGGCAGCTAGACTTCCATATTTCAGCTATCACACTTTAGTGTTGTGGTGTAAGCCAATATGGTGGTGCTAAACAATATTATGGAATCCCCCTCCTGTCCCAGTCCCGTGAAGAACGGACCTGTATAATTACCGTGGTGACCAGATGTGAAGATTGGAAACTTGACATCCCTCCGGTGCCGGGGCAACACGTGGATAGGGGGGTTATGGAACATGGGTGTCCCATAATTGTCGTTGACAGCATTTTCGGAATGTAGGCCCCGAAGGTGTGGGACATCCCATCTTTTTATGTCGGCACCATATCGTGAGCGTGGTGGGCATTGGATATGAAGGACAAAAAGTGAAGTCTTGGATGTGCAGTACAACTGGTCCAAGGAGGTGCTGTACTACCATTGTCCTTCTATTTTATGTATCTTTGGAATGTTTAACCAAAACATTAGAAAGATATGGAATTCAGTTTTTTAGGTTTTATCCTATACACTGCTATAATTGCAGTCGTGGGAGGTTTTATCGGCATCCTTGTATATCGCAACAACGAGAAGAAAATGGATGCACGGTTTGACAAAATAGATGAAAAGTACGATGAAAAGCTCAAGCATATTGTTGAGGACATCAAGGAGACTTTGAAAAAGAAGTAATGCCGTGAATTTTTGAGATTGATGAGAGAAACCCCTATAATTGGGGTTTCTTTTTGTCAATAAAGAAAAAAGAACCAAAAAAGAAAGGCACTCTTATACTGGATTCATCTGTGATGAGGCCGGTTTCAAGGAATTGCTTCGCAATTGCCTGAAAGGCCGAGCCGAAGTTACACGATATCAGTGACAAAATCAAATTTTTAATCAAACACAACAAAAATTATGGCACAGAAAGCAAGAATACTAGGTTATCTTGGTGATGATAGGTTTGTTATCGGGTTAAAGGAAAACCAACCTTCCGATGGATCCCCTGATCCCATAAAGATAAAATTGGCCCATGACTATGTGGAAATAGAGGGTATGTCCAACTTTATGGTAGATGATAGCTCCGATTACAAATCAAGTAATGGAGTATCCAATTGGGTAAAAAGCCGGGCATCCATCCAAATAGGTATCCGGGAGTTCAAGGATATCCTTTTGCCCCTGTTCATGAACGCCCATTATCTCTCTGATGAACATTTTAAGATGAGAAAACATGAGGAGGATGACAAATATTTTGAACGATATGGTCTGGAAAGTCCTAGATGGACAAAGGGAGAAGAATATCCTCCATATACTTTCAATTCCAGTGTGATAGAGTTCTTCAATGAGAGGACACAACAACAGATGGTGACTTTTCGTAGGGCACACAGTCTTGTATATGAGACTGTCACAAAGGATCTTTTTGATCTTATCCGGCCACAACTGGAACTCTATAAATCCGAGTGGGACATGAAAAAAGTGATCGGGACCACTGTGATCGAAGAAGAAAAGGTGGATGACAGTGCCGAGATTGTCAACGAGGATGAAAACATCCCACCGGAAGCATAGATTTCTTTCTTATAGGTATATGGGAACAGGTTTGTTTTGAACCTGTTCCCTTTTATCGTAACTTCCTCCCCTCAAGACCCTCACTAATTTATACCATAAACATAATTGATAAAAAAGACCATGAAAAAACTCATTATCGTGCCCCTGTTGGCACTTCTTGCATCATGTACCATCTCCGAACAGTGTGATGGGTGCAAGGAACCAATCGTACAGACCATTGTGGATACTCTCTACATAGAGACACCACCTGTCATCGACACATTGTATGTGGAAGTCCCTGTAGTGGAGATCGACACTGTATATGTTGACAATATCATTGTGGATACCCTGTTATGCAAACAAGTGTCCAAAACCTTTGATTTCAAGGATTTTCCAAAGGGGTGCACAGATGTCACGCTTGACGGTATTGTCATTGACAGTGATGCACAGTATTCCGTGGTGGACACCTATGCAGGACTAGGACTCTATGCGGAGGACGGAATCTCATTTGATTTTTCCTCCTATGGAGAGGGTACCGAGCTTGATTATATCTACTATAAGGCCGTGGACTGTCCCGGGGAATACATCTATTGGGACAATGGACAGATGGAACTGCCACACAGGTCCTATGGACAACCTGTTTACCTTAACATTGACCAGATCACAGAGGGGTTTTATCTTGATATCAAGAAAAAGCTCATCCTGTTGGAATTTGGCATAAAAACCTATGAATGTGATGAATAGACTCTTTATTATAATGCTCCTGTTTGTGTGCAGCATATCTGCACAGGAGTTCAAGCCGTGGACATTCGAGCTTGGAACAGGCCTCCACTGGGTGGATGGCCAATGTGACCTTTCATTGGATGACAATACAGTGGATGTAAAAGCAAGGGCAAGGTACAATTTCAACGAGACCTTCGGCCTACAGTTGTCGGCACAACATTCAGCCCTATCTTTTGAGGGATTTGGAAAAGTGCCATATCAAAGGGCGGCACTTGGTGTATCGACAAATCTCTGGAACATTCTTGACATACGTTCAAACACGTTCAAGGTACTGATGTACGGGGATGTGGGGTACTCAAGGATGACGGCAAAGGATTATATCGAGGCACAGAGGATGTTCTCCACTTCATTGTCCATTGCACCTGTTTTCAGGGTCAATGATGACATTTCCATAAAACTTGAGGCCACTTCCATAATGAACCATGGAAAACATGCCTCCTTTGATTTCCAATCGGCTACCCAACACACCTTGGTCAATACCCTGCACATAGGGGTCATGTACCACATAGGTAAAAAAGGTTCCCCCGCTGATTGGTACAAAAGAAGGGTAAAAGTGGACACTGTTGTGCTTGAGAGGCCCTCCACTGCCGTTGTCGAGAGGACAATAGTGGAAAAGGAGTGCATCAAATGTGATGCCCCATCCGATATCATGGAACATGTCTATTTCAGGTATGATGTGGACTCCATTGACAAGGATGGCCTTGATGCACTGCAACATATAGTGGAAGGGTGGAAATCTGGGGACAGTATCACTGTGACAGGTCATGCATGTCCTTCCGGAAATCCCGGGTACAACCTTGACCTTTCCCGAAGAAGGGCAACAAACGTAAAACAAAAACTACAAAGGGCAGGTATCCCTGAAAGTGCCATCTTACTTGAGTATAAAGGAGAGGACACCAATAAGGGGAAACATGACCATGATATGGCAAGAAGGGTGGACATTGTCCTGAAACGGAAATGACCCTTCATGGTTGGTTAATTTAGTTGAAAAGGCAGATATCTTTATATCTGCCTTTTTTGTTGATACCTCCCTCACCTCAAAACCCTCACTAATTTAGGGACTTAGGTGCCGTGCAATCTTTATGGTGCCAAAAAACAGATAGCCATGACCGAGTTTTTAAGAAAATTGGGCAATAACATAAAACCTGAGAGACAACATATATTGGATGCCAATCAAATGGCGGATGATATATTCTCAAGGGAACCTGCCCTCCATCTGGAAATGTTCGAGGCCATAGCAAAGAGGCTTGCCGCCAACTATGAGGTTGGACGCAACAATTTTGTAAACTTCAAAAAACCAGACACAGATGAAGAAAAAAAGTAAGTACACGGAATCAGGTGCCCTTGCCTCGTTGAGGAAAAAGGGTGTGGTTCCCGGAAAAAAGAAGAGATTGATCCTGAAAGACTCCTCTAGGGAGATAGGTTCGGGATCATGGGGAAAATTGGATTTCCTCACAGGAATAGGCTACACCGTTGTGGACAAGAGATCAGGTCAGTGATGGCCCAATTCCCATATTGTGTAGAAAGTAGGTGGTTAGGTTTTTTGGGAACAACAGGGCCACTATAAGACCATTTTTAGAAAGGCCCGTGGCCCTGTTATATTCAACCTTAAAAGACCTTTTACCATGACATTTAGACAATTGCCCAAATTTGTGCCGTACCTCAACCAGAATGGGCATCTATCCATGATAGTGGCCGAACATGGCAAGACTGCACATATAATGAACCACCATGGCAGTGTATGGTCCCTAAAGAGGGACAGTGCCTATGCCACAAACGTACATCTGTCCACTCCTGATATCACACCAGAGGAGTTTTTTGATGAAATGCCCCCCAATCTATTGGAAGGGTACAGTTCAAAATATTTCAAAAAGACCTTTGATATGGCAAAAGATGCCTATCTGAAATCAAAAGGACAGCCCTTGCTTCCGTGTGCCCATAGATTGTTGTTAATTTGTTGATCATGGACCATAACAACACAACCTATCAAGAGGCCCTGCTCAAGAGACTGGAAAATAAGGAACAGTTCTACTTTGAAGCCTATGGTGGCATAGGTAAGGTTCCCTCCCCTGATGCATATTCCATACAGATGGCAATGTACATGAGGGTACAAAGGGCATTTGCCCATAAAAAATATCGACTATTATTAATCTGTTAAAAACCCGTTGAGATGAAAATTTTGGAAATCCTTTCTCAGGACAAAGAGACACTTGAAAAGAAAAAGGCCGAAAGAGTGGCCAAGGCCCTTGCCAGAAAGCAGGAGGCACTTATCGATAAATTGGAGGACCAGAAGGATACCCTCTTGGCCAAGAAGGACAGTCTGCTGTCCATCACGGTAAGTAGTGTCAACCAAGAGACTTGGAACGATCAGTTGCAAGAAACTCTGGTGGAGCTTACCACGCTCGATAAGCAGATCGAGATTGCCAAGAATACCTCCGAGGAATTCTTCTCCGAAACACAGGCATAGCCATGGCTTCCCTAAAATGCTATCTCTCCGTGTCCAATCTAGTGGACACGGAGAGAGTGGATCAGGTCTCCAACTTTCTTGCCCCGAAGAACATACAGGTAAGTTTCCATAAGCGTGGAAAGAACTATGATGAATCAAAATTGGTGAACTCAGATTTTGTACTGTTCATTCCTTGGGCCAAGACCGTTTCAAAGGACAGGTCACAATCAAAGAAGACATTCGAGAACGTGGTAGGCAAGGGGCAGTTCGGGGAGGCAACACACTGTTGTATGCTGAACAAGCCTGCTTTTGTCTTCCAAGGGTTCGATGATGATGGACAACTGCTCATGACCAAGCTCTATGAAGAGGACCATGAGCACCTTGCCATCATGGAGGACTGGAAGAAGAGATGGGGATGGATAAGGAGCTATGTACGTGGCAATGGCCCCGTGCCACTTATCCAGTTCTTGGAAGGTTTCTTCGGTTGGTACTCACCTGTACCGGAACAACTTGATCTATTTGACAAGAATAAAAGATTTCTACTACTTTTGTAGAAGTGTTCATCGTGGGGAGGGACCTGCTTTCGTCACCCAGTGATGTCTTCCTCCCCTCTTTGAACCTATAATGGGGCATACAGGCTTTGACAGGTGATATGACCTATAATGTTCAGCCAAGAGAGATAACTTGTAAAAACTAAGGTGAATTTACTTAAACGGCAACGTAGAAGATCAAATTCAGGCCAACATGGACACAGTCCATGCAATTTTGGGAAGCGAAGTAGAAGTAGCTGCCTAAATTTGGCAAGGCCCGTACAAGGTCTCTAGGCATCGGCCATTGTACAATTTTAGGTTAAGTGAGTCAGGCCACTCGACTGGAAGTGGACAGAGGTTTCCATCTTTACTCTGGATCGTACAAGGATGGTGGTGGAACCCAACTTCGGTTGGCCCCTAAGCTGTATAAAACATTGTAGTGATTACATTTTGGACCGGGGTTCGATTCCCCGATGCTCCACAAAATATGGTGAATGTACATCATCATAGGAGAAAATTGAAGCAGAACAAAAAGCATAGGGAAGTTCGAAGAAGTTGACGCAGAGAAAGAACAGGCATCCGGATTGACTTTTGAACATCAATGGAACGTGGCTACTTACCACTTCAATTTTCTCACCTTATTAAAAGTCTGGCCACCCTTTAGGCTGAGTCCAACTTACGTTAGAGTAAGAAGAGGATAGTAATCGGGTGGCACAGCAACAATAGTGAAGACCATATCGATCTGATGATACGTAAGCGAGGCTTTCATCTTAACTGGATTGAACTCGATGTGCATGGCAAGCCGTTAAACTCCTCCTCAGGATCAGCACCCCGAACATCACAATGATCTAGGTCTTTGTGGTCTTCCTATAAAGTATTCAAGATCAAACAGTCATCTGGGACACACTCAGTACCCATAATATAAGACAGCTTATTGTGGGGAACGTGGACACAGTGGCCAGTGTCATGTCCCGGATACTGTTTGTGTTATTATGGACAGTTCTGTCCTTATCTCAAAACCCTCACTAATCTGGGGAACAACATAAAGGAAAAGGCCCGGAGGTATGTGAAAGGCTGTGAGAACCATGTATACGAAAAATGTCACGGTACCCTGTGGACATGTAGTAGGTACAAAGGGTGTCCAATCCGGTTAGGTGGAGATAAGACCATCGATGGAACATGTTTTCTTATCCATGTTCCCCTTTTCCTTTTCAATTTGGATTTAATTATCATACATATTTTTATTAACATTTTTTAAAAGCGTTTTCAAATGGAAACTACAGCAACAGAAAGCAGAATCAGGAAGGAAGTGTCCAAAAGTACACTGGACGTAAGCCGTGTGTACAGCAGTGATTATCAGAAAGAGGGCACCCAGACTGCCGAGCTTCGCCAGAAAGTGACCACTAAGTCCTTTTATCCCACAAAGGCCATTGCCAATGACAAGCAGGACAATGTCTTCGGTATGGAGGAATTCGGGTTCGAGGAACAGGAGTATGTCAACGAGGAGAACCGTGTAGCTTGGATCGATGTCCCCGTAGGGACCACAATCGAACAGGTGAAGGCAAAATTGGCTGCCCATCCAACTGCGGGTCTGTACAGGATATTGGCCAACAAGCCCATCCTTACGGACAACCAGAAGTATGCAGTGGAGAACAACATTGCCAGTTATGACACCTTTGCCAATAGCCAAGTGGTAAGGTTCCCGGAAGGTGCCGAGAGAGCAGGTGAACTTGCCCTTGACCAAAATGGCAAGCCACAGTACCGTGCAATCTTCTTCAAGAAGGAAGATCCTGTGGACCAAGATCTCCGTACCATGGACGAGGTTTTCTATGCATCTCCCCAAATCCAAGAGGAGCTTAACGAGAACCCACATGTGGTAACAGGTCAGCAACTTTAGTTCAACCTAAGTTGAAAGGGACATCCGAGAGGGTGTTCCTTTCCTTTTTTAATACCAAGACAAAAATGCCATTGACACCACATCAACAAGAAGTGCAGGACAGTGCACTCAGTATCATAAAATCAGGGAACAGGCTCCTTATAAAGGGGAGTGCCGGTGTGGGAAAGACCTACCTGATGAACAGCTTCATAGAGGAGGCCAGAAAATATCTTTCCCCCTACAAGACGATATACTGTTCGGCCCCTACCAACAAGGCAGTGGCAGTTCTCAAATCGAAGGTGACCAATACGGACAATGTGGAGTTCATAACCCTACATTCCGCACTGAAATATAAGAGGATAGTGGACAGAAAAACAGGAGAGGTCTCCTTTGGCCCCGTGTTCTCCGAAAGGAACAAGCCATTGAAAGGGGTCTCCATGATAGTGGTGGACGAGGCTTCTATGGTGGGACATGACCTGCACAGGGACCTTGAGCACTTTGCCAACCTCATGGGGGTAAAGGTGGTGTTCGTCGGGGACCACAAGCAGCTCAATCCTGTCCAAGAAGAGATAAGCCCTGTCTTTATGGGAACGTCAAAGACCTATACACAGGAAGAGTACCAAGAGAAGGGGATTGTACCGGGACCTGATGAGATTTTAATTGAAAAAGAGGGATCCATCACTGTTTCCACCCCATATCCCACAGTGGAGCTTACCGAGATTATAAGACAGGGGGACGGAAATCCCATTATAGACCTCAGCAGGAACTTGAAAAGGATATGGACCTATGAGGACAACCTTGTATCCAATGAACCTAAGGTGGGGTATATGCACTCAAGGGACAAGGAGAGGGTCATATCCACCCTTGCGGCAATCAATGGTTCGGATGAGCTGAAATACCTCGGTTATACCAATCAGGATGTCGATGCACTGAACACTGCCGTGAGGAAGAGAATATATGGCAATCCCAGAAAGGTCGAACCCGGGGAGAGCATTATATTCAATTCTCCCTATAAAGATCTGTACTATACCAACCAAGAGTTGAAGATAGAGGAGCTGACAGTCGTTGAGCAATTGTTCTACCTTCCCTATCAGGATAGATCCGATAAGGTAAAGCTCAAGGTGTATGTCATCAACGGGAAGGAGATGGAAGGTGGGTGGAACGGAGTATTCGTGGTGCACGAAGAGCATGAAAAGCAGTTCCGTACATTGGCCATGGTCACAAAAAGGGCCTGTGAGGCAAGGAACATGACTTGGGTGGACAGGGATGCATTCCTTTCCCAGTTTGCCGATATCAAGTACAACCATGCCATCACGGTGCACAAAAGTCAGGGCAGCACCTATAAACAGGTCATCCTGAACATTTCCAATCTCTCCATAAACAGGGATGAGATAGAGAAACAGAGACTCTTTTATACAGGGGTCACAAGAGCAAGTGAACTATTAATACTTTTTAACAACTAAATTATGAAAATCGAAGAATATCAGGGACTTGCAGCAAGGACCCTACCGGATCTGGGATCACAGGAGAAAAATGGGGCACACATGGCCCTTGGGATAATGTCCGAACTGTTGGAACTATATCTGGCGGATGACAATGACATTGTCAACAAAATGGAGGAGCACGGGGACATGAACTGGTACATTGCCGGTATGTGCACCATTTATGGACTTGACTATGCAAAACTTTTCTCGGAAGCAGTAGTGCCCACATCCGATGCAGATGAGGAAGTGATCAAGGCCTTTGCCGATACTGTTGACCTTGTGAAGAGGGAACTTGCCTATGGTGCAAAGATGGAAGGGGAAAAACTGGCCTGTGTGGCCACATTGTTACTGTCCTTCTGTAAGGCCTATGCAAAACAGGAGAATTTTGACTATATTCACTCCCTCCAAAAAAATATCGAAAAGCTCAGGACAAGGTTTCCTGACAATTTTGATGCCGAAAAGGCCATCGACAGGGATGTCGATAAGGAGAGAGAAACACTTGAATCTTAACAATTATGGCACAGATACCTACAAAGCTAAGGGCACTCCTAAAGGAAAAAGGCCCTAAAAGGACCTTCAAGGAAGGTACTCTGGCAGAGTTCAGTAAAATGGTCCTAAGTCTTGTCACCGTTGATGACCAAATGTTGTTCGTGGAGGTAAGGAACAGAAGGATAGAGGAACTTGACAATATTCCGGAAGGGGCCATTGTCAATGTTGACTTTATCTTTGCAGGCTCCGAGAAGAACGGGAAAAGATACAACAACCTCATAGTCACGAAAATATCAAGGATATGAGGGCACTTTCCCAGACCGAGTTCGATGCACTTTCGGACAGTGAGAAGAACGACTACCTTAAAAAGAGGGAGGACCATCTCAACATGCTCATGCGTGGAACAGTGGTCCTTTCCTCTCTTTTAGTGGAATGGTTCGATGAACTTGAGAATGCAGGATATGCAAGACAGAGGCTCAAACAGGTGCTGAAACTCTCGAAAAAGGAATCAGAGGCCTATCTTGACAGGATTTTTGACAAGTTGGAAAATACATTGCCATCCTCTTCCTATGTACAGGAGGTGTCCGGAAAGGTGGAGGAACTGCTGATAAAAAACCATTGACCTATGGAATATACCATTTTTGATAAGGAGACAAACGGTCTCTACAGGGAAGTCACAAAGATACATTGTATAAGCTATTCCGATTTCAGGGATGGTGAACTTGTGGGGAAGGGTGTCCTTACCGATTATGGTGACATGAAAGCTTTCTATTCCACCAGACCTGTTCTGGTGGGCCATAACATCACCAGATATGACCTTCCAGTGGCAAAGAAGATATTGGGAGTGGAATATGGAGGGACCGTTGTGGACACACTCGGGATTTCTTGGCAGATGTTCCCCATGAAAGGATATAAACATGGCCTTGAGGCTTGGGGGGAGAGATTGGGATTTCCCAAGCCCCCAATCGAGGATTGGAGGAACCTTTCACTGGAAAGATACATTGAAAGGTGCAACGGGGATGTCGAGATAAACACACGGCTGTTCCATGAACAGTTGAAATACCTCAAGGAACTGTATGCCCATGGTGGTGACCTTGCCTCATTGTTTTCCTATATACATTTCAAGATGCAGTGCCTTTGGGACCAAGAGCTTGAAGGGATACCATTGGATGAGGAAATGTGTATAAGGAGCAGGGATGCCGTACAGGCAGAGATCGATGAAAGAGTGGCAACATTGAGTGCCGAAATGCCCCCTGTACTTGATAAGACCGCACCAAAGAAGATGTACAAACAGGATGGGATGTTGTCCAAACATGGTGAAAAGTGGATCGATTACATAACCGAGCTTGGATTGCCAGAGGATACCATGGAGACCTATGTTCCCGGAAATCCGGGGAGTCCGGACCAATTGAAATCTTGGTTGTTCAGCCTTGGATGGGAACCTATCACTTTCAAGACATCAAAGAATACAGGGGAGGAAATTCCACAGATTTCACTTCCATTCGGTGGTGGGATATGCCCCAGTATCGAGGATATGTACGATGACCATCCAGTATTGGAGGCCCTTGGGGGATTCTATATGCTCAGGCATAGGTTGGGGCTGTTCAAGTCCTTTCTTGAGGCCAAACATGAAAACGGAAAGGTCTATGCCACTGCCCATGGGTTTACCAATACCATGAGATTGAAGCACTCAAAGCCGATTGCCAATCTTCCCGGTGTGGACAAACCTTGGGGCAAGGAGATAAGGGGATGTTTCAAGATCCCCGACCACAACCATATCATGTGCGGCTCCGATATCAGTGGACTTGAGGACAATACCAAACAGCACTATATCTACTTCTATGATCCAAAATATGTGGAGGAGATGAGGGTGCCGGGATTTGACCCCCACTTGGATATTGGAAAGCTTGCAGGTCTGATAACACAGGAAGAGGAGGATTTCTATAAAAGGGTGGACTCCCTGTCAAGGGAGGAATATGATTCCCTGTCGGAAGAGGATAAAAAGACCTTTAAGGCCATAAAGAAGAAACGGGGCACATCAAAGACAGTGAATTTCTCCGCTACTTATGGTGCAGGGGCAGCAAAGATAGCCATCACCGCAAAATGTGATGTACCCTTTGCACAAAAGCTCCACTCCATATATTGGCAAAGAAACTCGGCAGTAAAGAAAACTGCAAATGCCTGTGTGGTAAGGAAAATAAGGGGCCAAAAATGGCTCTATAATCCTGTTGCCAATCTCTGGATGTTCCTAAAGGCCGATAAGGACAGATTTTCGACACTCAACCAATCCACAGGTGTCTTTGTGTTCGATTCTTGGCTCAGAAGGGTCAGGCAGAACCTAAAGCCCTATGGGATCAAGATCTTGATGCAGTACCATGATGAGATCATGTTGATACTGCCCAAAGGATATGAGGATGTGGTGGAGGCAGTGCTCAGGAAGAGTATGCAGGAGGTGAACGACCAGATAAGGCTCAACGTGGAGATAGGCATATCCGTTGATTTTGGAAACAACTATGCCGATTGTCACTAAAAACCAAAAACAATATGATACAGTTCCAATGTAAGTTTTTTGCCCCTGCCCTGTTGACGGAGGACCAGAATTTTTCCGATATTTGTAAAGAACTGTACCAAGACCTTGCAATACCCATTATGCTCTTTGACGAGCATGAGATAATCAATAGTATGCAAAAACAGTTCCCCAGAACAAAATTCAAACTGATGTTCGTGGCCATTGGCTATGACAAACCCTATGAAGCATGAGAGTAAGAGCAATTTTACATTCTCCTGACAAGAAGACCTTTTCCTTGGATATAGTCGATGATCAGGGGAACACCGTGAAGAAGGGAGCCTCATATCCAATGCACCAGATAAGGAAGAAGGGGGTCTCGTTCTATACCGAACTAGAGGATAAGTGTATTTTCAGGCTCACTGTCCTATCCTATGAAGGAGAATATGAAATAGTCTGTGTAAACCCGTATATAAACATTTGATCATGAACAACAAGGAAAAGACATTGTTACAGAAAGAAATAGTGGATTCCTTGGATCCCCATCCACATGGCAGATTGCTGTTGGCCCCAAGGGTGGGGAAATCGAAACTTGCAATCGACATTATAAAAAGGGAGAAACCAAAATCCATTACATGGGTGACCCCATCGACAAAATTGGCCGAAGAGGACATCCCACAGGAATTTGAGACTTGGGGGGCGAAGAGGTATCTTAAAAAGCTCACCACTGTCACTTGGGCATCCCTTGACAAGATAGAGGGCCACAGTGAACTGGTGATATTGGACGAAGAGCAGTTTGCAACCGAGAACAATCTTGAAAAACTGTTGAACGGAAAGCATACCTTCGACTATATCATCTCGATGACAGGCACTGCCACAAAGCACAAGGAAAAACAGGAGCTTTATGATAAACTTGATCTTTCGGTACTCTACGAGCTGAACATCAATGATGCAGTGGACATAGGGCTGTTGAGCAACTATGACCTGTTTGTACTGGAAGTGGACATGGGCAACCAGAAAACCATATTGGCAGGTACAAAGGCCAAGCCCTTTATGGTATCGGAAATCAGCCAGTACCAGTATCTTGATAGGATGGCAAAACAGGCCATGTACCAAAAGAGAAGGGATGCCCAGTTCAGGATCTTGGCAAGGAGAAGGTTCATAGCCAATTCCATGTCCAAGTTCAATGCCGCAAAGTTCCTTATGGAAAACCTTGAAGGCAGGAAACTGCTGTTTGCGGGGAGTATAGCCCAAGCTGAGGACCTGTGCAAAAATGTGTACCACAGTAAATCCGACAACAAGGCACTCAAAGCTTTCCAGAAAGGGGAGATCAATGAGATTGCCATGGTGGATGCAGGGGGCACAGGATTCACCTATAGGGCCATTGATCATTTGATAGTGGTCCAGACGGACAGTGACAAGAATGGCCGTACATCACAGAAGATCAGTAGGACACTGTTACAGCAAAAGGACTACAAGGCCATCATCTGGCTTGTCTCCCTTACCGGCACCCAAGATGAAAAATGGGTGGAGAGTGCCCTTGAAAACTTTGACAGGTCAAAGGTGAGATATGAAAGGCTAAAGAATTTTCTAACAGGAGAAGAATATTTTAAGAAACATTTTATTAACAAGCTATGACTTTAAATCAGCAGATAAAGGAAAGGTTGAGGGAATATAACATTCCTGTCGATGATGGTATAAATTTCCTGTTGGGAATCTATTATGGACATATCTCAGAATACTTTCCCTTGGTCTTTAAACTAAGAATCATGGCCACAAAGATCTATGAAGGTGACCCAAAGGCCAGTAATACCATTAAATGGAACATTCCATTGTTCGATGACCAAGTCACTGGATATGAATGGGTAAGTGGTTGGATGGACATGTTCGGGGAAATAAATCCCGATAGAAGGGGGACCAAGTCCTTTGTAATGTCACGGATGAAGAAATTCTTTGTGGAGAACCCAACTGTCCGTGTTGACGATATCATGGGGGCCACAAAGATGTATTTCCGCAATGTGGACAATGCCAAGTTCCTGAAATCTTCACATAAGTTCATTATGGAGGGCAAAGGTGCCGATAGGTATTCACTGCTCTTGGAATGGGTGGAAAAGTACCAGAACTGGCAGAAGGCCGATAAGGAAAGGAACAGTATCAGTAACACGATGCAATGATATGACAGATTTAGCCATACTATCAAAGAATTCCATTATATCCTTAGTAAAGGATAAGCTTGACACCATTATAGAAAAGGATGTGCAGGTGAGGATAGAAGGGAAGGGAAATTGTTTTTCCCTTAGTCCATACTCCGATAAGATAGGTGTAAAAAATCTCTTGAGATACTATATGGGTAAAGAAGCTTCTGTCAGAGAGAACAAATTTTCTTTGTCCATTATATCCCTTACAGGAGAAGACAGGGGCTTTCTTTCACTTGATTTTGATAAAGTAAGAGTCATATCCCTTGAGATGCATGGAGACTGGACAGCAATAAGAATGGATGAACTTACAATAAATTTTAGATTATGATTGAACTGTTGAAATTCGTGCTGTCAAGCTTTTGGAAATTTCTTGGCTTTTTTCTCATTCTTTTGGTGATCGGGGAATTTCTTGAAATTTATTTCACAATATTCTTTGATTGGCTCAAAAGTCTCAGCAGAAAAAAGTAACATTGCCCCCGTTCTGGTTATCGGGAATCTTCAAGGTTCCATATATCTATGAATGTTGGGGCAGTAAAAAGAACAATTTGACCTATTATTATCTATGAACTTTATAGAGGAATTCAAAAAGGGCCAAGAGGGCCATAATGAGGGACTCCCCATGGGACCCGGACTCTACAGTGTCAGTAAGTCCATCAATGACCTTCAAAGAGGGATGCTCATAGGTGTGGCCTCTGCCCCAAAAGTGGGAAAGTCCACTTTGGTGGATTCCGGAATGGTCATACATCCATATCTATATGCCCTTGAACATGGTCTTGAGATAGAGTTCAACTACTTCTCGTATGAGATAGACAGGGTAAGCAAGGAATTTGATTTTTGTGCCTTCTTCCTCCATTACGATTTCAATATTTCCCACATAAGGTTGGAAGGGGGCCGAAAATATCTTGGAAAGGATACCATAGAGGTCTCATCCACCTATCTCAGGGGCAGGTTGAAGGATGACAATGGACAGTTGATAGCTGTAAAGCCGGAGGTAATGGAGGCAGTGAAGACAACCTACACCAGAAGGATAGTGCCGCTGTTCGGGGAATACTCCATGACCGGCAAGATGCTAAAGAAAGGTGTGATAAACTTCATCGATTTCAGGGAAAATCCCACAGGGGTCAGGAACTGGCTCATTGCCTATGGGGAGAAGAACGGAAAATTCGTCTATGAGCATTTCAGGGACAAAAATGGCAAGAGTGGAAAAAGGACAGTAGGGTATATTCCCACCAATCCTGAAAAACATGTCATCATAATAATGGACCACCTTAGAAAGCTGATTCCCGAAAGGGGATTTCTGATGAAACAGACAGTGGACAAAATGGTGGAGTACTTTGTGGAGTTCAGGAACTGGTGTGCATGGACGATCATTGCCATCATCCACTTGAACAGGGCCATGACGGATCCTGCAAGGTTGAAGATATATGGTGACATGCTCTACCCCAATGGTGACGATGTCAAGGACACCGGAAACTTTAGTGAGGAGTGTGACCACCTGTTCACGATGTTCAACCCGAATGACGAGAGGTACAATCTTCAAAAGCATTTTGGAAAGGTCATCAAGGACAGGCACAACAATGAACTTTATCCAAACATGAGGACACTGCACCTTGTGGAGAGCAGACATGTCTACTTTCCACAACATTTCAGGGTCAATATGTTCGGGAACATCAAAAAATTCGAGAAACTTGATATACAATAGTTATGCCGGAAAAATTCATAGTGGCAGAGGTCACAAAAAATTGGGTGAGAGCAACCCCCGTGGAAGGGGATCTATTGAGCCAGAAGTTTGAAAAGGTCATAAATACCAATTTTAAGAGGGGGTATGATCTTATTGAATGGAAGATAACCTCCTTCATAAATGGAGATGTACTGACAGAAACAATAATAGCAATCTTTAAATTGAGAGAATAATGGCAAAATTATCCATTAGGGAAATTCGGGCTTTAGCTGCTAAAATAAAGAAGGAGCTGAATGAGGCCATCAACGAACAGAACAAGAAGAATCGGGAAGAGGCCGAGAAAAAATTCTTTACCACTGCCATTGGAAAAAAAGTAAGGGCAGTAAGGGAATTTGACAAAAGGCTCATAAGTACTTCCGAGCTTAGCAAACATCTTGATTATAAGCATAACAATACTTATGGAAGTTGGGGCGAATGTCCCATTGAAAGTGAACTCATCATAGCACAGATAGACTCCAAGGACGACATCATGTCAAAGGTCGATGAAATCACAAAAAGATTAAAAGCTAAAATCAAATAACATGGCAACAACCTATCTTATCGTCGGTGAATCCGGCACAGGGAAATCCACATCCCTTGGAAAAGTGGACAGTCTTGGCCTTATAGGTCTCGACCCAAAGGAAACGGCCATCATAAATGTGATGGACAAGCCTCTTCCCTTCAAGGGTAGCAAGGCCCAGTATGGTAACCTTATCAGTGCAGGGGGCAACTATGCCGCAGTATCCGATGGTGTCATCATATTGAAGATACTTGCCTCCCTAAAGGAGAGACAGGACATCAAGAACATTGTCATTGACGATTTCCAGTACATCATGGCCGAAGAATTCATGGCCAAGGCACTGAAAAAGGGCTATGACAAGTTCAACGAGATCGGTAAACATGCCTATGATGTGATCACACAGGGCAAGAACCTAAGACCGGACCAGAACTTCATCTGTCTCACCCACTCCGATTTTGATGACAAGGCAGGCACCTATAAGCTCAAGACCATTGGAAAGATGCTCGATGACAAGGTAAACCTTGCCGGACTCTTCACGGTGATCCTGTACACACAGGTGGATGCAGTGACCAAGGACGGGGAGACAAAAGTGACGTACAACTTTGTCACCAACAAGTACAGCAACAATGCAGGGATAGAGATCCCCGCAAAATCCCCGATAGGGATGTTCGATGAGCTATTGATACCGAATGATCTCGGGCTTGTGGTGCAAAAAGCCTCCGAATACTATGGATAATCCAATTGAATTCGTTGCAGGACTGCTCATAGGGGCATTTGTAGGCTCCCTTTTCACACTGCTGCTTTGGATAAGGTCCAAGACAATGAAGAGGGACACAGAGAGTAAACTGTTGGAGGATGAGGCCAAGGAAATTGAACGTGGCCTCACGGACAGGAATTGAGAGTTTTTAATCAAGTTAACTTTATTAAATTTTTATTGACATGTCAAACGACAAACAACAGATCAAGGTATCCGATGTACTCAGGATGCTGAACGAGGGAAAGACAAGGGACGACATTGCCCAAGAGTACGGTCTCAGTAAGGCCGACACAAAGAGACTGTTCCTACATCCTGCATTGAAGGGCAAGAAGACCAAGGTGATAAAGGAACTTCCATTCGAGATAGTGGACGACTCCGAGGAGATGGCACAGGCCCCCGGGCCAGTTGCAGGTGCCCCTGAACCTGCTTCCGTAGAGGAAGGTGACCACGAGGAAGAAGAGTAGATCAGGCCCTTTCGCAAAAAAAGCAAAATTAACATTATAATATCACATCTATTATGAGTGAACAAGTATCGAAGATCGGTTTCGGATATGTGGATGACACCGATGAAAAGTTAAAGTCAAGGTCAGGTGGATCATTTGGTCTCAATCAGGCCCTGTTGACAAAATTTGAGTACAACCCGAATGCCGGTAAGGATGGTACTGCCGCAAATGCCATTGACATTGTCTTCCAAGTGGGGGACAGGGAATTCAACAGCCGTATCTATGAGACCACAAAGGTCTATGACAAGAACAGCAACGAAATCACCGATGTCAACAGCAAGGAGTACATCGATGCCTACAATGCCGACTGGACACAGAAGAATGCAGTGATAGTGCACATATTGAAGGCATTCAGGACAGATGCAGAGGTAAAACAGGCCTTTTCGGCCCCGATTGCCGATTTTGCATCCTTTGCGAACATTGCCCAGTCCCTGCTGCCGGATGGTTTCAATACCAAGCCGTTGGATGTGTTCCTTGAGTACCAATGGAGCATTTCCGATGGTCAGGACAGAACCTATCTACAGCTTCCGAGGAACATGAAGGGGGGCTATTTTGTGGTCCCTGCACAGCCCGGAACTTGGAAAGAGGAAATTGCAGAGGATGGTTCCCTGTCCTATAAGAACGAATCAGGTGCAGAACATCCGTTCAAAAGGGACAAGAACTTCATGGAAGGCCCAAAGGCCAACCAACAAAAGGAGGGTGAGGAACTGCCTGCCCCCGGATCAGCATCTGGTGGTGCAGGTTCCGCCACTGCAAGTACTTGGTAAACAATATCTTAGCTTCCCGTTATGAATTTTGGATATAAATCGGACAGACCTGACATAAAAGGTTTCATAGATAGGGAGAACATTCTTGAAATGTTCGACGAAGAGGACATATTCTCATTGGTGTTCGGGTTCAGGCCCAGACTCTATGAATATGTCCGATCACCTTTCAGAAGTGATTCCTCACCGGGCTGTTTCTTTACAATATCCCCTTCGGGACGTTTAAGGTTCGTTGATTTTGCCAATAAGGATGTGGTGTACGGCATCAAGATGTCCAACATGGACTGTTTTGATGCCGTACAGACATTCTTCAAGTTGCCCAATTTCTACCTTGCCCTCAGGTTCATCGAAAGGAATCTGACGAAAGGGGGCAAAAGGAGAAAAGTGTTGAAGAGAGGCCCCAGACCTGTAAAGGAGAAGGTCGAAATGTTGTTCCAAGGGAGGAACTTTGTGAGAAAGGATGCAGAGTTCTGGTCCCCCTATGGAATATCAAGGGTCAATCTATTGGAGGACAATGTGTTCCCTGTCAGTAGGATACTTATGAGGAACACAAGGAACGGGGATGTGGACACATTGTTGAAAGAGACCTGCTATGCATATACAGGTTTTGAAGAGAGGATAAAGTTCTATTTTCCCTATAGAAAGGGAAGGGGCAAATTTGTCACCAACTGTACCATGGACGATATAGGGCACCTTGATAGGTTGCCCCCCTATGGAAGACAGCTCATCTATACCAAGTCCTATAAGGACAGAAGGGTACTGGTCAACTCCGGCAGATATTCCGTGTGGAACCAGAACGAGGGCATGGAACCCTCCGATGATGTGCTCTTCCCGATGGTAAAGAGGTTTGACAGTTTTGTGATCCTGTACGACAATGATGCACAGGGTATAAAGGCCTCACTTGCACTTGCCCAGAGGGTGAATGCACAGTTCCCGCACAGGGCAAGGCCATTGTGGATACCCGAACATCTTCTGTCCAAAGGTCTCAAGGACCCTTCCGATCTTAGAAAACACTCCCTTACGGATTATAATGAATTCCTTAAACACTCACTGATATGAGCATCTTGAAGAATATACATCCCTCTTGGCAACCAGTGCTATACAAATTGCACGAGGCCCCGTTGAGGGAACTCAATACCAAAATACTCCCAAACATATCTTACCAACCAAGGCCGGAACATATCTTCCGTGCTCTTGAACAACCTGTGGATGCCATAAAGGTCACCATACTTGGCCAAGACCCATATCCCACACCCGGAAATGCAATAGGACATGCCTTTGCAGTTCCCCAGAATCGGACAAAACCAAAGTCCCTCCAAATAATAGAGAGGGAAGTACTGAACACCGATCCACTGAATGTGAACAAGGGGAGTGAGATAGATATGAACTCTTGGCCCGATCAAGGTATATTATTGTTGAACACAGCACTTACTGTAGAGACTGGCAGGGCAGGTTCACACCTGAAATACTGGAAGGAATTCACGGGACACCTAATCAGGTTCCTGAGTGCCACCAGACCCTGTATATGGCTCCTTTGGGGCAAAAATGCCCAATCCTTTGAACAGATGGTGGCCAATCCAAGGCACCATGTCAAGGGATATAACAGGGAGACCATAGAGACCATGCCGATGAATCCTGACTGGAACTATATCCTAAAGGCAAACCATCCGGCAGCAGAGGCCTACGGAAGTGGAGGGTTCTACAATCGTGACCATTTTTATTTTGTTAACAGAATCCTTGCCCTACAGGGCAGGGGAACCATTGTTTGGTAAACCATTAATTTTTTAAACTCATGAGTACAAGAACAATTACCGTTTTTTCCACAAAGGGAAAACAAAAAGCAAAGATTGACACTGACGTAAAAACTTGGGGAGAACTCAAGCCATTGGTAGAAGCGGAAGGTTATGACCTTTCAAAACTACATGCCACCGAGAATGTGAACCGCCATGACCTCAACCATAAGGATGGGTCATTGCCAGAGGGCAACTTCACATTGTTCCTGAGGCCCAAGAAGACGAAGTCCGGACTTGATGTAAAGGGAAAGAGTTTCAAGGAACTTCGTGCCATGGTAAAGGAGCACCAAGATGAGGAGGGCTTCATCGAGCACCTCAACAAGACAGGTGTGAACTATACCCGGTTGAAGACAGAGGACCTTGCAAAAAGGTTGAAGTCTTGGAAACCAAAGGCAGGTAAGAAAACAGCCAGTGCCCCTAAACCTGAAAAGGCCGCTGCAAAGGAGGAGTCCGCAAATGCAATCGAGGCCACTACCAATGCCGACAGAGTGGGACTGATCGAGAACCTTCTTGAGGAGATCCTTTCCAACAGTTCATCCGAGGATGTCACCGCAAGGGTGGAAATCATCCAAGATGAGGTGGCAGGCCTTAAAGTGGAAATCCAAGAAGAAGAGGACGAGAACTCCGAAGAGGCCCAAAGAAGAAGGGAAGAAGAGGAGCAGAGAAAAGCTGACGAAGCCGAGACAGAGGAGCTTGCCAATGAGGCAGACGACTTTATGGATGGGTTTGAATAGGCACATTTTTTATGAACAACCAAAATGGGCCACCACTGTATGGCCCATTTTTTAATATCGGATTTTTATGAACCTAATTTCCAACAGTTCCCATCTTGAAGATTTTATGTTTGCTGCAAGATCTATGTCAAGAACAAAGAAAGTGTCTTGGATAACAAGGATGGCCATGCAGAACAGGCTCTGCTACAGCAACGGTAAATGGGATGCCTTCTATATGGACAAGTACATAGAGTTCATGGAAAAGCTCGTGGACACCATGGACAGGGTGTTCGGCCAAGAGTGGGACATGCATGCACAGTCCTTCATGGCAGAAGGGCCGGACAACTATGAAAGGGAGGACGTATATGAACTGTTCCCCGTGATCCGTTTCAAAAGGGTACTCCTCAAAAATTCAAAGGGACTTGAGAAACCCTTGAACGATATGTTCATGTCATTCAGGGTGGAGAAGTCACCGGAGGGCCATTTCTATTTAAGATACCCCACAGGGACAAGGGCGACCTTCCCAGTGGAGGACATGAACACGGGCTTTGTCCACTCACACCTGAGGTACAGGAGCATCAACCGTTTTTCCGATGCCTTCATGCTACAGGGGTTCTGTACCGGCAGTGGGGAGATAAACGATTTTCTTGCACAGATGAGGGGGGAGGACGTGGATTCCGGGTTTTTGGAATTTTTCTTTGTGTTCCTTGATACCTTCATCTCTTGGGAGAGCCTTGAAGGGACCCCCCATGCCTATATGAGCAAGACCCTGTCCGAATACGACAGGCAACAGGTCAATCCGGGAGAGGCCATGTGCAGGGAGTGCTATATGGGCCTTCGTGAAAAATTGGCCGAAAATCCCGAACTGTTCTCAAGCCCGGACTTTGTCTTCCACGATGGAAGATATATCATAAAGGACAACCCAAAACTCGATATGCTGTTGAGAAGGGTGTCCATGTCCTCGGCCTTTATAAAGAAAAAAGTGCTCTGTAAGCTTTCCCCTGATGGAAAGTATTACTCCATGAAAAAGGGTTCCGCCTCACGGCAAGATCTCGGAGAGTACAACAGGAGCATGGAGAACAGCTTTGGTGAAAGACCATATTTCCTGTTACAGGGGGAGAAGGTCCATTACACCATTGTCCAGTCAAGACAGGAAAAGGACGACCCAGAAGAATTCAATGTTCACCCAAAATTCAAAGAATATGTCAAACAAAGAATGGAAGAGAAGTTATACAGCAGGGCAATTAGATATAGTGAACTTGCAGCCCAACGTCAAGGTAATGATGCCGGATCCAGTGTTGTTGAAGATCAAGTACCTGTGCAAGAGCATTCCTGATGTGGAATGGTCGGGCATACTTTTCTACTCAATAAAGGGCAGTATAAAAAAACCTGCCACCATGCAGATCATATTGGAGGACATCCTCCCAATGGACAAAGGATCAAAGACCTATACCGAATACAACATCGATGAGAGGTATATGGAGTACATCATGGAGGATGAGAGCAGGATGGAGTGGAAAATGGGCCATATCCATTCACACAATACCATGAACGTGTACTTCTCGGGCACTGATATGTCCGAACTCAATGACAATGCCCCATCACACAATTTCTATCTGTCCCTTATAGTGAACAACTATATGGACTTTACAGCAAAGGTTGCCTTTGTGGGCAGCATGAAGGAGAAAGTGAAAAAGCTCAATTACATGGCCCTTGATGAAAATGGCCAAAAATATGTGATAGAGAAAAGGGACTTCACCATTGAGAAGGAAAAACTGTATGTTCTGGGATGTGACATAAGGCACAATGCAGAGACCATAACAGTGGGGCAGGACTTTGCCGATAAGGTAAGGGAACTCCTCAAACCAAAAGTGGTGCAGCCCGTACAGACAACACAGCAAAAAAGAAACCCGAACACCCCACTCTTACCTGCCCCGAAAACAAACATGAAGGACAGGCCGGGAAGAGGGGATGCCGTAAAGAAGAACGGGAAAAAGAACAAGAGCCTTGCCGAAATGTTCGATGAATGGGAGGCCGATGTGAACCTGTTCCAAAAGGCAACGGATTCCACACACGAGGGATTCTGTACCAGTGTCCTGAACTTTTCACTGGGTGTCCCGGATGAAGTGGGGATAGAGGATATCCTCAGCAGTTACGAGGATCTCAACATGACACCACAGGAACTCGCAAGCAGTGTGATGCACGTGTATGTGGCAGTCTATGAAGGATACTATGATGATGTGGACGATACTGAAATGTTCATTGAGAGGACACAGATTTTCTTGGAAAACCTTGAGGAGTGGGAAAGTGTGTTCCCCATAGTATCGGACACCATAGACGTAGTAAGGGAAATGTTAACCAAATTTGAAGAATATGGAACATCAGTATGACAGGTTCAAAGATGCCCCTTGGTTCCCAAGGAACGAGGAGGCCTGCCTCATAGGAGGAGCAGGTGGAATAGGCAGTTGGCTGACCTTCTTTTTGACAAAAGCGGGCTTCAAGCCCATTGTATATGATCACGACACCATAGAGGAGCACAACATAGGTGGTCAATTGTTCCGTGTAAAGGACATCGGAAAACCAAAAGTGGAGGCAATATCCTCCATAGTGAAGGAGTTCTGTGGTGATGACATATCCACTTTTGAGACAAAGGTGGACCTCAATTCCCCCACTCACCATTTCTGTTTCTCGGCATTCGATAACATGAAGGCCAGAAAGGATCTGTTCGAGGTGTGGAAGAGGTCCATTCCGGGATGTACGGTGATACCCCTGTTCATAGATGGCAGGCTCACCATGGAACAGTTGCAGATATTTGCCGTGACCCCGGACAGGGTGGCACAATATGAGGAGCACCTGTTCGATGATTCGGAAGTGGAGGACGAGGCCTGTACATTGAGACAGACCTCACACACCGCTGCAATGATAGCCTCCCACATGACATCCATATTTACGAACCATCTCACCAATGTCTATGAACGTCAGGTATACAGGGACGTACCCTTTTTCTATGAGTTCTATGGCCCGGTGAGCCTTACAAACATAGAGTGATATGAACCTTACCACAGCACATAGGGGCAGGGGAATGAAAAGGGACAGGTTCCAGATGGCCACCACTTCATCGAATGGATATTATCCATTCTATACAATGTGTGGTGACCTTCGACCTATAGGGAACGAATTTGTCTATCACAAACCCTCCATAAAAGGGTATTACAATGTGATAGGCAGATATGACCAACTCTTACAGGACCTGCACAGCTCCGATAGAATGGACAGGTTCGAGTTCGTATACTCGGATGTCATGTACCATATATATGCAATGAAGCATTGTATCATGGATACGGAAGGTGACTTTCTGTTGTTGATGACCTTCAAGGAAAGGGAATTTTTCCAAGAGGCATCAAATGAAAGGAAGAGAGAGTTCAGGAAAGATGAAATGTGGTGCTTCAAGCTATTTGTTTCCACAAAACTGATGTTGGATGCAAGGTATACCAACCTTTGGAAAAAGCTTGATAAGGAATATGTGTCGGAATGCTACAAAAAAGGTGTGGCAGTGGAGTTCACCACATCGGAAGAGATCGATGTACAGGTGTTCTCCAACAATTTCAACCCCACATACCCCACCATATCACAGTTCATGAGACACCTCAAGGAAGATGTGCCAAGATTGTTGATGGATGCCATGACAACCTCATTGGAGGATCCCGTGGAGGATGAGATGGAAGATGAAGGGGTCGAGATGTACACACACATGGGGGGAACCATCAGTGGTACGGATATCAGGATAAGCAGTCAGGATACCATACAACTGTCAAACCTCAATGTGGAGCAGGCTTCCCCCGAGAGTTATACCGTCACATTGTCGAATGATGCGGGAGAACAACGGTACATAGCGGGAGTGGACAGTTTTACAAGCTCTGCTGATGCCGTTGTAAGAACCGAATATGTGGACATTGTATCCGATTCCACCGATATGCAGGAAGCAATCCGACAGGTGGATATGCCGATTGTGGCCCCACAGGGATTCGAGATCATTGACGACACTGCCGAAGATTATCAGGAAATCGGTACCTTTGAGGCAGATGGCCAAGTCGAACCAGACAGCCAGTAACCTTAAAAAAATCGATATTATGGCAGGAGGAAACAACAAGAGAAAAGGCTCCGATGCCGAAAGATTATATGCCAAGGTCTTTAGGGACCTTGGTTTTTCTTTCGTGCAGACCTCTAGGTACGGGAGCAGGATACACGATGATGCGGGGATAGACCTGATAAATCTCCCCATCAATGTGCAGATCAAGGCCGGCAGGCAAAAGGGGATGAACCCCAGTGCAGTAATAGCGGACATCAAACAAAGAATTTCCCAGATGTTCCCAAAGAAGTCAGAAGAACATACCAACCCTCTTGTGGTGATACATAGGAAGGAAGTCGGTAGAGGTAAAAAAAGGGGAGAGGTGGACGACATTGTCCACATGAGTTTTGAAGATTTCAAAAAACTGTTAATTAGAATAAAATGGGAGTGATTATTGCCACAAAAGAGCAGATAGATGAATATTTTGCGTCCACTGCACTCAGCCAATCAAGTTTGAAGGCCCTTGCACAGGGCTTGGACTCTTTTTTGGCAAACCAAACAGAGACAACCGAACTTTTTTATGAGGAAAAGGGCCATTTTGTGATAGGATCCGGGGTGGATTGCCTGCTCACGGGCCAAGAGGGCCAGTTCGACAATGAATATCATGTGTCCACTATGGAAAAAAAGCCAAGTGACACCATAATGAGCATAGTCAACCAGACCTTTGCCCTTGTCCTTGAACAATTTGAGATGGAAAGGGCAGACTATCCGGAGATGACCTTTGAATCCTTTATCCTTGATACAGGGAACGAACTACAGGTGTACCATGAGCATGTCCTCAGGGCATGTGATGACCATGAGTACCAGATGAGGTGGAAAACGGAGACAAGGGTGAACAAGATCTTGGAAGAGGGCAATATCTATTTTATAGATCTACAGGAAGGACATGGAAAACAGATCCTTGATGCCGAACAGCACAATAAGATCCGTGATATCGTAATGTCCCTTACCACCAATCCCTTAACGGCAAAATATTTTGACAGGGAAATGCAGTCCAGACAGGAGAACATGGATTTTTACTATCAATTGCCCATCTACTTTACCTACAGGGGAATTGAATGTAAGGCCCTATTGGATTTTGTTGCCGTCACAAAGGACAAGGATGGAAAGATCATAAAGATCGAACCTTTTGACCTAAAGACAATGTCGGGCAATACCATAGGTTTTTCCCGTAGTGTCTCCTCAAGGAGATATGATATCCAAGGAGCTTGGTACACCATGGCCCTTTGGAACAAATTCATAGGAGAGGTCAATGACGGTGATGATGTCATCTCTCCCTTTACCTTTATAGTGGAGTCCACTACCCAAACCGGTAATCCTCTTGTCTATAGGTGCCATCCATCCCTTTTGGAAATGGGAAGAAATGGTAGGCCACCCTTGAAATTGGGGGATCCCCAGATCATCGAAAAGACCCCATATCTTGTAAGGAATGAGATAAAAGGGTATGAACAATTGTTGGAAGAGTATCTATGGTACGAAGAAAACGGTTGGGAAAAGGAGAGAAAGGTAGTGGAGAACCAAGGAGTTTTGGAACTGGACTGGAACGGAATCATTTGACACATGGAAATAGAGATTGGAAAGTATTATGTGAACAAAACGTGGAAATACCTGAGGCCCTGTCTAAGGGAGTATGGTCCCACCTTTGTCATAAAGTTCAATGCCCTTTTCAAACTCGCCATGGGAATACATGATTGTGTACTGGATGGTACGGATTTCGAGAACCAAAGGCTCATCTATATGTTATTGGACAAAAAGTACAATCCAAGGGCATACGAGAGCTTCATGAACTGGATAAAGCACCAGAATTTCTATGTAACGGACTATTCCCATGATGTCACACTTGATGGAAGAAGGCACATGGTAGTAGTGAAGGTCCCGAAGAAATTTGAGGATGCCCATGAGCAGTTCATAAAAAGTAGATACAGCAGTATGTACCTCCCCGAAGAAATAGAGACCCTGTTCGAGGGAGAGGACTCAAGGAAGGTCAAGGAAATCCTATTACAATATGATTCGGCAAGGAAGGAGTTTGTTGATAAGGTCAACAACACCTTCAAGACTGCCATGAGAATCGAGGATACCTATGGTGGGGAACTGGATTTCCCCATAGAGAAGGAAAAAGAGTATTTTAACTATAGAGGGGGTTGATGCCCCCTCTTCAAAAAACCATTACCATGATAAATATTTTGATCCACTGCAAAGAGGACAGTAAGATTCTGGACAACTTCCAGAAAAATTGGAAACGGGAAACCTATACCTCAACAGATGATGAGGGGTATGAGGTGGAGCTTACAAAGGGAATCAGGCAAAGTGTCACAGGGGTCCCGGTAAGAACAGTGACGATAACATCAGGTGCCGAGAAGGTACAGTTGGTGGACACAAGGAAGGAGGACAGCCCACTGTTCACATTGGAAGGGCCAAAGGCCCTACAGCTTACAGTGTTGGAGGACTATCTGGTAGGACTGCTAAAAAGAGGGAAAAGCCATGGTAATAGGGATTTCAGGTAAGATAGGGTCCGGAAAGGACCTTGTCGCCAAGATAATACAGGCACTGACCTGTCAACCAAGTTCCTTGGACAGGCTCAACAACCCGGATCTGGGGAATATCGATATCGAAAGATTCATAGAATCGAAGATATGGGACATTCCCAAATTCACCGTGCACAGGTTTGCGGATGCCTTGAAGGACAATGTGTGCAATATCATCGGGTGTACACGGGCACAGTTGGAGGACAGGGATTTCAAGGAGACCCCGTTGCCAGAGGAATGGTGGTGCTATAACATTGGTGGAAACCTCCTTTCAAGAGGATATTACGATAATGAGGCCGACCATAAAATGGCAGAGGAGAGGTATCTTGTGAAGACAACCCCAAGGATGATACTCCAAAGACTTGGTACGGAAGGTGGAAGAATGTTGATACATCCAAATATCTGGGTCAATGCCCTGTTCAGTGGATATCAAACCAGACCTGTGACCTTACCTGATGAAACTACTTTTATCAAGGATGAGGAAAAGTGGTTTGAGGATAGAACTTCACACTGGATAATCCCGGATGTAAGATTCCCCAATGAGCTTGAGGCAATCCAAAAACGAGAGGGGATTACCATCAGGATTGAAAGGCCCGGTTATGAGGCCACAGGAAATCACCTATCCGAGACTTCCCTTGACGATGCCCTGTTCGATTATACCATACAGAACGATTCCAGTATAGAGGATCTTGTACACACTGTGAGGTTGATACTGAACAAGGAAAAAATCCTATGAAATGGAAGGAATGAATTGGAAACAGGCCAGAGAGGCATTTCAGGCTGCGGAACAGACCATGCACGCTGCGGATGTGATAGCCGATGACATGGCAAGGATGTTGGTGGGCAGGCTCAGAAAGGTGAGGTCCAAACATATTCTTGACAGATTGAAAAAAGAACTTTCGAAGTATAACATGAAAACCAAAACTTGGAACAAATGATAGCAAGCAACAGACAAAGGGCTGTTTATGAGACTTGGGACAATACCGATAAAAATATGCTGATAGAGGCAGTGGCAGGGAGTGGAAAGACCACTACCCTGTTGGAGCTTTTGAGAAGGTGCAACCACAGGACACTGTTCCTTGCATTCAACAAATCCATACAGGAGGAGATCCAAGGTGTGATAAACAATAGGGGACTTGCACAGGGTAAGGCCCTTACCATGCATGCCATGGGACTGTCCGCAATCAGGAAGGTGTCAAAGTTCCGTATCAACAATAAAAAGAACTTTGATATGATCAAAGTATTGCAGGAGAGGAACAGACATTGGTTCAACACCCTTACATGGGAAAAGAAGGTGAGATTGTCCTTTACGTTAATGGACTTCAACGATACCTCAAGGCTGTTCCTTACGGATGATATAGACCAGATCACAGAATATATGAGAAATATGGACAAGTCCTATTTTGAGGTTGATTGGTTGGATGATCTTTGGGAACAGATGTTGGAACTGAGGGAAGAGTACCACAATGAAAGGGTATTGGAAGTGGATTTCCATGACATGATATTCATTCCCCTACAGAAGGATCTTGAAATTCCCGTGTACTGTACCTATTTGATGGTGGACGAGGCACAGGACCTCAACCTTGCACAGCATTATCTGATTGATAAACTGTTGTCACAGGGGCATATCCAAAGATGGATAGCAGTAGGGGACAGTAGGCAGAGCATCTATGGTTTCAGTGGAGCCTATGAATCCTCCTTTCAAAGGTTCAGGGAAAAGGAGAACACTGTACAACTGCCACTCGATATCTGTTATAGGTGTCCCGTGAGTGTTATAGAATCGGCAAACGAGGTATATGATGTGATGCAGGGATATAAAGCGGATGAAGGTGTGGTAGAGACAATCTCCGACCCACACCTGATCAAAGAAGGTTCCATGGTCATCTGTAGGAACACCACTCCCCTAATAGAACTGTATTTCAACCTTCTTGGACAGGGAAGGAAAGTGTTTTTGAAAGGTGAGGACATCATCCCACTTGTAAAGAAATTCTTGAAACCCCACACCTATAAGACCATAGGCACTGCTCTTTCAAAATTGAACGATGAGCTTATACAGTTGGAGGAAAGGAAGGATGAGTCCGATAATGATAGGATGAGGTACTATTGGTTCAAACAACAGCTCTCTAATGTGAGGGTACTGACAAGCCACCTGTCCTCTCCGGGGGACAAGGTACAGGATCTGTTCGATCAATTGGACAATATGTTCAGTGAGGAAGGGCCGGATGCAGTGACCCTTTGTACGATACACAAGTCAAAGGGACTTGAAGCAGATGTGGTATATATACTCAACGAGTATCTGATACCCTCAAAATTCGCAGTCTCCGACCAACAGTTGAAACAGGAGAAGAACCTGAAATATGTTGCAAGGACACGGGCAAAGGAAGAACTTTATTTTTTGAATCTATGATAGGAGTAATAAGACATCAGGATATGTCACCGAATGGAAACCACATGATAAAGTTCTATGGTTCCCTTCTTGATTTTGCAATACAGGAAGCCAATTTAAAAGTACATTCAAATGGTACTGTAGAGGCTTTTGGAAGACCTTTGCCACATTCCTATATAATGGAGCAATGGACAGAGGAAGAAATAATAAGGGATGTTGCCCGTACCACAAAATTCAAGGAAGTGGCAAAGGCCAATTTCTACACTTTTTATAAAATGGAAAAATTATGAGCACAGAAACAGAAGTCAAAAAGCATTTCAAATTACCGGAGCCATTTTTTACAAACTGGTTGGAGGCTTTGAGGTCAGGGGGCTATGACCAAGGTGATGAGTTCTTGGCCACAGAGGGGGTAGATGAAGACGACCAATATGATGGAACCTATAAATATTGTTGTCTAGGTGTTGCAGGAGCTATTTGTAAAGTTCCCCTTCCTTTGATGACGGGAGTACCTTTATTGACCCCTGAGGAAATGTCACAAGATGTTTCAGAAAATTATGGGATACCAAAAATATTGACAGAACAGGGGACTACTGCACCTTTAAAATATTCCCTTGTTGAGATACTTACATCATTGAATGATGGAAATCTAGCAGAAAAACTTTACCACACCCTTGAGGAATACCCCGGAATATGGTATCCAGAGAATATCCTAAGAGAGATAAAGGAAGCCTCCAAAAAGCGTGTAAGCTTGGATTTCAAGGGGATAGCAGAGTTTTTGGAAAGAAATGTCGAACCTATAAAGGAAACAGATGATATTGCTTAAAGATTATATTGCCGAGCTACAGAAAGTAGCTGAAACACATCCATCATTCGGTGAACTTCCGGTCATATATGCAGAGGATGATGAGGGCAACGGATATCAGTTGGTATCCAATCTTCCTTCCCTGTTCTCTGTTGTGGACATAAAAGAAAGGAATTTGGAACCGGACCTCGGTACCTTACAAAAGGCACAGCAGGGGTTGGATACCGAATCAAAGGATTTTAAAAAGTTGAACTGTGTAATTGTAAATTAATGAGAACAGAAGAAGAAAAACAGGAAATGCTCGACAAGCTTGAGCAGATGAAAGGGACCCTACCAGAGTTCAGTGCCTTTGGGGACAATAACTGGCAGAGGTTGGATGACCAGAAAAGGGTCATTGTCGAGGAGATGGACGAAGATGATGTCTATGGTATGTACGAAGGGGAAAGTGAGGACTGGGAAGAAGAATTTTCGGAGGATATATCTACCTGTCTTACAGTAGTCCAATGGTTAAGTGGACAGGATGTTGAAGATGAAATCATCGAACTATGAGTCAAATAGACGTTACCTATAACAGATTGTTGGATTCCATCTTAAAGATGGGGTACAATTACAGGACTGCGAACAGACCTGATATCGATTGCAGACAGATAGCCTCCGTGAACATGGAAGTTACCTTGGAGACATTCCCATTGATCACGACAAAGGAAATGTACTGGAAGGGGATCGTGGCAGAGCTGATATGGTTCCTCCGTGGGGATCAGAACATCAAGTTCCTTGTGGACAATGACGTGCACATCTGGGACAAGGATGCCTACAACTGGTACAAGAAACTTTGCTCTGAACAGGACACTGTTGCCATAGACTTCATTGATTTTCTGACAGAAGTCAAGGCAGGTACCAAAAATGTGGCCCTCGGTGACTATACCTATGGGGATGTTGGCCTCAACTATGGGGTACAATGGAGGAAATGGGCAGGGCATGAGAAGTTTCCTGCCGGACCAAGGGATTATATAGATTTGGTGGAATTTGATCAGATCAAAAATCTCATTGTCAACCTGAACAAGACCAACCCCATTAACCGTAGACACATTGTCACTGCTTGGAACCCTGATGAGGTGAACGATACCGCACTTCCACCATGCCACTGGTCATGGGAGATCATACCAAGGCCACTGTTCCTACATGATAGGATAAACCTATGCAGACAAGAGGACCAAGAGCCTTTGGCAGAGCTGTGGGGGGAAATGTCAAAGGGTAACAAGGAAGCCGAGGAAAAGTTGAGGAAAAGCCTTGTTCACATACCCAAGTATGCCTTTACATTGAAGTGGCACCAAAGAAGTGTGGACACATTTTTGGGACTCCCCTTCAACATTGCATCCTATGCACTGCTTGCACACATCATAGGGGAACTGACGGAAATGCTCCCTCTTGAGCTTATAGGTGATCTCAGCAATGTGCACATCTATGGCCCCCACAATGAAATGGTCACCGAACAACTGTCAAGAAATCCCTTGGAATATCCGGGATGCCATCTTGAACTCAGTGAGAGGTTTGTGGCCGATGTGGAAAAATTTAAGAAAGGAAAGCTCTCTATTGATCTGTTGTTCAAACAGTTACAGATTTCAGATTTTCAAGTTCCGGATTATGAGTCCTTTGGAAAATTGAAGGCCGAAATGTTTGAACCAACGGAATAAAATCTCTATATTTGCTTTCCCCAGAAATATTTCAGAAGCCAGAAAGTATGTCAAGCAGACCCTCAGAATTTTTATTTCTATTATACATTCAGGAAAATCCCTGTCCATAGATTTTGGACAGGGATTTTTATTTAATCAAACGACCATGAAAAGAAGTCTATTGAAAAGGAGGGACAGTATCCTCCCAGAAGAGTATCCGGAATTTCTACCCTTTCTGGATGCCATAAACAGTACAATGTGGTTCGTCAACAAATGGGATTTCTCCTCCGATAAGAATGATTTTCTCCATTTTATGACAGAGCAGGAAAAGATGGTGACCATCCGTGGACTGTTGTGCATAGCACAGCAGGAGATAAAGGTAAAAAGAAGTTGGGTGAACCTCCATGGTATGTTCCCCAAGCCAGAGATAGATGCAGTGGGCATCTCCTTTGGGGAAAGTGAGGTAAGGCACCAAAGGGGATATAAAAAATTATTACAGGTACTTGGACTGGAACAGGAGTTCCTTGATCTTGAGAGGCATCCTTCCCTTTTCAACAGGATGAACTATCTCGATAAATACCTGAAAAAGAGCAAGGGGGATGTGAAGGACTATGTGATGTACCTTACCCTGTTCACCTTGGCAGTGGAGAACTCCTCACTGTTCGGCCTGTTTGCCATATTCAAGGTCATCAACAAGGAAAGGAATTTCTTGAAGGATACCGATAACGTGATAATGGATACTACCAAGGAAGAGAACATACATGCCCTGTTCGGGGTATTCCTTATAAACCTGTTGAGAGAGGAGGAACCCGAACTGTTCCCAGAGGACTTTGGGGATGTGGTATCCTCTGCCATGGCCAAATCATATCAGGCAGAGTCCGATATAATCGATTGGGTCTTTGAGCACGGGGAACTTCCATACCTCACAAAGGACCAGATAAAGACCTATATCAAGTACAGGATCAACTATTCCCTTGAACTGTTGGATCTTCCAAAAATCTATACACTCGATCAACAGCAACTGGAAAAATTTGACTTTTTTGAGCTTGAGCAGGATTCCACGATACATGTGGACTTCTTCCACAAGACAAGTCCCAATTATAACAAGCACAGTAGAACTGAAACTAAAGACAGCTTATTTTGATATGAAGGAACATACATACGACTGGATAAACGAGGCCTCTATGGCCTATCTCAATGATGGTGACAAAGGATATCTCCTCCCGGGTGAGACCCCGGCACACAGATTTGAGGCCATTGCCGATACAATACAGGAGACCCTCCCCAAGAACCCCGAGTTCAAGGAAAGGTTCCTACATTACCTTGATGGTGGATATTATGCCCTGTCCACACCTTTCATCACGAGTATAGGGAGAAAATCGGCACTCCCGTTTTCCTGTAGCAACCAATATATAGGTGACTCACTCGGTGAGATTGCCTTTGCAAAGGGAGAATCCTCCATTATGACAAAGGTGGGCATGGGATGTTCCGGTTATATGGACCTTCGTGGAAAGGGGGCCAGTATCACCAACAGTTCGATACCCTCTCCCGGATCCCTTTATTTTGCAGAGGGCTTCAACCAGATAATCAAAGAGGTCAACCAAGGTGTGAGAAGGGGGTACATGGCCCTGTACTGGGATGTGGACCATCCGGACATACTTGAGGTCCTCGACATACAGAGGGACAACCACCCCATTGACAAGCTCAACTATGGTGTGTGCCTTGACAAGGATTTCCTGCAAAGGGCAAAGGACAATCCCGAGGGAAAGGAGAGGGATGTACTCTTCAAGATACATGAATCAAGGTCCATGACAGGATTGCCCTATATATTCTTCAAGGACAATGTCAACAATGCAAGGAACGATGTATATATGGCCAATGGGTATGAGATAAAATCATCCAACCTGTGCACGGAGATACTTGAGGTCTCGAATGAGAAATATTCCTTTGTGTGTGACATTGCCGCAATGAATGCCACAAAGTTCGGGTCCGAAGGTTTTGAGGAGGCCGTCAGGATATTGGCAATGGCCCTTGACGGTCTACATACCATATTCCAGACTACCATTGAATCTTGGAGGGACAGTGAACTGAAAGAGGATAGATATAAATGGATGTTCTTGGAGAAGGCCTACAATTCCTCGAAAGATTTCAGGGACATAGGTATCGGATGTACAGGCTATCATACCCTGTTGCAACAGAAAATGATAGCATTTGAATCCATGGAGGCAAAGTTCATCAACAGTGCCCTGTTCCGTACCATACAAAAGGAGACACTTGCAGCCTCAAAGATCATGGCAGGAATATATGGGGAACCAAAAAAACTTAGGGGCTTTGGAAGAAGGAACTGTCTGCTCAATGCAGTGGCCCCGAACACTTCCTCGGCATTTATCCTCGGACAGGTGTCACAAGGAGTGGAACCCATTTTCAGCAACCATTATATCAAGGACATTGCAGGGGGGAAACATGTGATCAAAAACCCACAGTTGGAGGAACTGTTGGAGAGCCTTGGCCAGAATACAAGGGAAACATGGATGTCCATTGGCAAACATGATGGTTCCGTACAGCACCTTGATTTTTTGGATGACCATCAAAAGAATGTCTTTAAGACATTTCAGGAGATAAGTCCGGCAGAGATTCTTATACAGGCATCCCAGAGACAGCAGTTCATAGATCAGGGACAGTCCACCAACCTCATGATAAACCAAGAGGTCGGGTACAAACAGATGAACGAACTGTTGTTCATGGCCTCCGATCTTGGTATCAAGACCCTATATTACCAACATGGTACCAATGCCGCACAACAATTAAAGAAGAACATCACCGAGTGTGAGAGTTGTGCAGGCTGATGGTATATGATGATATCTTGGAAACGGCAAAGAGCTGTGCACAGATCTGCCTTATCAACATGCAGCATGAGGCAGATATCCACAGTGGATATGTACCGTTTCCAAATGGGCTGATGACAGAGAACGGGGAGTATACAAAAGAAGCAAGATTAAAGTTCAATGAAATGTTGGTACATTTCATAGCAGTTTTGGAAGAAAGTGTAAAGTAAAAGAAAGAACAGATGAGCAATAAAGTACAGGTCAAGGTCGGAAACTATGAGAACCTTGAGGATTTTTGCAATGTGGATACCATGGACTGCATATTGCCGGTAAAGGTGAAGCATCTTGTATCGGCATACAAGGGATCGAGTGAGATGCCCGAAGACAAAAGGAACAAGATGGCCAAGGGATTTTCCGAGAGGGGCTATATCAAGATAAGGGAACAGGAGAGACTCTTGTTCTCAACCGGTATGTACCTTGAAATACCAAAAGGTGTAAAGGGCCATATCAATACCCATCCAAACATTTCCATATTCAAGGGACTCAGGGTAGTGGGTCCCGAACTGATAGTGTCAGGAAATGGTGAGTTACAAGTACTGGTGCACAACGACAGTCTGCACCTGTCCCAGATAGATATGGACGAGGTCCTTGCAATGGTTACCTTTAGTCCGGTGATGAACCTTGACTTTTCAATCAAAGAGCCATGATGTTTTCAGAGGACAGGGAATTTGCAGCAAGATTGAAAGCCTTTTTATCCTTGGAGGACGGAGTTTACAGAAGGTCTGGTAGAACTACGTTATTGGCAAGGATATTTGTGGAAATAGCATTGGAGACAGGAAGGGAGATAAATGTCTTTGACCACTACATAGCCTTTGGGAATGAACAGAGAAAAGTACATGAGATGCTCAGGGCATGTGAAAGATACTGGATGGAATTGAAAGAGCATACCCCTTATATGAAACTGATGGTAGACCCAAAAAGGGGAACCATTAAGTTTGCACAGCTACAGCCACACCCTGTTGTCCCTCCTTATTATCTGAGGAACAGAATAGAGCCTAGGGGACATGTTATGGAAATGGTGCCCAAGACAGTCTTTGCTCCCTATGATGAGACTGCCGGTATATTTCCAATCAAGGAACTGAAAGAGCAGTTGAAAAAACTGGAATCAAATAACAAAAAACTATTATTGATATGTTGTTGAACAAAAATCTTATGTGGGTCTTGGGGACCATTTTAGTGTTTTCCCTGATTTCAAATGGCCTATTGATAAAGGATGCCTATGATAGGGAAGATGTCATAGAGGGGCTTGGAAAAGAACTCAAGGTCTATAGGAACAAGGATGGCCAACAGGTTGCAAGGATAGAGTACCTTGAGCAGAAGGACCTGAAAGCTCTGTTGGACATCAAGACCAAGGATGCACAAGTGGTCGAAATGCAACAGCTTGTCGAAAAGTACAGGAAGGAACTCAAGAAAGGTGGCACTGCCACTATCATAGAGGGGACTACAAAAGTAGATACTGTCACCACAGAGGTGATAGTCAAAGGTGACAGTATTTTCCCCACCTATATAGGGGGCATAGACCTTGGGGAGTGGGTAATGGCACGGATAGAGGCCAATAGGGACTCCATTTCACTGGATCTTGACATCAGGAACAAATATTCCGTGGTGTTCGGTAAAGAAAAGACAGGTTTTCTTGGTCTAGGTAAAAGGAAGCCGTTTGCAGAAGTCACCAACCATAACCCATATTCGGAGACCAGTATGATCAAAACATACTCCGTGACCCCTCCACGACCATCTAGGTGGGGAGTGGGGCCGTTAGTAGGCTATGGACTGACAGCAGGAGAAGAAGACCCGGGACTAATTCTGGGTGTGGGATTAAGTTATCATCTTTTTAAATTTTAAATATGGACTTTAAAGAACTTAGAAAACAATTGATCATCTTGGACAATACAACCGAGATGTTGTATCCCAGTGATGAAATGATGTTGGTCCAAATGTACATCAAGGAAGCATCAATGCTGTCCGGAAAGATGTTGGGGGCATTGGGGATTTCCCCTTCCCCATATATCAACGATGGGAACAGGGTAGGTACAAAGGATATTGAACCAAAGGTGGATGATACACAGGAGACACTTCCTCCCACCACAATCTCAAAAGGTACCGTGGGAATTGTGGACACTATGAGGGAAATGCTCAAAAAGCAGTTCGAGGAACTTGTGGAATGGGAACTCCATGCTGTACGTGGTGATGTGGACAATTATGAACGTGACCTCATCCTCAACAACATAAGCTCAAGACTTGTGCTTGCAAGGTTATGGTTGGGGGCCGAACTCGGTAGAATCAGGAAAGAGGCTGTAGGGGATTAAAAATTTTTTTGTAATTTAGGCCCGTTAGCTCAGTGGCTAGAGCAATGGTCTCTAAAACCGTGGTCATGGGTTCAATTCCCATACGGGCCTCTTAACATTAATTAATTGTATTATGAAAAAAGATACAGAATACTAGGTAAACAAAGGGGACTTTATCACAGTAGTGGTAAAGGAACACCTCACACCGGGCCAAAAAGTGGTCCAGACCTCACATGCACTTGCTGACTTTGCAGTGCAGTTTCCGCAAGAATTTACATCATGGCAGAGCAGTTCCAACTATCTATGTTGTCTGGAACAGCCTGATTTTAAGTTTGATAGGCTCATAGATCTTCTTGAGCTGTTAGAGATCAAGTATTCCGTCTTCTACGAACCTGACATTGACCAAAATACTGCCGTTGCAGTAGGACCATTGAACAGGACAGAACACAGAAAAATCTTTAAAAATTTTAAACTTACATTATCATGAAAAAATTCGAATTGATCAGAACGGAGGTAAAAAGAGTGGCAGAACAACAGAGACCACTCAAGTTGCAAAGGAAGACCAAGACCTTTAAAGGAAAAAGGGAGGTCGAGGCACCAAGGGCGGCATGGCTCGTAAAGGACAACAAAACCTATTTGATGCATCTTTACCATGCCTATGCAAAGATGAGGGGAATCGAGCTTGAGGCCCCGAAGAAAAAAGGGCTTTCAGCCGATATGGTAAGAAAGCTCATGGAGAAATTTGCTCCGAAGGTAGAAACAGTTTAACCGGAACAATAGTGTTCCACAGACGGGCCAAGGGAATTTACGGGACCTTGGCCCGTTCTTTTTAATGAACAATGTTACATGGGACAGCTTAGAGAATTCCTAGAGTACATCTTCAAGATCTTTAAGATCTGGGTGATAGTACAGCCTTGGGAGCAAGCCTTGATAGTAAGGTATGGAAAGAGAATCAGAAAGAAAGAGGGGGGAATCTATTTCAAGCTTCCCTATCTCGACAGTGTATATGTACAGGAGGTCAGGTTAAGGGTGGTCGAGATGCCCATACAGACCTTGACCTTAAAGGACAAGAACACTGTTACCCTCAGAGGATCCTTGGGATATAGGATAACCGATCTGGAAAAATTGTACAATACCCTTTACCACCCGGAAAAGACCGTACAGAACATTCTTATGGCCAATATTGCAGAAGTGATATATGGTATGGATGTGAAGGACATTTCCCCAAAGATATTGGAGGAAAAGATGACAAAGGTACTTGAGGACACTGACTATGGGTTAAAGTTCGAGTACTGTAAGATAACCGATTTTGCAATCGTGAAGACCTTTAGGCTCATACAGGACCAAAGTTGGTTGAGTGAAGAAATTGACATTGAGAAAAAACGTGAATAATGAGAGTAGAAACTATAAAACAGGTACTCAAAAAGCTGATTGGTCCCATAACACCTGTAGCAGATGCTACTATAGATTCAGAAAGAGGAGAAAATATGGACACTTTTATTACATTGTTTCATGATATGTACAGGGACTTAGAGTACATAGCAAGAGAAAAAGAAAAAAGTATCTATGCATCTGAAAAAAGGTTGGGGCAAAAAGCTAGAAGAGCTTTGGATCTTATAAAGGAAAGTTTTGAAAATTCTGAACAAGGCTTATAATGGGAATACTTAAAAAGAAAATCATCTATGGATGCGAGGAACGTGGGGATTTTGACAGTCCGTACCTGACAAGGTATTATCTGATCAACACGGAGAGACTTCGATTGTGCCTACATATTTTCCATAGATTCGATGCGGATGATCTCCATGACCATCCTTGGAACTTTGTTACCTTTATCCTATGGAGAGGTTATATAGAACATACCCCGAAAGGAAAAAGAAGGGTGTGGCCATTGTTCCTGTTGTATAGAAAGGCAACACACCGACACAGAGTGGAACTGGTGAATGGCAAGAAGGCTGTGACCCTTGTGTTGATGGGCAAGTATGTAAGGGACTGGGGCTTTATCACCAAGAAGGGGTGGAAACAGTGGCAAGAATATTTTCGTGAACTGGGGTGTTGATTATGATGATAGGAAAATATTATCCTTTATTCACTTCCATAGGATGGGTAGCAGGATACAAATATGTAAGTAAGATCACAGGGAAGAAGACAGAAAAAATGTTCCGGGATTTTTTGGGAGATGTCCTTATCTTTGATTCAGAGGAAACAGCCATTGAATGGTGCAGCGCAAAAAATATTATTGATGAACAGTTATAAGGTAGGTTTCGGCCTACCTTTTTTTAATCGCTACCAATATATTGCTGCTCGTCATCGTATAGGTACCTTGCAGGATATGGGGCAGTTGCATTTATCTCCTTGTTGATGAGCTTTGTGATCACGGCATCAAGTTCCTTTTGTGTGGGGATGTCCTGATTGTCGTAATCAAATTCCGATTTCCAATATTCCAACAGTTTTGACCTCTCTATGCTCCTGTCCACCCTTGCTTTCTTTCTGTCCTTCTTATAGTCCGTGAAGAACCAAGAATCCATGTTCTCATTGGGATCGAACTCCCTTTCCAACATCCTCTCGAAACCAAGTGAACCCTGTCCTATGGAGGGCACGAATGTCCTTTGCAGTTCATTGAGCAACCTTGATTCCCCTGCATTTGGCCCGGTGGAAATCTCATCAAGTCCCTGTGATGCCTTATTGATGGCACCACTGATTCCCTTTATCCTTTCCAACCAAGTCATAAGTGAAGTGGTGGTCATGGAATTGTACATTGCATCCGGGTTCATGTACAGGGTGACATCATTGAGTGTCTTGCTGATCTGGTTCTCCATAAGGTTGTAGAACTGTTTCTCCTGCTCTGTCCTTGAGTTTTTTCCAAGATATGGATTGGGCACCCCTTTTGCCAAGGTCTTCGGCTCCTCGTCATCATTTGGCCCGAAGGAGGCCTTTATGATGATCTTTGCAAGGGCAAGCCCCAATAGTACCGAGATTTCGGTCACCAGTGACTGTAGGTTCTGCCTTTCGGCCTCCGATACCTGTAACCTGTCAAATTGGTGGGCCTTTACGATATCCTTGCCCGTGATGGTGTTGATGGGGAGGCCTATCATTTTTTTCAGGATTGCAATACCTGCATCCGCAAGCTGTTCTGCAATGAGGAGTTCCTCCCCTCCTGCCCTTGCCTTCCTGTTCAGGTATACATTTCCTGCAATTGCCCCCAGTGCAAGTGCACCTCCCATTCCCACTCCGAGTCCCATCACACCTGCTGCCATGAATCCTGTCGTGAACAGTGCAGTGGATGCAGTGGATGTCTTGGGAGAGGTGTAGGCACCTGTATAGATACCATCAAAATTCTCCTTGTCAAGTGCAAGGTCCCTTTGGCCATAGGCAAATCTTTGCCAGATCTGGTTGGGGAGCCAAGTCTTAAAGGTCATTACTGTCTTTCCAAGATTACTGGACTTTATGTACGTGGAACCTGTACGTGAGTAGTCCCCGTTGAGGATGGCTATCATCTCACTTATCCTCGATTTTATATCAGCGGACCTATCATTTGAAAAGTCCTGCCAAGTTGCCCTGTTATCAGGGGTATCGAATTCCGGTTTTAGGACTATTTCCCCGTTCTCATCTATTCTATGTGCAGGGAATGATGTCCCATCGAACACTGGAACTTGGTTTCCATCCTTGTCAATGACCCTCTCGTCCATCAACATGGACAATATCTGTGGGGTCTGGTTATGCCATTCCGTATACTCTGTAAGGTAGAATGGATTGAGCTTCTTCACTGTTCCCGTAAATCCGGAATCGTTCCTTGCCCTGTCGATCTCATTGGTGGCATCCTGTATGATGTTGAGCTTGTCGATGAAGAGCCTTGTCTTCTTGATCTCGTTCTTGTACTTGTTGTTCCCGGGGATATGTCGTAATCCCTTCTTGTTTATAAAGGAGTTGGACACTGTAAAGTTCCCTGCCGTCCAATACTTGCCGGTATCATTGATGGCACCGGAGTACCAACCTTGGAACCTGTTGGTAATGTTGGAAGGGATGTTCCAAGCAAGTCCCACGAATATCCTGAACTTGTTGAACACTGCATTGTACATCTCGGCAAGTGTATAGTTCTTTCCAAGATTCGCAATGGTGTCGTCCACTTCAAAGAGTTCGGTCTCATACCTGTCCCTTTGTTGCTCGGTGATCTCACTGCTCTCCAATAGTGAGGACAGCCTTTTCTTTTCCTCCTGTGCCGCTTTCAGGTATTCCTTCTCGTTTTTGTCATAGAACTTTCCGAATGTGACCCAGTATTCCTTGTCCTCAAGGTTCATCACATTTTTGTTGAACCAGTGGTCCATTCTTTTATTGGCCCTCATCCTCTTGTCCTGTATCCCGTTCTCCCTAGACCTTGACCTGATGGAATTGGCAATCTTGCTCACCGGATCAAAGCTGTTCTTCTTTTCAAGACGGATGTTCTCGTACAGGTTCTTGAAGACGGATATCTTTGGCAATGAATCCCTTTGTGATTTGTACTCGGACACCATGTCCAGATAGGCCCTGATGATCACGGGAAGGTTGAATGACTGCTCCATGGCCACATCATGGGTGACCTCCTCCCTCAATTTATCCAACACCTTTCTTGGTATAGGTTTGTTACCATATTCCTGTTTCAGTTTCAGGAGTTCGGTCTTATAGCGAAGACCTACCCTATCCTGTATGTGCTGTATGTTCGAGTTGTTGATATCCTCTATATCACTGGCCTTGATGTCCCTTATCCTAGTGGAGAAAAGGTTGCCTATGGTCTCCCTTGTATTGGACAACAGTGTGGAGAATTTCGAGGCAGTGCCCATTTCCTTGTCCAACAGGATATCCGTGGTGAACTTCTGCATGTACGGCAAAGAACTGTGCACCAGTTTTTTAGAGGCATCACTCAAGGTCATGTTCATAAAGGTGACACTATCATTGAGGATTTCCCAAAATTCCAATAGATCTTGGTCCTCCTTTATCTGGTTGAAATTGGGATCAAAATATCCACTGTCACTGCTTGTCCTGTTCCCTGAATTGAAGTCCACCTTTTCAACCGTGGACTTTGGGTAGAACACATTGTACTTTAGGTGTGACTGATATTGGTTGCCCGTGTTGCCTATGGTATAGTCCACCCTTCCCTGTTGTCCCCTTTTATGGGAGGACAGGAACTCAAAGGGGCTGTTCCTCATCAATGTGATGTTGAGGGAGTGCTGTACATTATCAGGGAGGTCGGATACCTTTGCAACACCATGGGAGGCCAACAGTGTGGAGATCTCATGTGTGGCCATGTCCACAAAATCCTCAAGCTTTTCGGCCTGCTCCTCGACCAATCTGTCATAGTTCTGCCTACCTATCTTGGATATGGTCTCCTGTCTATAGTCATCACTGGCTGAAAAATGTGGTGCAAATCTCTGGAACCGGGCATCCTCTGCAAGTTCCGGGATTTTGGTAATATCAAGGAACTCCGTGTTGTCATTGAGCCAAGAATATTTTTCCACAAGGGAGGTGTTCACCTCTTCCCAGTTCCTTGCCATAATGGCCTCACTGTACTTTTTGTTGAACTTACGGAAAAAATTTGCCTGTGCTTTGTACCATTTGTTTGAGTAGGGGCCTACCAATCTTCCTGTCCTGTTACCATTCTCCGTTTTCTGGTAGAACAAATCATAGCTCACTTCGGAAAAGAGGGAGTTCAGGGGTCTCCAAGATATTCCATATCCCTTTTCCAAAAGCTTCCTCTTTACCTTGGGGACAAGTGCATTCATCTTCTGTACCTGTTCTGCGGCATAGGACTTGTTCTTGCTCCTACTGTTCTCAAGTTCCAACTTTATAAGCTGCCCCAACAATGAGTCCTGTCTTGTGAACTGTTTGTCTATGGTCCCGAAGAACTGTGATACCACACCTATGTCATCCTTGTCACTTAGGATCTCGTCCCTTATCTCCTTTGCCTGTTGTCCGGGGAATATGCTCTTTACCTTTGGTGAGGACTCTATAAGGTCCAACAGATATTTTTTCTTTGCATCGTACACCTTTGTCTTATGCTCGGTGACAGTGGCCCTCAACTTGTCAAGGGTCTTCTTTATCATGGGGTCCAGTTTTGTGGGGTCGGAGGTGTCCACGAACTGGTTCAATGTGTTCGATGAGGAATAGTCCGATATGATATCAAAATAGGATATCATGTACTCTGCCGTATGTATGTCCTCTATGGCAGGCCTGTCACCGGACAATAGTTCGTTTATAAGGGAAAGGTCGTCATTGAAGATGGACATGGTGGTCTCGAAGATATTGTCGGAATTGGTAAGGTCATGTACCTCTTTTTCCAGTCTCTCGGCAATCTTCCTTACTTTCTGTATCTCCGATTTTATATCCTTCCCGGATTCATACTTTCTCCTTGCCAATAGGGTCTCCAATCTGGTGGTCACCTTTTTCAGGAGGTTTTTCTTTGCATTCAGGTAGTCGTTGAAATTTGTACTGTCCTGTCCATTGTCAAACGAGGGGAGCATATCGGAATCCATTTCCATGGCATGTTGCATGTCCTCCACTGTGGGGTACACCTGTCCGGCATAGACATATTCATTGGAGAGTGTCCTTTGTTCGTACATCTCGGCAAGGCTTTTCTCATTGTCCAGTTTCTGCTCATAGGCCTTCAACAGTACGGGAGGAAAATTGACTTCCAGACCAACGGTATTGCCAAGTTCCAACAACCTTGTCCAACCTCCGTACCTTTTGTCACCAAAGGTTTCCTCTGACCATTTCTCCACGGCCTGCTGCTTTTTTTGTGCTACCGCAAGTGCCTGCTCCTTGGTCCTGATCTTTTTCCCCGTCAGTTTAAAGGTGGCAACATTCCCCTCGAACACTATGTTCCTTGCCTTCCCCTTTATCAGTTCCCTTACCTTTTGGGTCCCACGGTCCTTGATTTCATTTATGTTGCATGCCATATCAAATACAATCTGGTAGTTTCTTATGATTCGATTCAGGAAGCAGGTCCGTCACCGGTTCCTGTGGTGTCTGTGTATCAGGATCGAAGTCCGTGTCCACATTCTTCTTGAATGTATCAAAGGTATTGTTTTTTTGTCTTTTGAGGGTCTCTTCCTCTATAAAAACAAGGGTGTCCAACAATGCGGACTCTGCAAGTGAGCCTGATTTTATATCTGGGTTCAACGCTCTCAATATCCTCATAACTGCCTCCCTGAATTTATCAACGAGGGTCATATTGGACCTTTTGTACATTACCTTTGACATTTCCTCTTGGAACTTGGGTTCCGTAAGGGCAGTGGTAACAAATTCAAATATGTTCACGGAACCATATATATAGGCATCGTTCTCGTTGAACTCCGTGGGCAATCCAGGTTTTCTGTCATCCAGTTTCTTTTTCAGTACCTCTGTGGCCTCTGCCCCTATATGTTTCTTGAATTCGTTGAACACAAGGTGCAGATTGGTCACATATCCGGGAACGGTGATGTCCGATCTCAATGTATTGCCGTCACTCTCATAGTATTTCCTCAGTTCCGTAGATGTTACCGAATGTACCGATTCATGTACAAAGGTACGGGCAGTCTTTTCTGGCCCCTTCATAAGGGAGTTGTCCACGTCAAGATAAATGGTGTCCTCTTTCCTGTTGTACCTCCCCGAGGCATTGGTGCCCCTCCTTACCTTTATGTTCGTACTCTCCTTCAATACGGGAATCAGTGCCCTTGCGGCCTCTGGAAGGTTCTTGTACCTCTCGAACTTTGTGTTGGAGATCATTTCCATCACATCGGCAGGAAGACTGTCATCCGTTATGTCAAAAGGGTTGGTCAACATCTTGGCAGTGGCCTTCTTTATATTTGGCTCTTTTTTCGGCCTTGTGTCCACATTGTCCAAAAGGGACTTTGCATCCTGTTCATTGTACTGGTACTCCGACATACCATGTGTTCCCAAGATGGATATCCTTTTATAAAGGGAGTTGCCCTGATGCTCAAACAAATGGAACTTGTCCTGTTTTCTTTTGCTCTTGGTGGGTACCCTCATCGATATGAACTTTGGCCTGTCATCACTGTTCAAAATGAACGATGTCATCTTACTGCCCTTTCCCTCCTGTGGGGAAAACAGTTGTTTCTGTTGTTCCTTACTATACTGCCTTGCCTTTTCGGGAAAATGCTGTATATACTGTTTGGTGAACAGGTGGGTACTGTTTTCAGTGGTCTCCCTGTGCCCCAATACTTTTTGGAATATATCGGGCCTTCTGTTAGAGTTATAGGACTGCATCACATTGGCAGCGGAAACAAACCTGTCCCCTGATCTTACGCCCACGGACTCAAGATACTCTATGGGCACATATTTTATGAACTGGATGGCCTCCTGTATCCCTCCCTCTATGTAGGCATAGGTTATAAGATCCTGTGCAAGTTCCCTAGTGGAATATGGTGATCCATTGAGGTCTGGCAATGGCCTGTCCTCCACTATCAGTTCGGCAAAGGAATTGTAAAGGTACTCCTCATCAAAATTGTCGTTGGATGTATTGTTGAACTTTATCAATGAAGGTTCCCCCATATTGCCCAGTGAGTATGAGAACTTGTTCAACAACCTGTTTTCCTTTACTGCATTTGTCCCCTGTGAGAATCCCCCGAACTTTTTGCCCCTGTTGGTGATGTCATTGAGGTACCTTGCCAAGGAAACATTGGTGTCCGAGTCCATAAACAATCTTTTTCTTTCATTGTTGGCAGTATCGGTGAACAATCCATTGTTCTTCCTTGAATAGATATACTTCTTGATTTCCCTGATGACTTCCTGTCTTCCCTCGATTTCCTTAAAGCTGCTCTCTGTGTCCGTGTTCGAGACAATAAGGGTCTCATTGACCACTGAGTTGAAATATCTGTCATTATATGGGAAATATGAGTTCCAGAGACTGTTGCCCAATCTTGTGCCCTCAAGGACTATCTGTCCCTGTGGTGTCCTTGCCTGCATATAATTGTCACCGACTATATGGTATCCCTCTGGGGCCTCCCCTCCCTCTATCGGCCTACTGTCACCTATAAGGGAGAAGGCATTGGCCACTCTCTGGTTGTTGGGGAGATCTGCAAGGTTGCGGAAAAGTACAGCGGATTCCACTATGGACTTTCCTAGATTGTTGGTATTCAGTACAGACTGTAACCTTGATATGCTCCTTGCATAGGTATCGAGTTCAAGGAACTTTGCCAATGCGGCCAACTGTACCTTTTTGTCCTCTCCGAAGGAACTTATTCCCTCCAACATATTATCCCCCGTCAACATGGTGGACCAATCCACTTCCTCGTATGTATCGGATGTCAATAGACTGCCCTCCGAATATACAAGGTTTCCATTTGAATATGTTGACACAAGGTCTGCCACTGTCCTTTCCTGTAGGTCACGGACATAGTCGGACACTATCCCCTTCCCGTTCTCCATACGGGATACATATTCCCTCAATATGGGCTGTGAGAGCAACAGATAGGAAATGGAGTTCCCATTGCTGTCCTTGTCAAAACCAAGTGCAGTGAGCAGGGAATCCACATTGATGGTAGTGGAGTTTATGTTCACCCTACCAAGTATCTGTTCCTTCTCATTGTCAGTGGCAGTGTTCTGCCTTTCGGCAAACACTTCTGCAACGGATCTTTCCCCATCCAATGTCCTTTCCCTTCCAAGTGTGCCATCCGATCTTAGATTGCCCATCACCACTTCTTTTGGAACCATTTCATCCTCTCCTACATTCTCCATCAATCTCAATGGATCCGGAACCTGTTGTGAAAGTCCGTGGAAGGTCACATAGTTTGAGTAGACACCAATGGCAAGCTTACCTGCCGCACCAAGTCCCATCTTCTTTTTCTGGTACTCATCGGACAACATGGTAAAGGACGTAACATCCTGATTATCAGACAATGCTTCTATCATATCTGCCTGTCCGGATGCAAACTTCATTGAAAGTACCTTATTGATCTTCTTCTGAACCTCTGTGTCCGGATTGGAGAACACGGCCATGTGGATCTTTATGAACTCGTTCTCAAGGAGCTTCTCATCGAACTTTTCATTTACAAGGTCTATCTTCTCCTGTATGTTGGTCAACTTATCATTTATTGCCTCTTCATAGGCATCCCCCAACATTGCCCTCATCAACCTGTCCTCTGGGCTGTCCTTTATCAATTGCTCCTTTTCAAGGGCATCCAACAGACCTTTCAACCTGCTTTCCCTGTGCTCCTCGGAGAGTATGGAAATCTTGCCATTGGTCTCCACTATGTGGTTCAACTGATATGCGGTCTCCTTATCGATATCATAGTCAAGTCCCTTCTGTTTTGTAAAGTTTTTTGGTACTATCATAAGATCCCCTACCTCTGGTGGGAGAATACCCACTATCTCTATGTTGGATCCGGACACATGTGAGGATGTGGGGGTACGGAAACTGAAATTTCTGAGCAATGCCGGGTCCACCATATCCATGTTGAGACCAAATGTGCCATCTTCGTTTTCCACAAGATAGACATAAGCACCATTCTTTTTCTGGTATAGGTCCATAAGGTTTCCATTGGCATCCTTGAACTTTGATGGCATCAATACCTGTGCAGGCTGCATCTTTCCATCCACTTCTTTTGCCCCTTGTAGCTCCTGTCCATTCCACCCCTGTAACCTTATTATACGGGACCTGTCCATATCATCGAGTGTGGAGAGTGTTGCAAAACCTGTCTCAGATCCTGCAACAAAGGAATTTCCGGGTATCTTGAAATTCATCAACCTGTTGGACACAATGGAATTCAAAAGGGATTCGTACCTATTACTGTTGGTGGAGAGCCATAATGGGACCTTGAATTCCTGATAGGTGTTTCCATTGATATCCGCTTTCTCCTCAAGTTCCAATCCCTTGATATCCTGTATGGGGTATCCCCTTTTCTCGGCCTCGGATTTCAAAAGGGACTGTAACTTTTCCATTGTCACAGAGCTGTCCACTGGCTCCCCGTTGTCATCCAATCCAAGCTCACGGAAAAGTTTTTTTCTTTTTGAAGCAACCAGATCCGTGAACACTGAGTTGTACCTGTCATATAGCTGTTGGCCATCAAGTTCTTCTCCATTGTACGCAAACCCCTTTGCCTTCATGACCCCATCACCGAACAACAATTTGAACATCTGTGTCCCCATTGAAACCTTATCTTCCTTGACCTGATCGGATTTGAAGGGCACATCCTGCTGTATCCTGAAACTGTCCCTTGATAGTTCCAACATGGTCTCCTCTATGTCCTCAAGTTCATCGGAGAAGATATCCTTTGCATTTGACATTGCCCCTACTTTATTGGCAGTCTGGTAGGACAATCTCACGGGTTTTCCATGTTTGGCCTCAAGTTCCTCCATCTTCTCCCTGACCCTGTCAAGTGAGGTGCCTGCCGTAAGTTGTGGGATCAGGGGGAATGAGGAGGACTTTATGTACACTGTCCTCATCACATCCTGTACAGGATCATATACCTGCCCGGTGAACACGGGCTTTATGGGCTGTAATACAAGCCCCATCTGTTCCTTTGTCAAAGGTCTCTCCGCCAAGAGTGCATCCTTTATTTCCGACATCTGGGAATCGGACAGCCTTCCTTGGTTCTGTAGTATATGTACATGTTCCCAAACAGTGGTATATTCCTGTGCATCCGTGGACTCTATGTCAAAGTAATCCGAAAGTTGTGGAAACGTGTCGGCAAGAGTGTCCCTTACCTTTGCGGCCTCTTCCTTTCTTCCATTTGACACAAGGTCCGAGTAGGTCTGCAACAACGGTCTTGCTTTTTGTACCCCTTCCTGCCCATAGAACAGGGATACCAGATATTCGGAGTTTTCCGAGATGTCCACGGAATCCTTTGCAAACAGTTGTATGTAGGCATCATTGAGGGAATTGGCCAACTTGTTCCCGGGGGCTATCAAGAGGGCCAACCTCTTTCCAATATTGGTACCTATCTTCTTTGAGGTATCTATATAGAACTGGTCATTTGCGGAATGTACCAAAGGTCTGATGTTCAGTTTCAGTTCATTGTACATTTCACGGCTTATGGCACCTGTGGACACAAGACCATCGATTCCCTTCAAGAAACTTGAATGGTCGGCATAATGGGAGAAAAGTCCCTCTTTTCCATAGGCCTGTGCAATTGCCCTTATCCTTTGGTTGTCCACTCCCAGTTTTGAGAACAGTTTATCCTGTGAATAAAGGGCGGGATCCCCTGCAAAAAGATAGAAGGAATTTGCATTTGCCACCATGGAATTGAGCACAAAATCATAGGTTCCCAACCTGAACTTTTTATCAAGGTCCCCCTTGCCCATGGAAAGATACTTTTTGTCGAACAGATCTAAGGATGTGATCTTTCCACTGCTGTCCCTTTCGACAAGGCCATTTTCCCAAAGGGCCATTTTTTCGTTCACCAATTCGGATATAGTGGTCTCCATGGTGTCCAACATCTGCTCTTTGAAGTTCTGTTCCACATAGTCCAAAGTGACCTTATCGGAAACGGAGATGTATTTTATCAACCTTATCCCACCCTTGTCCTTCACATTGTTGAGCTGTGGCAATAGGTGGAACATCTGGGCACCGAGGTCATAGCCCTCTATATCGGTCCCATTGACATCTTTTGAAAACTTCAACATACGTTTCAGTTCCGGCAATATCAATTGGTCGTACATAAGCTCCCTCAATGACTGTGACAACTTTACATTACCGGTAAGGTCATCTACCAAAAATGCTGAATCGGCCTCTTCCAAAAAGTTGAACACCCCTGTCTTGAGCATCAACATCTGGGATTTGTCCGACATTGTGGGAAGGAACATGTTGGCCATCCTCATTCCATAACCCTTGTACTTTCTTTTTATGGTGCCCTGTTGTGTATCCTGAAACCCCGTAAGCTTTGCAAGATCATGGTCCATGGTGTTGAGGTCGGTGATGGAAGAAAAATTGGAAGATGATTTTCCCAATTGTTTCAATGCCGTGATACCATTATGACTGATGCCGAACTTCTCGGCAAAATTTGGCTCGTTCTGCAAAAGGTCGAGTACCAATGAATTGGATGAGAAGGAAATGTTCCCGAACTCCCCCAACAATCTTTTATCCGTAAGTGCAGATCTCTTTAGATCGTTTACCCTGTCCGTCACAAATTTTGTGGGGACCTGTCCGGATACCTGTTTGCCCCCGTCCCTAAAAGTAAGGGTCATTGATTGTGGGGTATACTTTGCCTCTATCTTGGAGAGTGTGTTCAATACCCCTTGCATATCGGTAAAGGGGTGGTTCTTCTCATTTTCCTCAAACTCCGTGTTCCTTACATGATCCTTGGTGATATTGTCCAGATATTCCCTGAGCAGGGAGAAGATGCCAGTTTTGGTATAGAACTGCTCGTCGTATTTTTTATATGAACTGTCATAATAGAACTTTCCGTCCTTTAGTTCCCCCCAAGTCTGGTCCGAGACCTCCAATCCAAAATTTGATAGCCATTCCCTTATCCTTATATCGTCCACCAAATGTTTTTCGGCCCCCCAAGAATCATAGGTATCCAACAGCTTCTTTGCAAATACCTTGTTGATGGTGGCAGTTTCCTTGCTCTGGTCAACGAGTTTGGTGACCATGAAATTGTTCCTCCATTTATCCCTTACCAATCTTGTGACCTCGTTTGCATTGGTATCGAATATCTTCAATGTTGTCCCATTGTTACCAGTACTGTACATGGCAAACTTCATCTGCAACGCATGTTTTGTGTAGTTGTACACAAATTCCCTTTTTATCTGGTCATCGGCAGCTTCCAATTTTTCGATCAATTCCGATACCCATGGCTCGGTCTGTTCCATTTCCCTCAGTTTCCCCAACATCGTGTGGTAATCGGACTGTATGTCCACTCCTGTACCAAAGTATTGGGCCACACTGTTGTACACATCGTTGAAGCCTATATAGGTGGGGAGTCCCAAAAAGCCCCTTTTAATGTTGCCATTGGGAGAGTACTTTCTTATCCCGGCCATGAACCTTCTCAATCTATAGGAGGTCTTCTGTTTTCCATTTTCCTCTATGGAGGATTTGTTGTAGTCCTTTTCCCTTATGGACATATCCTCCTCAAGTTTTGCCTCATCGTCCAAGGTCTCGGTGATGCCCGTATATTTGCCTACTTTCTGTAATGCCTTGTCCTCTATGGATTTCCAGTTGTCCTCTATGCTCTGATACACATCAAGTGCATTTCTGTAATCCTTGATGAGCTTTGAGAGCCTTTCCTGTTGGGAGGGGTTTGCATCATAAAGTTCCTGCAATTTTGGCAAAACCTCCTGTATCTGTTTTTTTGAAGATCCCGTGATGGTGCTATAGGATCCCTTGAGTTCTTCCAACAACAACTTCTTGTTTATCTTTGCACCATATTTGAGGTCCACACTGGTCAGTAGATTATTGAACAGGAAGTCCACTATCTGGCTTTCCTGTAATATGGAAAGTCCCGGGGCAATGTTGAATATGTTCGAGAGCCTATCGACACTGTCCAGTTCGGCAGGCAGTTCATCCATATCCTCGGAAAGGTTGAAACCTATGTCCTTGATAAGATCCTCATAGCCCTTGATCGTTCCCTCTATGTCATCTTCCACTGTGGCAGGGATTTCCGGAACCTGTACCTCAGAAGATGCTCTTTCTTTGAAATCCTCTATCGGGGCCTGTTCGGTATCAATGTTGAAAGTGACCACTGGTTGTATGGAGGTTGCATATATAGGATTCTCCTGTGTACCAACATTGAAGGATTTTATGTTGGTGGTGAGGACCGTCTTCAAATAGTCGGGGTACCCCATCTCCATATCCTCCACAATACCATCCTTTATATTGGCCATGGACATCTTTCTTGAAATGAACCTCAACTGTGTCAGTTGTCTGAAACCTTCCTCATTTGATGTGAACAGGGTCTTTCCATATTGGGTCAGGGTGTTTGAGTTCCCCTGTGGTACACCATAGGCATTCATAAGGTCAACGGCATCCCTACCTATCCTAATATCGGTACCGGTGATCTTTTTCACGTCTTCAACTATTTTAGAGGCCTTTTTTTCCTCCATATCATAAGGGGTCCCCGCAACATACTGTTCATACATGGATCTTACCCTTTCATTGTCAAGGTTCAACCTTGCCTGTGCGGCCCATATCCACCTAAGGGTCTCAAGGGCCTCTGTATGTATACCATTATTACCAAGGTTGTTCCTTCTGGTCACAGGAAATGCCCTCCATGTCTCTTTCCCCGTTTCCGGGTCCGTACCTATTCTCCTGATGTCCCAAGTATGTCCATCGGTCCTATATCTACTTTTTTCGTTTATCTGTTTGAAATCCTTTGCCCTATCGTTGACCAACATCCTGTTCTCGTTCTCAAATGGGACATTATAATCAAGTTCAAGTGAGGACCCTCTTTGTACGGCAATGATGGACTGTGGATTTGCTTCCGAGATGGATATCTCGGGCCTGTCCATGGGTATCCTATAAAAGGCCCCCTCCCTTTTGGAGGTCACCTTCAATGTGGAGGTACTGCCGTCAATAATGCTGTTCCTCAATGTCGATACATTGTCCTTGCCCTTCTGTATCAATTCGGCATGTGATGGGGAAATGTTCGAAAGGTCCACAGTATCCATGTCACTGGTAGGGTCGGACACATTGAAAGGGTTGTACCAGTCCACATCATGTATGTATGCCATGGGCACACCTTTTTCATTAAGGGCAAAGATCGGCACCCTGTCCCTGAACTCCTGTGTATCCCTGAAATTTCTGTCGGACAGTTCCCTCTCAGAGACCCAGTCCGAAAAGGGTTTTACGATTGCTGAACCATCCGGGTTCCTGCCAACTGTGAGCTTTATCTTTTGCCACATGTCCTCCGGGGCCACCATTACCTGTATGCTGCTGCCCTCATTGAACTTATCAGGGTGTAAAAGATCGGAGAAGTCCACTATGCTGTCGGCATCTATGTTGAGCCTTCCATCATCTGCCTGTACCCTTTTCCAGTTTCCTTCCTCGTCCACAACTTCATTGTAGGCAATGGCATTGAACCCCAGTTTGGTGTCCGCAATGGCCACCCTTTTTCCACTTACTTTCTTGATAGGGACATTCTGATCTGTGAACCCGACTATGGGAGCAGCTTTCTCCCCTATCCTCTCCTCCTGTGAGTCGAGATGCTGTGAGACTTCCTGTTGTCTTTCGGGAAGGGTCTGTGAGAATATGTTGTTTATGGCATCCAATGCCTGCTGTGTCACTCTTTTCAATGGGTCGAACAGCTCATCATATATGGCCTCGAAGTCAGGCTCCTGATAAGAGTTGCCCTCCCATCCCAATCTATAGGCATTGAAGTTCTCCTCTATCATTTCCTGTGGGGCATAGGCCAATAGATGGTGCATGAACTCCTTGAAGTCCGGTTTTCTGTTGTTCTTCTTTTCAAGTGCCCCATAGATGTTGGCCACACTGTCAACAATGGTCTGTCTCTGCTCGGGGGTCAGGCCCTCCGTACTGTTGGGAAGTTCATCAAAATTGTCCAGAACATCATCCCTGACAACGAATGCGGAATTTATTTCGGATACATTGTCATTGATTTCTTTCCCGATATCCGGATCCAAGGGTTCCTCAACGACCTCTGCCGGAGTTTCCTCTATAGGTGTCCCGGATACGTTCCTGTCTATGGTGTCCTCCTGTTTCTGTTGATCGGCATCTGCTTTGAGCTTTACCTGTTGTTTGAAAAAGTCGGATATCTGTTTCCTTTCGTTCTTTGTAAGCCCCTGTCCAAAATTCTTTGATGCCGTGGACATTACTGTGTCCACTGTGGCCTCGTCCACTTCTTCCATCAGGTTCAACTGTTTGGCAACCTCTGATGAAAGTTCTTTTTTCTGTCTCTCGCTCTCTTGGAATTTTGGTGATACCTGTCTGTTGAACTCGACAAGGGAATCGTCCACTGTCCTCTGCACCTCTTCTTCCACTGTATTCAAGAGGTCATAGGTCTGTACAGAGGCAATGTCCTCTTTTTCCAGTACATCCAAGAACTTTTTATAGTTTGCTTTCTCTGTCCCGTCCACAAACTCGTTCTTTGTATAGAGATCATCAAGGGTATAGGATACATTGAGGTTCTTCCGTTTGATAAGTGCATCAAGGTCCTCCCTCACATCATCGGAGATCTCCACCTTTCTCTGGGAAAGGTCGTTTAATGTCCTTCTTCCAATAATCTTGTTTGACTGTAACTGTACTATGTCCCCGATATTTGGAAGGTGCCTGTACCTGTCATATACTGTTTTCAGTTTATCCACATCCTGCTTTGCAAGTTGTGCATTCATCCTTGTGCTTTCCGATACATCTGTATTGGTTGACAATCTGTCAAGGGAACTTATGAACTCATCCGCAGTGTTTGTCTTAAAGGATTTGACGGCAAGATTGTAGAACATCTTTTGTTCCACCTTATCTGCCTGATCGTTTTTACCCTCATTTCTCAGTTGCTGTACCTTCAATCTCTGGTCAGCTATGGTAAATCCCGATTGGGCAGTGGAGAAGTCAATGATCGAGGATACCTCTTCATCTGATACGGCATTCCTCAATTGTGACATTCTTTTTCTAATCTCTTCCCTGTTTCTGTAGAATTCTGGATTGTTGATCCTACTGGGCAGTGTCAATCCGGCCCCAAATGCCCTGAACCCCACTCCCATAAGGGCAGTCTGCCCAAGTATGTCTATATGGGTATCAGCGGAACCAAGGGCCTTTATCTCGTCAAGGTTCCCACTGTTCAGGGAGTTCAAGGGAGCGACAAAGAGTTCCTCAAAATATTCCCCGGGGATACTGTTCAGACCTATGGCATCGGAGAACTTCGATGTCCCCTCCTTTATGTTCTTATAGACTTTTCCCAACCTTGTGTTGACAAAGTTCCCACTTGCCCTTTTCAATACGGGGAGCTTTGCCAGTCCCGAATCAAAAAGTTTTCCACCAAACTTTTCGGATACCAGTTCATTTGCGGTATCAAAGAATCCCTGTCTTATGGCCTTGCCCACACTTACGGGTACCATTCTGTCCAACATCTCGTCGTATGAGATAGTCCCCGGAACATCCTTTGTGCCCAATCTCCCATCTATCTCATCAAGCTCTATTGAAAGTTCTTCGGAAAGGTCCCCGGAAATAGACAATATTTCCTGTCTCCTCTTTTCATCGGCCTTCCTCAATATGGCCACTTCATCTTTTGTCCTGTTATAGAGGTCATCCCTGAAATACACCTTTGACACACTTCCATTGTCATCAAAATCGACCTCCATTGCACCTTTGTACCTATCAACCATATTGCTATAGGTCAAGGGCATGGCAAGGGCCTGTGTGCCCACTGCAAGTGTGTTTGCGGCAGTTCCCGATATTCCAGTGGCAACGGATCTCCTTACCCCCTGTTTGATAAGCTGCTTGGCACCCCCCTGTACACCTGTCCTGACACTGTTCGACACTCCACTTGTAGCTGCCATCTGTGCAAGAAAGGGCAGGGATTTCATGGTCCCATCGACTATCCTATAGCCACGGGAGTGTTGCATGTCACTTGAGGACTGTATCTGTTCCGTTAGGGCAGTGGCCTTGAACAGGGCATCTTCGGAGGGTTCCAGTTGTGACCCCTTTTCAGCCTTTAACAATACTGGCAAGGTGAACATCACATCCTGTACGAACCCGTACATTCCCAGTGTGCCCAGTTCCCTGTCCATTCCATCAAGGGCAGCCTGCCACCCAGAGGATTTGTTTATCACGGCATCCACCGATTCCATGGATTCCTCCAACTTGTTCATGGCCATCTTGAACTCCCCTCTTTTATGTGAAAGGAGCTTGTCCTCCCCCTCCCCATACTCAAATTCAAGGAATGCCATACGGGCATCACTCAGGTTCCTGTTCAATCTTTCTTTTATTTCATTGAGGACCGGAAGGGATTTTGCATGGATGCTCTCATTTATTTCGTTGACCCTTTTTGCATTCTCACCCGACATACCAGAGGTCTCTGAAAGGAAGAACCTTCCTGCACCCAACAACATGTTCTCAAGGAACTTTGGTTGTCCCGACAATGTAGGCTCGTACCATTTCTTTGCGATCAGGTCATTTGTTTCCTGTCTTTCCTTTAAGACCTGTGAGTGGGAGGGGTCCTCTCTGAGAATCTCATCCTTTCTCTTTTTCAGGTCCTTCAAATTATTGTAGTCCTCCTTGGCAAGGATCTCCTGTGCCACTGTCTCCACATAATCATTTGGTCTATAGGACACCTGTTTCTCGATGGCCTGTGCAGCTTCCCTCTCTATCCGGAGGTCCTCTTCGGACTTTTTGACAAGGTTCTTCAACAGTTCGTCATTGGAATAGTTTCCGGATGTTGCACGTTGGGCATTCTCCAATGTACTTTCACTGGAAGTCGTGCCACCTGTCTCCACTTCTGTCAGAGTGGATGGCCTGCTCAAGGGATTTTCCTTGGCATCACGGTACATTTTCAGGATTTCGTCCTGAGTCAAAGGAGCTGAAATTTCGTTCTTCTTGCCCATATTATTTATTGATTATGGTGTTCAACAACCCTTTCATCCTTGGGTCGTCGAGACTTTCGGTGATATATCCCCCCTGTCCATTCGGGATAAGGAGTTCCTGTCTTTTGAGGCTTCCATCGGAGTTCCTCACGTTCTTGACCTTTACCCCCTGTCCTCCGGGAATGGTGACCTCGGAGGCATTGCTTATCTTGGTAAGGTAATAGTTTGTCCTGAGCATGTCACTGTTGACGTTCTCAAAACCTTTTAATTTTGTACTGGTGATGTCATCTATCTTGGCAATCCTTTTCTCCCCCCTGAAATCGACTATCATCCCAAGTTCAAGCTTTCTGTCATCATCATAGGAAGTGGCAGGTGCAATGGATTCAGGGGATACCGAGAAACCTATATACCCAGAACCATCCACCATTTTGTACCTTACCTCATATTCATCCGGGGTGATCTGTAGGCCTTCCTTGTTCTTGAGTCCGGGAGTGACATGTTCATAAGGGATCTTTACAGGTTCCCTCTCCACTATCCCCTTTCTCAACATCTGGTCAAGGCTCATATTGGAGATGTCCACTTCCCTTCCATTCTTGTCAGTTGCAGTGGCCCCTTGTGGAAAATCTATGTTGTACAACCTGTACATACCACTTTCCACTATCCTTTTTGAAAAAGAGGCTGCCTCTTTCGGAGTAACACCCGTGCCCTCCCAAGTAAATTTCTGTGGTACTGAGATCTTTTCGGTCTCGTTAAGGTATCTATTGAAATCCGGTTCCTGTTGTTGTACATATTCTTCCAATGTGAGGCCCTGTGGGGACCTGTTGTTGTATTCTTTTTCCTTTTCCCTTTCCCAATCCGATCTTATTGCCTGTATTGCCGACATGTTCAACCTCTCCTCTTTGTAACCATCCTCAAGCTTTGCTATTGTGCCGGACTCGAACATAGGGGTACCATCGGGATTTTTCAAGCTGTACAGATATGAGAAGTTTCCCTTCTCTATGGCCACTTCGGCCTCCAATGGAAGATTGGTGTCCATACCAAGGCCAAGTTCCCTCTTGACAATCTCACGGGCATCGTCCTTGATGTTCTGCATCTTCTTCTGGGTGAACAGGATGTTCTGGTTATACTCCTCTATATTGCCCCCTGCAACACTGTTGAGGGTACTGTTGGAGACATACTGTACGAAATCATCTTGTTTATTGTCCTCCCATTCCTTATATTTTTTCTTGTTCTCAAGCTCTTGGTTCTTGAGGGCAAATGGGCTGGCCTTTATTCTTTCGGAACTCTCAGTGCTCTCAAATCCGAATTTTTCCACTCCTGCCCTAAATGCACTTCCAAGAATATTGTCACTGAACCCCAGTGTGGGCACCTTTACCACATTCCCTTTGTCATCCACCATTTCCACATCCCTGATGGATGAGATGGGGTTTATGTTCCCGTCAGTGGAAATTCCATTGAACCCGTCCATTCCCAGTTCCTCCCTTTGTAGGATGGCCCTTTGCAGTTCGGTATCGGCATTGAAGGAGTTGGTAAGGATATCATTGAGTTCCCCTGCCGTCATAGTCTTTGTCCCCTCTTTCGTGGTCACTATCCATCCTCCTGAATTGACATCCCTTTCAACTGATTGTGCATCCGGGATGGCATCCTTCAACCTTTCGTCCACCCATTCATTGAGATTGCCAAGACCATGTACACTGTTTGCGGAGTAGGGGGTGTAGTCGTTGTTGCCCTTGTATGATACCGTTCCAGATTCCTCAAGGTTCCTTCTTCTCAACCTTCTCAGATAGTCATCCGTATAGAGCTGTGGATCTTTTTTCTGTAGTTCCTTTGCATCCTTCCACCACTGGGCATCCTCATTGAAACGTTTTTCTATTGCGGCCACCTCACCTGTACCGAAATCGGATCTTATCTGTCTTCCAAGGTTTCTGATGTCCCCAAGCTTTCTTGAGTATTCCAAGGGGTTTTTCTGTATCTCCGATACAAGGTCGTCCACCTGTCCCTCATAGCCTTGTACTATCTCCCGTAATCTTGGAGTATCGGCAACCAAGGAATTGGCATCTAATTTATCATATAGGGAGACTGCCGTATCTATGGTATCATCCACATTTTTATCTGCGTTCAGGACCACCTTTGACATAAGGTCATAGGGGAGTTCCAACATTTTGTCGGCCACGAAGTTTGATTGGGCCGTTTGATAGAATCTAGCCATTTTTCTCTTCCTTGACACTAAGTTGATAATCCTTGTCCAGAGTGATCCCGTATTTGGAAAGTTGGTCTATGAGTGCCTTTACGATCTTTCTCTGTTCCACTGCATTGAGATCCTTTCCAATTTGCTGTATCCCCGTACCCATAGTGGAAATGTCCCTTCCCCTTTGGGTATAGAAATTGTCCTTGTCCTGTCTGTCGGCAAGGTCCCTCTGCTGTTCACCTGCCATGACGACCCTGTCCTGTTGGTTCTCAAGGCCTGCCCTTTCGGAGAGAAGTCCCAACATTGTCCTTGCAAAGGCATCCTGTGCATCCAATCTTGCCCTGTTTGCCTGCATCTCGGCACCAAGGTCAAGTGCCCTTGCGGCATTCACGCCCCTTACGGAATTTCTCCCCCTTTTGATGAGGGCATCCCTTGAAAGGTCTATTTTTCTTTCGGTGTTCGTCTTCAATGAGGCTGCCTGCTCCTGTGCCTGTTCATTGGTGTCCAGTGCATCTTTTCCAAAGTCCTTGAAGGCATTTATGTTCGGAGTATCCGTTGCACGGTTCTTCAAAGTGTTCCTCAAAGGTCCAAAAGCACTGACCAGATCCCCCAAGATACCAACGGCATCCCCTGCCGTGACCTCACTGTTTCCGAACAGATTGTCCAAGAAGGTGCTTGCTGCACCACTGTTGGAGGTTTCAATGGAGTCCCCACCTGAAAAGTCGGTGATTCCGGGGATGGAGACATCGGACATTCCAAGATCGTTACTTGCATTATCCGATTCCATGATATCGAAGTCCTTGAACTTTGGGTCCCTTTTCTTAAAGAGATTGGAGAATATCCCGTCACCAAAAGCTGACTCCCCCTCTTTTCCAAAGAACATGTCCACCATCTGTTG